TTCAAAATAGATTTCATTTCCATTGGAATCATATTCACTCTTCCACCAATAACCATTGGAATTTTCAAAATAGATTTCATTTCCATTGGAATCGAATTTTTTCTTTTTCCAGTAACCATTGGAATCTTCACGATAAATTTGATTTCCATTGGAATCGTATTCCCACTTTCCCCAATAACCATTGGAATTTTCAAAATAGATTTTATTTCCATTCTTATCTTTGATTTCAAACGGAAAGTCTTTGATTTTAAGTTGCTGTGCGATTGTCATATTATCCTAATATACGTTTTGCAATAGTGAATGAATACTCAAGATCGATCGGTTTCAAACCGCGGCCTTTTGAATAATGCTGGGTGGATTGGTGGTACACTTCACCATTATGGACCATGAACACGAAGCTACCGGTTACATGCCTCCCGGCTTTTACATCGATCATTACTAATGAATCTGAGACGATCTCTGCCTTATAGGACACGGTCTCTGACATCTGGTTGGCTCCGGTTAATTTCCTCATCTTTTATCTTTTTATTATACTTAAATCTAGTAAATAAGATTGATACTTACAAGGAAATCGGTAACTTTTTTTCAGGAGATTTGTAAGGTATTGATTCTCAATAAGTTATAACTTATTAAGTTTCAAGCCGTTATATAACGTATTCCTTGAGTCCTAGGGCTTAAAGGAGTAAAGGGTGATACACTATTGTACCACCCTATATATAGGGGTCCGACCCTATTAGGCTTCAACCAGCTCAGGCGCTTCGGCCACGACTGCTGGGGCAGCTTTGCTCAACTGAGCATCGATCTTATCCATCGCAAAACGACGCTGCTTGCCTGTACTTACAGTATAACGTACATACTGTTTGGATTGGAGTGCGAGACGCAATTGTACCGGGCGAATCTTATCGGTCATCTCGGTGCCGGTTTCTACATCAAAACCACGGAGTTCACCATTGGTAAATTCGGGACGTACAAAGATTTCATTCTTACTCATAACTGTTAATTGTTTAATTGTTTAATTAATATAATACTTAAAGCTAAGGAATAGATTTGAAACTACCAAATCGATCTGTAACTTTTTTTTGTAGTCAGGACAGGATTCGAACCTGTATTAGTATTATAGAGACTCTTCACTAACCTGGCTTAACTAAGGGTAGAATAACGAAACATGCGGTTTACATTCTTTGCCTTGCTATCTCTGCGCCCAGTGCGTCTACCAATTCCGCCACCTGACTAAGTAGTGGAGCGTCACTTATTACTAAGTTATCCACTTCGGTTACATTATCTTATGATAAGAGGTTTTACCGAGCCCAAGGTAGTCAAGACAGGATTCGAACCTGTAATGCATATTATCTAACTCCCAAGGACTACTCGCCCATGGTAAGTAATGCACTTATAGTCTCAGCGTCTACCAATTCCGCCACCTGACTATATTTTATTTTTAAAATATTTTATTAAGCCTAAACATTTAATAACATAATATTCTACAATAATCCATCTTTTAAGTTTAACCCACCAAGGGTCTTTCTTCATATCATCTAATATTCTTTGAAAAACTTTACTTCTCATAACTTTTATTTTTAGTAGTCAGGACAGGATTCGAACCTGTATGGTGGACATTTTTCTTTATTACAGAAGGTCTCATGTTAACTAAACCCCATTGCGTGGAACTGTCCCATCTCGGCCATCGATGTTTTAACCTTAAAACCAACAAGTATGCGTCTAACCAATTCCGCCACCTGACTATTTGTTTGTTTAACTATGAAAAGCTTGCTCAGATATGTACATGTAAATGTAGTCTTCTTCCTCATTTTCATCTAAAGAAGACTCATACTCGTTCTCTAGACATTCTGCCATTGCACTTAGAGCAGATTCTTCAGTTGCGTAGATTCCATAAATTTCTCCAGATTCTGGCGTCCCTTGATTCGTGTGGTGTACCACGTATACTTTTGCTTCCATATTATTTTGTTTATTGTTTAGTACTATTACGTTAACGTACGTACATCGTTAAATACTGAGAGCCGTACGGGCAAGTTACATACATTGATAAGATTCACTCTGACGCCAATTATTATAATACTCATCGCTCGCTTCAACGACCTCATCGATATGAACACTCTTATGATACACAGTACCACTATTAACACCCTTAAGATTCACACGCATTCCGTGCTTTTTACTGTTACGTACTGCAGATACACGATAATACCCGCTTGCATACTTAACGATACTTCCGATCTCAATATCCATATCTTTTATCTTTTTATTATACTTAAATCTAGTAAACATATTCCATACTACCAAGGAATTTGGAAGATTTTTTTCAAATTAGCATTTTTTTAATCAACCCTCAGTGTACGTTATAAGATTAATAATCAAACATATGTTTCATTAAAAACTTTTTAATCAACCCTCAGTGTGCGTTATAAATTTTATAATCGGGCTTGACTCTCAATCGTTTACAACGTGTTCCTTGAGTCCTAGAGCATACATGCCCTAGAACCTAAGTATACGCAATGGTTTCTGGCAAACACAAGTATAGTGCCACCCCTAGGGCTTAAAACCCTAGAGCAAGTGCAATCCTTGAGTCCTAGAGCATGCCCCTGAAGCCGGCACTCCATTGTTTCATTACTACTGGTTACGTTTACGTACGTACACCGTTAAATACTATGAACCTATATACGCGTTTCCAAGACTTGGCTATTACCGTTATCCACCAACCGATTCGCTAAACTTATCCCGTACACTGCCCCATAACCGAATTCGGATCCGATCCCGCGGGGGCTTTAGAAGTCCGATACGGGGTGCGAGTGGTAGGGTGATATCTTATCCCATGGAATTAGAGTGGAGTACATAGCAGCGTCCTATAGGCGTTTTAGGTATATAGAAAGGGAGGGTGGACTCGGTAGACTTGTTTTCCAATCCACCCAATCCTCCCTAAGCACGTACCTACCTATAACATTAGCCTAATCTGTTCCTTCCAAATATCTCTCCCTCAAGTTTGGGGCTGTACCATTGGTGTATGGGATTAGTATTTCGATTTATTTCCTAATATCTGCTTCGGTCTTAATGACAACTCTTGAGTATTGCCTTTAAGCCAGGACCGCTATCGACTAATGGACCTAATATCTCTACCTCATAGGATTTGCCCTGCTTTATTGTGAGTAATTCAGTTCCTTTCGTCCGATTGGATCGTATATTATGCTGATTGACGTGAAGTCTTCATTACTCGATTACTGTTATGCTGAACTTGTTGCTTGAGGTCTTAGTGGCCGGGTTGAATTCTAACCATGTAGTCGTTGTGACCGTTGTGTCTGCTTTAAAGCGTGCTACGTATACGTATTCGCCATCTGCATAGAAGTATTTATATACTTCGATTGGGGCGTCTTCATCTGTACTTATACGTACTAACGTTCCGGCCGAATCGGTACAAGAGTATAATAGTAGTAGTGTTAGGATAGATATTATCGTTTTCATTGCCGTTGTAGTTTTCATAACCATTTCTTTTCCTTTAGTGCTTTTAGGAATGCTTTAAGTTCGGATATTCCTATAGGGGACATTCGGATTTCTTCCCGGAGATGGTGTAATACGTCGGTATCGTCTTCTAATACCCCGTTTAGCCATATATCATTATCCCAATATTCTGTTCTCCAAGGTTGTACTCTCTTATCGGTAAATTCGATATCAACACCTTCATAGTATTCGCCCGTGTCATCTCTTTCAGTCCTGGTAGCTTCAAAGCAATACTCATCACTTTCAGTGAGCATTCCCTGGAATTGAATGATGTCAATCTCTATTGGTTGTTCTTCTCGAACATACCATACTCCGTTTATTTGTATTCTATCTTTTTTTACTAGTGTGTTCATATATTAAGTTTTAAGTTTGTGTTCTTTTTTACAGTTCTCGCAGTACCATCCCCAAGTTCTTGCATCTGTAATACATCCACAAAACTCACAAGTAAACCATATCTCATGGTTATAGATAATCTCAAACTTTCTCATAACTATTGCTTTGCTTTTACAAGTTCAATTAATTTACGAAGACAGGCTAATTCTGCTTCTTCAGGCGTACTATAATCATAAGCATCAACATGTTTATAAGGAGGAACTTCTACAATACCTTCTATGACAGTCATAGTTTTGAAAGTCCAATCCATTGTAATAGTTGGTATAACAATACCATAAAGCTGATGATTTTTTAGTAACCATCTAAATGCTTGTTGGTAGAGTGGTGCTAATATGTATCCCGATACTACATTTGCCAACTCACTGCGGTTCATTGGCCAAAAAGGAGAATTTTTCCTTTTATGTATTACATCATACCACGAGTCGTTAAAAATTAATTCTTTTGTTGTTGAATCGTATACCTTGAAGGTATATATTCCATCAAACCCAAGTTGTTTGAGTTCTAATGATTCATTATACGGTACAAATTCTTTATTCATCACTGTTTTAATTTAAGTTTACCGTCTACAAAATCTACTATCCATTGTGTTTTGAGTGGTGTGGTGTCATACCTCATTAATATCCAAGCACATTCTACATCAGTGTCTAATCCTTCTAATCCAGCTTCAACCACATCATATTTTTTCCAACCTTGTATAAATGCTTTACACATTAATCCATGTACTTCTTCTCTTGTATACTTCCTATCCTTGTTATCTTCAAGACATTGGGTATACCCTCTTATAAAAGAATCATAACCAACCTGATCTATGTTATCTTCAATATCAGCATACTCACACCCGATAAATTTCTCTGCCTTCTTCTCCACATCCACCTCACCAATTAGTTCTTTTACTTCTTGGAGAGATAAGGGCTGTATTCTGTAATAGATGTACCTACCATCGATGGGTTCAAGTGCTCGTGTTGAGTGGGTGATTTTTTTATACTCTTTTCTTGACTTCCAATAATCTGTATCTAATACCACACACATTCTTACTTGGTTGGTATCATCTAAATACCAATCTTTATACTTAATCTCTGAATCATCCACTACCACATAGTGGTCTGTATTAATCTTTATTAGATTCATACCTTAGTTAATTTATACCGTACGCCATCAATTTCTACTATCTTATTTTCACAATACTTTGGTCGGTTGTCTGTAATGATACCATTGCAATTTTCAAAATAGATTTGCTTACCATTGGAATCATATTCCATCTTCCGCCAATAACCATTGGAATTTTCATAATAGATTTCCTTTCCATTGGAATCATATTCCCTCTTACACCAATAACCATTGGAATGTTCATAACAGATTTCATTTCCATTGGAATCATATTCCATCTTCCGCCAATAACCATTGGAATTTTCATAATAAATTAGATTTCCATTGGAATCGTATTCACTCTTCTCCCAATAACCATTGGAAGATTCATAATAGATTTCCTTCCCATTCTTATCGTTGATTACAAACGGAAAGTCTTTGATTTTAAGTTGTTTTGCAATTGTCATATCTTCTTCTTTTATTTAAAGGTAGTAAATAATCTTGATACTTACAAATCAATATCCATTTAATTTACAAACTTTCGTACTGATGCTAATACAAATACGAATAGTGTTACTGACCAAAATATTCCATATGGGAATACAGACAACCCCGTTTCTATACAATAGATTGGAAATAGTATTAGTGCGATACTGACCGGCAAGTATATTGACTTTAGCATTGAGTTATTTGTTTTGTATGTTTACAACTGCGATCGCGTGAACGTTTCCAACCCCAGCAGTCGCATTCTGCTTTGCCAGTATCATATACACGTACTCTGTATTGGTCTCCCTTACTTCCTGTCACGGAATAGTCTTTGTATGCAGGTGTAGAGCCATTTATCGGTTTCCATTCTATATCCTCTAACTGGAAATCTAACGGTACTGGTATCCATTGTGGTACGATGTACTGTTTACCGTTCAGAACGACTAGGGCCGGATGAAAATGTGATTCAATTAGCATGCAACTTACGTTCAGTTACTTTGTATATGGAATTCAATTGTTGTATACGGGCAATATACCGTTTACGTTCTTTGGGACTTAGGTAGAGATACCGGTCAATGATTTCCTGTATGAACTCTTTACGTTCATTCTCGATATCAATAGTGCTTTTCGGTAATGTTATAGGCATAACTTGTTTTTTAAAGTGGGAGAGTGGCTTGTGGCCACCCTCCCTATACAACCAAAATCAAGCAATATATTTCTGAACAATTTGTTTGATGTATGTGCGCTCGCTATCAGCACCACCCTCATCATCGAAGAAGGGATAGATACAAACCTCAGCCGCTTCTGCCAATGAGAATCCATCCTCAATGAGACCTGCCATCTCCAACACCAGACGAGTACTGATCGAACTAGAAATCTTTCCTGAATCCGACTTACTCTCCAAACGAGTTAGATTTGAAATCTCTGCCAATGTCATAGCCATCGTAGGATTGATATTGAACCTACTAGTGATTAGGCTCGATTCATCCGCAGTATTCAATTGGTCCATTTCCATGATAATGAATCGGTCAATAAGGGCACGGTCCATTACTCGAGTCGCGGTATATTTGGCACCAATATTAGCAGTCGCAACAAAGCATACACCATCTGCTACCTTTACCGTAGGACTGTCGATTGCTTCATCCAGACGCAAATAGCGTTGACCCGGATCGAGTACAGTCATTAGGATATTCCATGCTTCAGGGTGGGCTCGGGATATTTCATCCAACAGGATAACACTATCCGGAATTTGAATTGCCCTTACAAAGGCAGATTCGGCGAAGAATGTTCCGGAATCTTTTGAGAACTGCGTGTTACCAATCAATGCGCCACGCGGGTCCTGAGTAGCACCCAGGTTAAAGATAAAGCATTGACGGTCCAATACCTCAGCAGCCATCTTTGCAGCAGTCGTCTTACCCGAACCAGCTTCACCCGTTACCAGGATATTTTTACCCCTCAGGATAGAACGCACCATGTATTTCCATTTAGGTTGCGTTATCTTAAGGTCTCCGGGAGTAGTGAGACGATCGGAATGGATGAATGCCATTACTTCATTCGATTCAACGGGAATTGCAATTGGCTCAATCTCCTGGATTTCTGCCACCTTTGCGGTTTGTGATGATTTACTCTTCATAGTGCCTGTTCGGTCAACATCACCTGCTTTGCTCGGATGAATACGGCGCTGACGACCTGTACTCGTATCCAATTGCAGGTATTGGTTGTTTTCGATTGCTAATTGTAATTGAACTTTCCGGCAAAGGTGAGTCCAGTCAGACCCATCATTGATATCGATACCGGCATAATTGTTTGCTCCTAAGAGCTTTGGCTGTAAGATTACGATTGACATTTGATTTTGGTTTTTTATAATAACTTAATACTTAAATCTAGGAAATAATCTTCATACTGACAAGAAAACCTGAAACTTTTTTTCAAACTTCTATAACTCATTGAAACTCATACCATAACACTTCAACCAGGTCATCGTCTATATCAACTGAGGTGTCGGGGTATGAATCTATGAGGAATTTCACGAATTTCATACGACGAACAGACATCCATGGCATAGAATCCATCTCTACCATAGCATCGTTCAGGTGGTTCTTAATTATAAGGCTAATCTTTGTCATATCCCTTATCTTTTAATTATACTTAAATCTAGGTAATTAGATTCAAATAAACAAGGAACTATGAAACTTTTTTTCAAATTTCTATAACTTATTGAGAATCAATAGGTTACAACGTACTCCTTGAGTCCTAGGGCATGCAGTCATTTTTTTAGGTTATGCTTCCTTAAATTCATCTACAATAATTGCAATGCTTATAGAACTGCTACCCTTCGCTTCTCGTATATCTAGTTTTGTTTTGTATTTTTTGCGACCCATTTTAGTGATGAATTCTAAGTATATGCCCGCTTTGGTTACAGTGTCGACCGTTAATATCGATTCTGATTCCAGTTTCAGACTATCTCTACCCTTAAATTCTGTAATGTGACCGACAGTTCCTTTCGATGATGCTACTACTTTATAAAATGTAGGATTAAATCCACTCAACGAAACTCCGAAGGCAGTAAGAGCCAAAAACGGATCTTTGTATTTTGACATTATGGGATTGATACTTTTCAATACATTGAAATCTTCAAAATATGTAGTCAGTAGTCTATAAGCTGCAGATTTCACAAGTTTCTTTCTAACTATAGCCATTGGATCCGGTTCTTTAGATACTTTACTAGAACCGAATGTATTTTTATAACCAAATTTTCGTACAGCAATGCCATAACGTTTTTTCTCAGTGTCATACGATGTTTCGATGGTACCTGCTATTTTTTTAGTTATTTTAGTTTCGCCCTTTAAAACTAGTAATTCAGGACGCGTGAAATCAGATCGTTGAGACCCTAACTGTTCTCCTGATATATTTTTCACCACTAAAAATTCTTTTGCTCGCCCACTGACAGCCTCTTCTTCTTTCAATGAAATCGCAAATACTAAAGGATCGGTAGATTCGAATAATGAATTTAATCCTACTTGAAGTACGTTTCCACTTTTATCTTCAATGTTAATTATAGAATTATTTTTCTTCGATTCCGCTACAATTCTATTAATTTCACTAACCGAAGATTTCTTATATAAATACACATCACCCGGACACCATTTATCTTTTGGTATTTTTGTTATATCAGCTGCTACTTTTTTAATTTTTTCGTACAAGTCACCCCTGTCTATAATTAAACCGGGGCCTATGTTGCTCTGTATTGTTCTTGCTGCTGATATTGCATTTAAATATAATTTTTTAGTTTTTGGATCCAACTCAACGTCGGAAAGAAGTAATTCTATCCCAGAAGTAACATAATTTGAAGCTTTCTGTCCATAGTACGCGGCGCTGATTGAATTGATATTAGATTCTATATTAGATCGTATCGATGCGTTGTTAGTAACACGATTTTCAAATTCACCCAATAACTTATCATTACATTTATAAAAAAATACTACTAAACCTTCCTTAAAGTCTGCAGTCTCCGTTCCCTGTAATCCGGCTTCTGTTTCCGTCGTCGTGAATGTTCCTTTACTAATATCAGAAAGTCGTATGAACTCACCGTCATTATCACCGGTTAGTGGTATAACTGCATTCCTACCAAACATAGAACGCATTTTATCTTGCCGGGCGCTGAGATTTTTTATACCGTCTAACATTTCAAGCGTTTCAAGAAATGATTTATCTATTATAACTTTTGATTTATCCTTTTCAAGAACAAACGGTTCACCACTAGATATCTTTTCAATAAAGCCCCTAAAATATTTTTCTTTATTTAAGTTCGCGGGATCGAATTTGGCCTCCGAAATAATATTCCTAGATGCTAGATTAGGTGAATCAATTCCCATCTCAACCAACACATTTTCTAACACCAACCAGTCAGCCGGATTATTTACGTCCGGATATCCTTTATCGCATCGATAGGACCATTCTAATAAAATTTTATCTAATAATTCAGGAGTAATCATATACTATAAATATCGATTGCTAAGATTTAAATGTAAGATTGTATTAAGACGAAAATAGGCACTTGACGGTGTGCCTATTCGTATGGTTTATTTAAAATTTAATTTTATGCAACTTTCCACTGAATTTCACCTTCCCAATTTTGTGAAAGTGCTGTGGATACTCTCCATGTATATCCATTTTCTTGAAGCCAATCATTGGCCATTCTTGTGAATTTTTTAACTGATGTAGGCGATTTAAAATTTATATCACCTTCGTCAGTAAATAAATTTAACCACTCATCTGCATGTTCTGGCTTAATTATATTTTTTTCTACTAGGTTCCAATCATCGATAACTGCACCGGATTTTAATGTTCTCGCTTCCGCTACTGCTTTTCGAACCTCTTCGCGGATTAGTTTACGGAATTCTGTTGCTTTCATTTTATTTCTTTTTTTGGTTTATAAAAAATCAATTTATAATAAATATCTACTCAGTAAAAAAACATACTAAAATATCTAAATCTTTACCCATTTACCAGATGAATCCAATTGAAACGATCCTACCCATCGCATTTGCCAGGCAGTAGGTTCAATTATTGAAAGAAACATTTGACCGTTATCCCTCTCATACAAATGATAGGTGTGTCCGACAGTGGGTATAAAACTATATTCAGCGTGTCTATATATGAGGTCATTCCAACCGAATTCCTGGACATACTTATGATATAACTCTTTTAACTCCTGGAATTTAGTTTGAAAGTAATGGTTTACATTTGAAACTCCCGTCTGTTTCCAACTATCAGCATTAGCCAATTCTATCTTAGGTGCACCGATATTAGAACCATATGTTAATTCTTTGGCATAATATCCACGTTCCTCACTCCATACAACTAGATCCGGTTTGTCAGTATTCATTATTCTTCTATAATTATTAACTCAATTAACGTCTCCAATTACGAAAAACCCATTCCACATCATCAGTAACGGCTTCTTTAGAAGAATGCACTGCAGGTGTCGGATTTGATTCATGTATCAATCGCAACATATGTATCAACCGGCTACGTTGTTTGAATGATATCCTATATGATTCATTCTGATTGATTACATACTCAATGGCAGGTTGTAATCCATTCGTTTCATATATATCCATCATTGAAGTACCTACTGTATCGTATGCTTCTTCCGATTCATCCGCATCGACCAATTGGTTAACGGGTTTATCGGAAAGTTTTGTCTTTGACTTTGTTTGTTTGCCAGGTCGTAAACCACGCATAATTCCAAACCCAGTCCTGGATCCTAATTTGTTAATGCGTTCTGCAGTATGTTTGTCTGTAATCTCAATTGTATTGCCTGTCTTATGGTATACAACATCGATCACACCATACGCTTCTGTGTCTGAACATTGAATGCACTTATTGTAACCTAAAGCAATGCGTTTAGGGTGCATCTCTTCCCTACATTTTATACAATTCATGACATTAAGTTAAGAAATCTACCCCTAAAATACAAATGCGAATTGTGCCTTTATAGATATGGACCTGCAGTCGGTCCTGCCTGAGGTTGCTTTGTTTGTTTCTTCGGTTCCTCTTTCGGTTTCTCCGGTTCGGGCATAACAACAGTTTCAATTGTAATTGGTTCCTGCTGTTCTATAACAATTTTTGGCTCTTCAATTATTGGTTTAGGTACAACTGTATTACGGTTCCTACCAAAAGCAAAACTAGCAGCAATAACCAATGATATTGCTAAAGGATCGAACACGAATATGATTAGTACAATGAACCAGTTGATAACCACATTGGTGGGACGCTGTAATAGCTCTGACAAATACTTTAGGGGGCCGATTTCAGCTGCTAACTTGTCGGACGTATTTATATCTAATATTTTTAGATCCAATACAGTTATACTATCGTTTACGCTTGACATCTTTGCTGAGAGTTCATCACGTTGTTTGATAGCAGAGTTTAACTGTTGTTCGAATACCTTACGCGCACCACTTGAACTCGTAGTTATAATCTGCCCGGTTTCTTTATCCTTATATTGGTTTATTGTACCTGTAGAGATACCCGAACGTAAATCAGATATACTCTTATCCAGGGACGCCTTCTCTGATTCATAATCAGTTAGCATTTCACTGAAACGTTCGCGTCTTAATTCTAATGACTGAGTTTGAACCTCAACAGTTTGTAATTCATTTGCCGAAGACTGATAACCCTGACTCAACAAACCATATATACCTGCAGAAGTGATAAGGGACAGTACGACTAAAGCAGTGACCAGGTATATACGCAGTGCCCTGTTTATCTCTGACCAATAGTTATGCAACAGGGTGGCTGATACAATTTTAGATGCTTCCAAGAATCCACCCATAATCATTACTGGAACACGTACACCTGCAAATAGCATTGAGAGTCCTAATATAGAATAGAAGGCCGCCGACGAGGAGAGACCAATGGCACAGACTAATATTATAAATGGTAAAACACGTTTCATATTAATAATTATTACATGCCCCAAGGTATAACGGATTTCGCATATACCGGGAAAGAAGACTTAATTAGTTTCGTTAAGAACAAACCAATTAACATTGTACGTTGTTCACCATTCAATGTAACCTTAACATGTACAGTCCCTTCATCCGTTTTATAGATTTCATCCAAACGATACCGTTCAGTTTCATTCCAATATTCACGGCCTGTGCATAGTATATGGACATCTTTTGTTACTGTGCTGCGGATAGTGACTGCACGGTAATCGTGTTCCGATCGTCCTGGTTTATAGAAATGTATAAAGTTTGACCGCAATACATCATCACCATGTACGAAGTCTGGATGTATATATCTTGGATCGTAACGTCTTACCGGCATTAAATCTTCCTATCGTCATATTCAATTACACCCTTTCCATAGGCATAGTCTTGAATCTCCTGTCCCCTAGCATGGAAGAAGTTCTTACGTTCTTCAGATGTAATACTCTCAAACAAACATTCAGTGTAACAATTCGGAGTCTCGTAAATCAATACTTTATGTATGTGCAATTTAGTATTGGAATTAGCATACAGAGTATCAGTCAATATCTGCATTGCTAAGAATATCTCTTTTGCAATATTTTCTACTGAAGGATTACAGTATTCATTCTCACCGTTTAATGACATCAACCATAACTTAGAGTTTAACTCTTTAGCGGTTTGTATCACCTTTAAATCATGCGGATTTAAAATCATGCCGTGATCTATAATATCATTTATCCATTGGCAGAAGACACGTTTGATTTCTTTGAAATCGATCGCATAACCAATCTCTTCTATATTCTCAAAAGAAAAGGTTAATTCGTAATTGTACGTGTGCCCGTGTAGATTAAAGCATTGGAAGCGTTCCGACATCACCCGATGTCCGCTATCAAAGTTTCCTTTCCTAGTAATATATTGTATTCGTTTCATAAATTAAATATAAGAAATATTATTAAATTTTACAAGTGTGTCTATCTTACATCTCTTCTATCACACCTAATGCTTCTGCTAATATCAAACCGATAGCAGTCACTGTCAGGCTGATTGGTAACGCTACATAGGAAATAATCCTAACTGCTGACTTAATAAAACTAATTGTCTGATGTTTTTTTGGATCTGGATGATTCATACGTTTTCTTTTTTTTGTTAGTAAACCCACGGTTTATTACCGCTGTATTTAAATAGATTTCCGACTTGATTGTGATAACAATTGAAACAGATAAACCGTAAATTTCCTAGTGCATAATTCTTTAGGTCACCATCCATAAATTCCAGCACAATAGGTACATTGTTGTCTGTTATCCTAGATTCATTATATCCGCAGACTTCACACATGTTTTCCTTTATGCCTTCCTTTATCAATCGTTTCTTTAATTTACGTCTGTCGTAGTTAGGGTTCTTATTATCGAATATATTTTGTAATGGCACCGGTGCACCGACGGATCCTGGCGTGGCTGTATTTCGCAGTTTGCTCTTTAGCATTCCGACACCACCCTGGTTCTTTTGCATTTCATATAGGGTAAGTCCGGTAGCGGTGTCTATATACCTTGAACTGTACTTTTTAAATGTAGTTATATCTACTCGTAAGAATTTAGCAGCTGCATAACAGCTTTTAGTATGTGCCATTGCATACCTAATCTCAGCTTCAGATAAATTCTTTGATGGTATCATAATTCTATTTAAACCATACACTCAGCACCATTCTCATTATCTTCAAACACTGAAACGTATACACAGTCAAATGCTGTAAGCAATTCTTCTGCTAACATTTCGCATGATTTGGCTCCGAATAGATGCGTTCTATAATCATCACGATAGTAACGATTTTTCAAATATTGTATTACATCTCGTTTAAAAACAATAAATTCAACATCACGGTCTGAATGTGTGACTTGTTTCTTAAGAGTAATGTGCCACATGTGTCGATGCAAATCTTTGAGGAATCGAACCTCTTCAAGTCCCGGAATACTTTCTACTCCAGGAAAACAATGCAAGCCTTCTACCTGCAGTTGTATAATTACGTTAGTTTTTGTTCCCATATTCTTCACGTCTTACTTTTATATGTAACCCAGCTTTTGATAATACGTATCCGTATTTTATTGCTGTATTTTTATTTCCTGTATATAACTTCGATTGTCCACAGTTGTTTGTTATAATAGCCAACTGCTCACTTCTAATCCTATCATAATGTAATGCCGATTCTAATATGAATATAACATCTTCAAATGAGTGGTGGTTATCGTTAAATAACCAAACACTATATTGATCCTTTACCTTTTCCACCATAACGTTTTAATATATCAGATTTAATAGACTCTAAACGTTGACAACGTTCATACTCTTGTGTCCCTTCAAAATACTCAATCAACTTATCTAACAAATCTAACTTCATTGAATTGGTAAATGTTCTTGGCCAGGGGTTTCTGGATACAACCAATTCATATGCATCACGCAATGTAACATCTAAATAATTGTTATTATCTGCCATGACTTAAGTATAAAAAAACAATTTGAAACTACCAAATTATCTATTTGATACAATATAGAATATTACTGGTAGTTGTACTATCATGTTATAACAACTAATGTACAAATTACATAAATCCATTCTGTTAAATAACTTCATTATTTTTCCTCAGTTTCTTTCTCACCGCCAGTTTCTTCCTCACCACCCTCTTCCTTTTCGGCTCCTTTCTCCGTATCCGCTTCTTTCTCTTCACCATCATCAGATTTTTTAGTGGCAGTATCTAAATCAATTATATTTGTTCCTACTAATAAATGGTCTACCATACGGTAATCGAATGGAACCATCTCACCTGTAGTTCGCATACCATATCCATAATATGGGTCTTCGATATCTTCAAATTCTACAATTCGAAGATATTCATTATCTACATAAACTTTTACTGGAATCCTGGTAACGAAGTATTGACCAATCAATACATTAGAAAAGTATTTTTTCATATTATTCTTTTATCCTTTCATTAACCTTATTCCAACAAACAACATTAAAGAAGTCATCAATATAAGATTTGCGGTCTGATTTATGTTTTACATAGTATGCATGTTCCCACACATCCATTGCTAATAGAATCGTACCACCGAAGTTCGGATCCATTAATGGATTATCCTGGTTCTGTGTGGTAAGTATACGCAATTCACCATTATCTAATACCAACCAAACCCAACCAGAGCCGAATACGTTTAAGCCAGCTTCTTTAAATGTTTCCTTAAACTTCTTATAGTCAACAAACTGTTCAGTGATTAATTCAGCAATACGACCTACTGGTTCTGGATTTTCATTCGGCATCATATTTTCAAAATACAATACGTGATTGTAATATCCACCAGCATTATTTCGTACCTTATCTGGATACCTATTCACTACGGCTAACAATCCAATAATCGGTTCTACTGTCCCGAAATTTAGATTGATATTGTACTCTTTAATAGCTTCGTTTAATGTATCTGTATACTTCTTAAAGTGCTTTTTGTAGTGCTCTTCCATTGTTTCAGTATCGATGAATTTCTTCAAATCATCTAATTTATACTTCAACCTGGGACGTGAGAATGATTCAGGAATAGAGGCTTCCTCTTCCATCAGTAATGACTTAAGAGTAATCTTACCTTCGCTTACCGTATTCATTGGAACCTGCTTGGTTTCCATTCCTGTCTTGATATAGTCATTAGCAGTAACTAAATAATCATTAGCTATACTAATCTTATATTCAATCCATTCAGGTAAATCCACATCATTACTTAATTGGCGGTAGATTTCTGCAGCGTTACGGGCACATGAATAGGCTTGTTGCTTTGCCATTTCACTTTCATGTGTCTTGTAACCGAATTCTTCGTAATTTTCGTATAATCTTTTAGACATATCAATAATAAATATCTAGAATTTTCATTTACATACAATTAAATCTGTTTCATAAGTTTGCAGTTTAGAAATATTGATACTGAATATATCTAATTCGAAACTACCAACCTCTCCAGAAGACTGGATGATTTGTGATAAGTTCTGTACTATATCAAATGACTGCTGATTCATACGACGTGCATCGAATTCTACAATGATATCATTCTTCGTGGGATCGCTATATCCAATACAATGTATCCGTTCGTTTAGATTGAATTTAGTATTTGATTGTTCCTTCTGTATATATGAACCGGTCAATACTTGCATATCGTCTTCTATATAAATGTCATCACACCAAGGTTCTAACAACTCGAGCATTTGGAAGTTGCAATGCCTAACCACAAAACCGACATTGTATTTAGGTGGGACGATCGGTTTCATATATTCATCGTGTTTTACAAAATGCCCCCATTTCCTGATGAAATTACGGGTACTGCGTATATTCTGTGCTTCCCATTCCGGACTATTTTGTCCCGGTGTAGTCAGTGTGGGGTTAAATCTACTTCCTCTACAAGTCATATGATACACACAACCTTTCCAGGTTTGAATGAATCTAACACCGTTTAATTGAAACCTATTAAAAATATCTGAATCCTCTTTTGATTGTGGAGCATACAATGGATCGTGTCCTCCTATCTCTTGAAAATCTGATTTCATAAATGCCCACGGAGCAAATATACCTTCTGTTAAATCATTACCCTTAAGTTTTCCGACTGATGAAAACCATTCAAGGAATTTAGATTCATTAAACTGTTCTGGCTCTGTACCCCAGTCTGCCAGTACCTTTTCAGGACCATCCGGGTGAAGTGGCGGTTCAATCCTAGTTAATGATACTATCTTTTTTGGTCCAATATGTTTTTCAATCTCATCTATTGCGCCGGGACAAAGGTACATGTCTGCGTGGTAAATTATGCAGATGTCATGCGATGCTACTTCATTAACCAACCTATCGTACAATATTGTGTGACCTAATCTGACAGGCCCGTCGTTTCGGATTGCTTTAAAATTGAGATCCGTTGCCATCATTTCCTGACACCATTGCCATGTACCGTCGTTAGAATAATCATCAGCAACACAGATTTCTACAATATGATTTCCCTGATTACATCTAATAGAATCATAGGACCATTTAAGGTATTTTAAATTGTTCCTGGAAGGGATAATAAAACTTATTCTCATATGATTTACCTATTTTGTAAGAATGATTCTAAATTATTTGTTCTAGCATCTTTTATATGTGCAAATGATACTCCCTTATGATGAAATATATAACTGGTTTTACATAACATTGGATACTCATCGTTAGTGAGGAGAACTCGCCAATTAAAATCATCTTCATTTTTATAGTTTAGTAGCTCGGGATCAAACATGTTTCCGTCTTCGCGTTCATATTTAATAACATCGCGTTTTAATGAAAACAAAAACCCACTAAACATCAACATACGAACCGGATCAAATATAAATTTACGGAATTTCATTTCATTTGCATTCATAAAGGCCAAAATACTGTCTTGAACATTTTGAACTGCATCGGGCGATTCGTCAATATCCGAATAATAATTTACAATCGATTGGGTTGGGTTGTGGCCGCATCCCACTGAGTTAGACATTGGTACTATACATATACTAGGCCACTTAGAATGGCACCTAATTAATTCCTCTATCGATCCTGCAGGTATAATAATATCGTCATTTGCCACAATCAATAAACTATATTCTGTATGTTCCTTAAAATACTTGTACGCTAGATTCCAACTATGAGTCAACCCCTTACCAGAATCCTTCGATATGTAATTGATGTTATTAGAAATACACCATTCAATCGTACCATCAGTAGAGACGTCATCTATAATGAGCAAATCACAATCCTTTATGTTCGATTTCAAGAAACAATTGTAACACTCTTTGGTATAATCTAGTTGATTGAATGTAGTAACTACTAGTAATGTTTTCATTTTATTTATCATAATTATTCTTTGAAATATTTAATAGTTCTATTTAATCCTTCGGTTACATGTGTAATAGGAATATATCCTAAAATTTCTTTTGCTAAATTTATGTTTGCATAAGAATATGGAATATCCCCCATTCTTTCCGGTCCGTTGGTAGCTTTAATTTCGGGATTTATATTTTCGCTTATCATTCTATATAGATCAGCAATATTAGTTTTTTTACCGGCGCCGATATTTAAAACATTAAAATTGGAACGTAACGATTGTTCTAAAGCTAACACGTTAGCCATCACTACATTGTCAACATATGTAAAATCTCTTGCATAAGTTCCATCACCGTTAATTGTAGGAGATATACCATCTAAAAGACACTTTATAAACTTAGGTATTACGGCAGCGTAATCACCGTCTGGCTTTTGTCTAGGTCCAAATACGTTAAAGTATCTCAACCCAACCGTTTCCATTCCATACACCAACGAAAAGTTTTTGGCTTGAAGCTCGTTGATTTGTTTTGATACTGCATAAGGAGAAAGGCCATCCCCGGTAGAATGTTCTACTTTAGGCAACGTCGTATCCGTGCCATATACAGAGGAAGAAGATGCATATACAAATCGCTTAATTCCGGACTTTCTAGCTAAATCTAATACATGAAAAAATCCGTTGATATTCGATTCTTGATACAAGTCAGGTTCCTTAATCGATCTAGGAACTGATCCTATAGCTGCTTGATGACAGACCATATCAACGTTTGTAAAATGTTCTGATCCCAAAACATTAATATCGCAGTCTATAAGTTCAAAATTTTTATTTGAAAGTAAGTGCTCAATATTTTCAATACGACCATTACAAAAATTATCAACACATTTGACCTGATAACCCATTAATATAAGTCGATCGCAGATGTGTGAGCCAATAAAGCCCGCTCCGCCCGTTATCATTACTGTTTTCATATTACAGAGTCCCGGCGTAAAAATTTCGTGTGAATATCTTTTCATCATATAATTCGTCGTACTTTACACGTGCCACTGCTGAACACTCATTGTAAAAATCCGCATCGTTTGCAAGTTTAAATGCAATCGACCTGGCCGATGACAAGTCTCCAATATCGACGGTGGTATATGGATGGCAACGACTCGTATCTAGTCCCTTGTATCCTATACAAGGAATTCCTAAATATGCACAATTAAGAGCAAATGTACCTGCTGCATGAGTTCTCATTAAGTGCACTCCGAACTTAAATTTATTAAGCTCATGTATCCATTGACTCCAATTCATATACGGAAGATGTTTAACTAATTGCTCTTCTAAAGGTTGTTTACGACCCATTGAAGGAGCATATACGTTACCATCTCTAGATAATTCTTTAGCTATAATCATAGAATCGAAACCTCCATACCATGATACAAAATTACCACCTATAATAACGTCTGTACGATCTTCAGTTTTTAATTCACCGATTGAATCTTCAATCATTAACGAAGGCATTACTCTAACATCTCGATGCGCAGTTAATCCTTGATAGTATTTTCTGTCTGATTCGTTGTGGGTGAAAATTATATCAGCCGAAATTAAAGTATTAAAATACCAAACTTGCTTTTCCAAATCATAATCTTGCCAATACCAATTCGGACCTTCTTGCATCACCGCAACTTTTTTACAACACACTCGTATGTCATCGATATTGAATGTAGGATTCTTTTTAGGAATAATAACTATTCCTAAATCATAATCTCCATATGGTCGTTGCTGAATGTTATAATGATCAGCATTTAAGGCAATTTGCCATGCAATTTCAGTTCTAGCATTTGCAAAATTTCTAGGATATCTCCCAGTAAAATTAGCCTCGGTGAAGAAAGCAACTTTCATAGTTTATTTTGTTTTATTTTGTTGAATACATCCTCCATGGTATACATTTTACATTGTAACCGTAGCGTGGCTAGATTTTCTTTAGACATTTTTTCTAACACTGGCCACCAGTCTCCCTTTGCGTTACCACAAAAACCTCTAGGATTGTTTTCATTTAAAATATACAACCGTTTCTTTGGATGCCTTCTATTATGAACTCTTAATATATTTTTAATTACATATTGCGTAAATTGATCTCCTAACAACATTTTAGCCATATCACCGAAACTAGTATCCTCACCAGAACATAATAATGATTGCGGAATATTCACTCCGGACTTAATCAAATCCGATTTGATGACCAAACACGAACCATCAAACTTCGGTTCTGATAACACCCTAACATCCAATGTTTCGGCCTTATCATTTATAGAGTACATCTGTTCTAAGGTCATGTATGATTTACTAGAACCCAAATCCGTTAACGGCCAGACACCATCATCAATAAATTGTATATCAGTAAATTCATTATGTTCGATCACTTTCCAACCCGCATCCCACATTTTCCGCTCACTAAAGAATAGAATATACTTAAAGATATTTTGAGTCGATGCATACTCATCTACCTGTTCTATGATAGAAAATGTTTCACGGGGCCAGAAGCTATCCGTCTCTCCCCAAAGAACAAAATCATTTTCCGTGCAGTAATTATAATTCAAATCACGGCGATAATCTGCAATATTATATACGTTTGCAGTGTTGTCTTTGGTTTCAATTATATTACACGCACCCGTTTTAGTTACCAAGCGTGATACTTGGGAATAGAACTTATTATCTAATTCCTCCCGGGAAATCAACTCAGTATCGATTCGTTCAAAATACTCCGAAACATTCCAAGTAAAATGAAATGTAACATTTTCAGGATTTTCGATCCCGGCCATCATACCTATGCATGCGTCAACATATTCTGGAAACATTTCTATTTCATAGAACATTACGTGAACACCTATAATATATTTGTTTTTTAATTTCATACGTAGTTATGTTTTACAAATTCCCAAGTTTGACTCATTAACGTATTTCGCGTATCACCTCTATCAGACCATCCAGAAAAAATCCATGTATAAAAATGTTTTATGAAATGCGGAGTCATATCTTCATTAAGTTGCCAATTATGAACCAAAACTTCTCTTCTATATAAATGATTAACTCCATATACAATCGGCAAAATTTTTATATCTACATTGTTCATACGTAAAAAATAATTAATCACCGGTTGATCTCTTCCCCGTTTAACCAATTTATCTTCTTTTTCTAAAATACTTTCGTGATTAATATAATAAAATTCTTTCAATTTTTCTAAAACTTTTCTATGTCTTTTGTTAAAAATACAATAGCCCGAAGCAAAGTAATCATTATATCTAAAATGGACATCTGGAAACAAATCCGCGTAACCATTCACACTTTCATACGTCCATTTTAAGTTTTCATTTCCACGTAACGCACAAAACTTATGTTCAGTATCTTTAAATATATCGGGCATATTCCATTTTGCCATAATACTAGCATCGGTAAGTAATATCTGATCATATTCAAAGATACCTTGTTGCTCTATATAATCAAACACATCGAACCATCGTTGCCAATTAACTTTATATTTAAGCAGGTCAGTATCTTTTGTATGATTATATTCAACAAAATAACAATTATTTTTTTCTGCCCAATATTTCCAAGTTAATTTAGAATATTCCATCCATTCGTAGTCACCGTAATTATGCTTTTGAATTACAGCCGGATCGCTACTTTTTACGCCTATCCAAAATATTACATTTTTATTCGTTTCCATAGAAGTACTCATACGTTTTTTTCATCCAATAGTGTGTTAAGTAATTATCTTTATTATTCGGTATGGCATTATATTGATATACCCATCCTACTTTAGTAAATGTCATATTTTCATCCAAGACTTCTTTGCGAGCCATATCTGCCATACTAAATTCCCATGGTAGAAGTTTTAACTCTACATTGTTTTCTCGAAGTAAAAAATTAACTACTGGTTGGTCCGTACCTACGTGATATTGTTGTAATTGTTGTATACTTTCTTTATGAAGTAAATAAAAGTCTAGTATCGCTTTGAAATATGGTTTATGGGTTTCATTAAAAATTTGAAATCCACCCATGTAATATTCCCAAAAATTAAACATTTTGCCATTGAATAAGTGTTTAGAATAATTTTCTATACTACGCAATACCCAATCATAACTTCCATCAGCATGAACCCCTGTAAACTTTCTTTCTGTTAACTCAAAAAAGTTCGGGCATTCTGGATGTATAAATGAATCGGCATCTACCATTAATATCTGATCATACTCAATACCATTAGCTTCGAGCAAGTCAAACACGTAATACCGTTGCCAAGTTATTTTCATTTCTTCTACTGGCATAAGTAATTGATCTAAAACAAATAGATCGCAATTGTTTTTATCGCACCATTTTTTCCAACTAGCCAGTCCATAATTGTAGGTAGTGCTTCTACTTTCCGATCCAGCAACTGTTATCGCCGGGATAAATACTATATTCTTTTTCATGAATTATACTCGTTTAATATGTTATCAAATTTACCATCGTTATAAAGCTTTTCGATTTTTGAAATATAATCGGGTGCTAATGTGTTGGCGTTTGATAACAATCCACGTTCACATTCTATAACATAATCACTAACTCGATAATGATCGGACATGTACTTTATTTTATCATACAAATTAAGTTCTGCCATTTTATGTATAAAACTAGAAATATATTTGTTCCAGTCAGTTAAAGCGTTATAGTCAGAAGGGGTAGTAACTTCTCCTTTTCGGCTTAAAGTAATTTTCGATAAATCAAATTTACCTCCAATGTAAGATATAACTTCTGGCTTGAAAAACTCAAAACTACCTCTAATAGATAGTTGTCTAGGTTGTCTTGAATTAGATATAACCAACCAATTAGTATCAGACGCTGGTTTGGATTTCCAGCGGTCGTGTTCTTTAAAATTATCGAGTAAATTGATTTGATTAGTTACCGCGTCATAAATTAATCTATCATTCAATATTAAAGCATCGTCCCCGGCAATTAAGATACAATCGTATTCTGTATAATCTATATTATCTAACCAAGTATTTGCAGCTTGCCACTCACAACCACTTTCTCCCTCAATATACATCCATCCTAGATTATTTAAAAATTCAACAGTAACTGGAGTCTTATATAAAATACAATCTAATATATCAAGGAGGTTTTTAGAATTTAAGATTAAATTCTTTTCATTGTGTGAGTGTATTGGATCGCGGTGACCAACTACAAATAAATGCATTTCCCAACCTTCAGGTAATGCCTGCTTTGCCAATGCTTGATAAAAATGAGAAGGATAATGCCACCCGCAGACAACTACTGCAATTTTATTTAACATTTTCATAATTAATTATTAGTTTGGATATGCTAGTTCTATTGCCTCCCATTATTTCAAAGTCGAAAATATTACTACCAATTTTATTATGATATGTTAATAACGTGTTTCTGTTCATTCTAGGATGCATATCAGCGCCGCCTTCAATTAACACAACGGCACCGTTTTTAATACATTCATAAACAAATTTATTTTGAATAACTACTTGATCAATAAGTTCCCACGTGTTATCTATATCCACAATAAGTAAATCGAATTTGAAGGGATTTTTTAGAAAGGAATTAAATACATCATCTTGTATCAATTTTATTTTTTTAGCCGGCATAGACGTAGATGAACTACTAATTGTCAATTCGGGGCTTTTTAAGTCATACCCAACTAACTCCGAATCAATTGGCATTGCCTGTGAAATTACATTAGTGATGTACCCAGCACCATATCCTAATTCTACAATTGTGGCCGGCTTTAATTCATATACAAGTTCAAACACAGCTAACTGTATTTCGCTAGTATATTTATAATGGTTTATAAAATTCATAAATTTATTTTAACTTTTGTTATTATATACCTAACGTCGTCGTCTGTCAAGGCTTCGTGAAATGGAATACTGACAGTAGCAGCAGCGACTTCTAATGATTTAGGACAATCAAAAATAACATCATTACAATATACTGGATTAATATGCTGTGCTTCATAATGAATGCCGCAAACAATATTAGCTTCTTTCATGCGTTTCATAAAACTAACGCGATCAGTAACAGTTATACGATAAAGATGATCACTTGTATTGTTATAACCTAATTCTTTATTATAAATATCCCTAATCTCTTTTAATCGTATTTTCTTTGATTCCAAAAGTTTAAGATTTTCATTAGCAATGTACGCCTGAATACTATTCATATAAAACTTATATCCAGGTAATATTGTTTTTCTGTCCCAGTTGTTCGCAGAAAATGACATTCCGTTGAATGAAAGTGTTCTAAGATAATCAATCTTTTCTTTATCGTTGCTTACAATAATACCACCATCACTACTACCTACAGGTTTGGTTGGATAAAAACTAAAAAACATCAAATCAGAATCATTTGCTTCATCAGCAAATTGGTTTTTATCAACCCGCTGGGCGGAATCAATTATCTTATAATCAGAAAATTCATGCAATATATAAGAACCGCCTACCCAATCAACATCATCAATAAATTCAACAGAATTTCCAGAAGTAATTATGGCATTCAACACTACTGGAGGAATTAGTGATGGTACTTTTATTGTAGTATTTTTTCCTAATAGCATTAAAAAGATAGCATTAGTTGCACTGTTAATGGACACTGCATACTTTGCGCCTACATATTCAGCAAATGTATTTTCAAACTCCGTAACGTTACTACCATGCAAATAGTGTGAGAATTTGCTAGTATCGATTGTATAGTTTGGAATGTTAAATAGTTGTATCACCTAAAACGCTCCTTAATTTTTCAATGTTCATACTAATATCACTAGGTACCGGTTCATTCACAATTTCTCTAGATGCTTGTAATATAGTAAAATTTTCTCGTATTACAAAATCATAAACACTCTTTCTTTCACCACCCAAATTGTATATACCATAAACTTCTTTTTCAATCAACTTATATAGAATTTTTGCAGCATCAGAATGCCATATACTACTTTTATATGAATCCGTAAATGCTTGGTTATGTGTGAATGGATATTCCATCATGCCCATACGCAATATGAGTGCTTTGTTATACAACATTGCAGCACATTCACCCCCAAGTTTAGACCATGCATATTTATTTACTGGATATACACCATCTTCTTCTGAATAGTTACCCGCAGTTCCTGGATAAACGTGGTCGGTAGAAATATATACAAACGGGATATTCTTTTTCATACAGGCCAATACACAGTTCGAGGTACCTATAATATTTAATTGTATACTAATATCAGGCGAATTTACGTGTATATTCATTGGCCGGGAAAGTGCAGCTGCGTGTACGAATATTTCGGGTTTATATTTTGTTAACGCTGCGTCGACCGAATCATAATTAGTTATATCCATTTCAGATTTTGGTAATGGATATAATTCATGTTCCGTATTTTGTCTAATCAATTCTTTGGCAAACCGACCATCACCGCCCGATATAACAATACGCATTATTGAATTCCTTTGAGTAGGTTTAACGTTTTTATTATTTCAATATCTAGTTTATCGGAAGATTCGAATCCAGTCGATTTGAATTTACGATCATCTACATGATAACTAAATTGATTTAATAACGGTGTATGTACCATACTTATCTTGGTATCTGGTAGTGTATGCACTATCTTATCTACAATATCCTTCAATTGGTAATTGTCAGTAAGAACATTGTATTTAGTATAACATAGACTTGAATCTAACTTCAATGAATGCTTTATGGCCTGAACTGCATCATTTAATCCTAAATATGGTCGTACATGTTCATAATTCTCTTTCCATACTGTTATTGGCACTCCTAGTGAAGCCTGCCAGCAAAACTTGTTTATCGCTGTATGAAAACGCATACCTTTACTACAACCAAAAATAGTACCGAATCGTAAGATAATATATTCTAAATTATCTTTTTTAGATTCTAAATATTTTTCGATATCTAACTTTGAACTTGCATACGGACTTTGCGGATTTTCATATTTTTTATCATCTTCATTAACTAGATCTGCAGATACCCCATAAACACTAGTAGATGATGGAAATATAAAACGTTTAACTTTAGATTCAATACATTTATCAATGAAACGTTTAGTCTGTTCAATATTGATATCTTCTACCTGCGATTTATTTTTAACGCTGCCGGCTGCATCGGTTATAGCGGCTAAATGCACTACTATTGAACCTGCAGGAATATCTATATTCAAGAAATCGTCTTCGATGAATTTAATTCTAGATTTCAAATTAAAAATCGAACAATATCGTTGCGTTAACATATTATCAACACCGATGATATTCACATTAAATTTTTCTGGGTAAGTATCCTCCCAATGAAATGAGTCGATTAAACGTGAACCAATATGCCCGCATGCGCCGGTTACGATTACTGTATCAAAGTTTTCCATACTGTTTTATTTTTAAAAAATCATCGAAGTTGTGTATATAATCATTAGTATCATAATGTGTACTACATATAGAAAAGAGTACTGTGTCGATTGAATTGTATATCTGCTCATCCCATATTAGATTGGGTACATACAACGCATCACCAGAGTATAACTCTACCGTCTTTTCATTGATACCATCATGTACTTTACATGAGATATGTCCCGACAAGCAACACAATAGTTGTTTTGTTTTGTGATGTGCATGCATACCCCTAGGATTTAAATCAGGTACCTGCTGTACGAAAAATACACGCTTTGGTTTGAACAGCATTCCTTTATCGAACTCAAATGGACTCAATATACCATTAGGCTCGATTATCTGTTTCATTTTCACTAAAAAAACATCATTAATTGTAGTACTCATATTATTTATTCTCCGTATCCCATTCTTCACCGAAAGAACCTACCTTTGCTCGTATTTCATCATCCGGATTATATTTTTCAGTCAAATAATACATCAAAATAGAACCAGGCTCTAAGGCCTTGTATCCGTGATATATTCCAGGAGTAATCTTCAATACTTTGAAGTTCTTATCAGATAAATAGTGCCACTCTACTCCATTTTCTTCGGTAGCAAGTCCCACTTTAAAGGAACCCTTCAAACAAATCCAATAATCAGTCTGTATATTATGTTTGTGCCATGCCACTACATGTTCAGTTGAATTTACATATGATATATTTATCTGACCATTAACTTCAGGAAATATATCTAATAAACGTTGTGCTCTATCATCTTCATTAAAGTGCATATCAAATAAACTTTACTATGGGTACATGCGTAATAAATTTACCGCCCCGATTTACAAATTTTGATTCTTTATTCATTATTTCTGTTGCAAAATTCCAAGCGCCTAAATACGCTACATCAACATCATCTTCAATACCATTAGTATTTTTTATGGGAATATGCGAACCCGGAGTCAGTTTGCCTTGTTTTTCCGGAGTGATATCAATAACATAATCAATCAACTTATTATCAATCCCACAATAATTGAATACTGTAGTAGACTTAGATGTCGCTCCATAACTAATTACCTTTTTACCTAACTCTTTACATCTAACTATCAACCCAACTAAATCCTGTTTCGACTGTTCTACTTTATCAGCGAATTTAACGAATGTTTCGAACTTATCCAAACCCAACATTCGTTCAAACTCGATATTATTTAATACACTAGGATCTATGTATTTAACATTTTTTGTTTTCTGTGCATAGATTCTATTAGATCCACCATGAACTGAAATGTTTTCTACATTGACAATTGTTAACCCATTCCTGGATAATAGATTGTGCAAAGCTAATACCGAAAATACGTGCGGATGTTCATCATATATTTGGTCATATGAATTTGTATTTATCACCTGTGCCAATGAAGGATCTTCAAAAATAAACATACCGTTATCGGATAAAAGAGTATTTACTGCGCTGAACGTTTCATCTAGGTCCGGTATATGACAAATACAATTTGCAGCAAATATCAAATCCATCGGGCCGTGTTCATTTAAAATTTGTTTCGATAGCCTCATATCCCAGAATTCTGGATATGTTTTATACCCCATTGCATTAGTTTCTGCAGCAAAATTACTGCAGGGTTCAACGGCAAACGTACTATTTGTATCCCAATTTTTTAAGAACACTCCGTCGTTACTTCCTATTTCTAATACAGTTTTAGGGTTTAAATCTTCTTTGACCTTACCGCTGAATTGCTTAAAGTGTTCTACCATTGTCTTTGACATCGAACCTCGATATGCATAATTTTCATTAAACATTAATGGAGGATCGACATATTCCATATGAGTAACTAATTTAGTATCATCATCGAAACCCACTTCTAATTGATAGAAATATTCATTTTCAATTTCTGAGGGATGCAAAAATCCGTTTGCTATTGGTTGCTTTCCTAAATCTAAGAATTTAATTTTATTCATAGCTGTAATATATAATTTTTTTTTATTGATTACAAATTGATATCTTTTAAATTTTCTACATGTTTTATATGTTCCCAACCTGCCGACAACCGTAGTCCTTTCCGTACGGCATTCCAATATGGTTTCTTTTCTCTGTCAATCATGTATATTTTGTTTTCATGTCCTTGAATCATTTGTGTACCGACAATTTCAAATTCCCAGGGACTCCAGTTTGATAACATACATTTACGTAAAAATGAAGTCTTCCATATGGAAGGCTGTATTGAAGTTAAATAAGTACTCTCGGGAGTGAGTCGTAAAATTTTACGACCGCGAACATCTCGTCCTACATCAACGGTTGAATATGCCCTAGTACTATTAACCTCTAACATTATTTTGTTAGCACCGACACTCTTCATATAATCTATATGTAGTTGAATTTCTTCGGCAGTAATAGGTTCCGTAAAATAATAATCCTCTAAAATAAAAAAGGTATATTCGGTATCAATACTATTTAGTGCTTTTAACATTCGATCCGACCATGGAAGGGTATTACACGTTACCCATTTGTATCCTTCATATTCAGCAGTTTTGTTTTCAGTAACAAAAATTTTATCGCATTCATACTGCCAATAACGATTCGTTAATGTGACAAAATTGTCCCACAACACACTATATGAATCACAGGTTCCGATCAATAATGTTAATTCATTCATTCTACTTTTATACATTTATCTTTTTACCTATAATAAAAATATTATTATGTTTTGTAATTTTTGGTGTTTCTTGATGTACAGTAATATCAAAGTATTCGGTACATTTCTGTAATAAGTAATTATTTCTAGGAATGTTTTGGAAATTGCCCGCAGCAATGTATATATATTTAGAATTTTTTATTATCCTATCGAAATAAAAATCAATTCCGACCTCATCTAACTCATTTAAACAAAAATTACTAATTACTAAATCAGTATATAATTCCGGTACATTATTACTATCAATAAAATTAGCATTTACTTCTAATTTTCCTAGATAGGTTTTGCATAATTCTAAACATCCAGGTATATCAATACACGTATAATCCGCGTCTATAAAATCTTTTATTATTTTACACTGGCCTCCGTAACCAGAACCAATTTCTACAATTGACTTGATATCGAAAAAATTAGAAATTATGTGATTCAAATGGTTCATGAAAATTAACGTACCTGTAGATATATTTAAATCATATATTTCATGAATTATGGGATTTCCGATTTTATCATTTTGTAAAAATTTATCGATGTATTTTTGATCTAACAGTTTAGGGTTGGTATTTTTAATAGTTTCGTATATTGTTATACCTATCTCCCCGTCTCGTACATCATTCCCAATAACTCCCGTAAATGCGCGATGTCGTTTAAATACATCGATCTGATTTACCAAACTATAACAAATTTCATTAAAGTTTGTCTGAGGACCGCCGGGCCAGCCGCCATTATATTTTGTATACATGCTGTTCAAATTAATTGTTTAATTTCATCTATACTAAATTGCTCTACTTCATTAGAATACGGTCCAGTTTCTAAAATTCGCTCATGCAAATTTTCTCCCGGTTGTAGCCCAATAGAAATAATAGGAATGTCTTTGCCATCACCGTATTTTTCAATCATCGCCCGCAATAAATTTTTTATACTCATAGACTTCATTGCAGGACAATATGGTGTGGAATCCGTTGCATAGTACATACAATCTGCTATTAATTCGATTGCCTGATCCACAGTCCAGAAAAATCTAGTTGCTTCCGGGTCGGTTACTGTTACTGCTTTTCCCTGTTGAATTAGATCTTTCCATTTACAAAGTACCGATCCGGTTGAATATAGAACATTTCCATACCTAACAATTCTATATTCACAGGAAGGATTAATAGATTCATACTGCTTGAAGAGACGCTCCATCAAAAATTTAGTGGCACCGTAAACTCCAGATACCTGCACTGCTTTATCGGTAGAAATACCCAGTACAAATTCTATTGTATTAGAATTTAATGATTCTTCTAATACATTCAATGAACCGATAATATTTGATTTAACATTTTCACGTACAAATTTTTCTGCTAAGCCTACATGTTTCGATGCGGCTAAGTGAAATATACCAGTAACTTCCTGAATAGCTTGCATTACCTCTAATTGATCGAAAATATCACCCGGGTATATTTCGATACTAGGATATGACTCTTTTAATTGAATTAATTTTCCCTCATCGCGTGCCATAATTCGAACCCTGCCGCCATTATTCAAAATAAATCGTACTAGCGATTCTCCTAAAAAACCACTACCGCCAGTTATTAAGTATATTTTATCTCGTTTTATCGTTATCATTTACATTGCCTATGTGTTTTAAAATATATTCTATACGTCTGCCCGGTGTATGATGTTGTAAAATATTGTTATATCCATTCATCATTATATCCAACAGTAAATCCTTGTGTTCTAAATAAAAACGTATCTTTTCTTTTAACTCTTCTTTAGAGTTCCAAGATATATAATGCTTGTTCTCGTGCAATTCAGGAAACAATATGCTATATTTTTGTGCGAACAAACAGGAACGATTTGCCATAACTTGCCACATTCTTGCATTACATTCTCCACCTCCATGCGCATCGATAGTTATGCATGCATCTTGAATTGTTTCTAAGTAGTTCTTGGCATATCCTGTTATGATAGTATAACCCTCACTACGTAATTCATTGCATGCGTCAATAGCAAGTTTTCGAAGTCCGGTATCGGTCTGCCCGAACGCACAAAGAACATCTATAGTTTTTTTATCTTTTGGTTTAGAAAAATCGTCGCTTGTCGCTGCAAACGGTAACGGTATAACATTTTGATCTAAATATTCAGGTAAGCATTCTCGTTTGAAGTACCACTTTGCTTTTTGTTTAAAGAGAGGGTGGAATTGTTCTTTAGTTTTAGACGGATATCCGGTGTAATTATATTCACTACCATCAATATACACCGTTTTATCCCAACCATTAACTTTATCGATTAAATAATACTTGGGTTCAGGCACCTTATTGTCTATACATTTGCCCCACAAAGCGAAGATATAATCACATTCAGGATATAGTGATATAAACTTATCATCAGATATAGTCTCGGTTACACCATTACCCGGAGAAGTAAAGTACGCTTCGATCTTTAATTCCCGTAGCCCTTCAATAATAGCGGCAGCTAAATAATCGAATTTATTTACCGGAGTAATCACTAAAATTTTCATATATTTTTATTTACCTCGTAACTGTACCCAACCACGAACCTTTTTATGCGGTAACCAACATTCTCTAACTATCAAGCAACTTGCACCTTTTTTGTGGTTTTCAATAAATTGTCCTTCCTGGCCGCCCCATTTTCCATCACCGCCGTTAAACGTATTATGAATATTAAAATATTTATCAGTCGCAAATCTATACTTTTCATAATGTTCGCGGGTCATAGCAAAAAAGAACCCATTGCAATGTTCTAATATTGTAGTACCAACGTCCGGCTTTCTAGCGAACTGTGCATGCAAGCCAGTACCGTCAGTGAGTGCGGAGTACACAAAATTTTCCGAACCATCGTGGCTTTCGATAAAATCTATAAGTTTATGGATCGATTCGTTTATTAACATGTCATCACTACAATTCAATATCAATTCACACCCATCAGAATATGCACAATGCATTCCCTTATTCCATGCGCCCGTAATACCTTCTAGCATTTGATCTTCAATACGAATTACGTTTGCATTTTCAGGTAAGGTTAGTTGCTTCGTTGATGCGTTATTAACTACATATAAGCTAAATTCGACTTTGCAATGACTGTTTAACGTACTACAAAAGTTTGTAATCAATTCCCCACCATTGGGTCTGTATTCATCAGAATAATGTGCTGTAACTACAAAACCTATTTTCATAACTTTATTTATTATAAATATATTGTAGTGCTTTATTGTAGACTGATTGATATGAGTATATATCGTTCACCGTATCGAATGCTCGTTGGATTACTTCAATACGTTTGTTGTAATCAGCCAAGTACAAATTAATATAATATTCCAATTGATCGAAATCATTCGTGGCCGTCTCGGGCCAAAGTATCGAGTGTGAATCGTTTAACCCGCCCACATGTATTACACCTAACGCTGCACATTGCATTGCCTGCTGTCCTGGAAATATCATTGTCGGGTCTAGATTAAAATGAAATGTGGCCGGTGTCCACACGTTTAAAAAATCAGCCCATCGCGGTTCTAATTTACTTATAAACGGAATATTGTATTTTTTACTTATATATTCTGTAAATTGTAATGTCTTGCCGGTCCGAGAATGATTGTGCGATACGTTATATGAAAATATCATTTCATCCCTACTCTCGCTATAATAATTCGCATATAAAAAATCGATATTAACTGGTTGCGGTAAAAAATTTACATCTACCTTACAATCTGCCAATTCGGGCATAAAATGTTTAACCTTAGCATCGCTAATACAGGTAAATACATGATCACATTCATTATAAACCTGTAACCGATGTTTTGCGAATGGTTGCCAGTTCCAGGTCTCTTTCAGTACGGCTACGATTTTCGCTCTCGGATATGCTTTACGTAGATCACTAATTTTATATTTTTCATAATTAGATTCAATCGCCACGAATATCAATTCTAAATCAATATCAGGCAATACTTCCCACTCTGACCAATTTATAAAACATCCGTTAAAAACAAACGGATAACCCCAAAACCCAATAAAACATTCATTTCTCACCGAGTGGTGAAAATCGTACGGTTCTAAATCATTTTTTAATTTATACGCTTTACCATCACGTACAGTATACGACTGTACTTTACATCTATCTACTATCAGTGCAAATTTCATTGGAATTTTTTGGTTATCGTATCGATATATTCAAAAACAGCCGGTGTATAATGCGGTGCTGCACCTACAAAGAAAACTCTATCTAAAACTTTATTTGCTTCGGGATATTCGTTAGCATCAGCTAAAAAACTATAACCGGAATGTAATAATATATTACCAGCAAAATAGTTTCTGGTCTGTATCTTATTATCTTCTAAGAACTGTACTAAACGATGCTTGAGGCCAGGTTCTTCACATATAAAAGGAGTACCAAACCAACTAACATCGGCACCGGGCAATTGCTTCACTGTCCGAATTCCTGGAATATTCTTAGTGAATATATCAGCAATAGTTTGTTTTGAAACTTTGCGTCTTTCTTCTATCTCTGCAAATTTAGATAATTGAACCAATCCGATAGCACCCTGTAAGTCTAACGGTTTTAAATTATATCCCATGTTAGAGAATACATACTTGTGATCAATAACGTTATCGTAAGACTCTAACCACTTATCGAAACGATTACCACACGTGCCACACGCTAAAAGATTTGCAGGACCTACACAATAACAATCTCTTCCCCACCAAGTTAAACTAGTAAATAATTTTTTCAAGTCTTCAATATCAGTACATACCATACCACCCTCACCGGTAGATATATGATGTGCTGGATAGAAAGAATTCGAGTATGCAATACAATACTCCGTTAAATACTTTCCGTTCCATTTAGATCCTAAACTGTCACAATTGTCACCAATTAATTTCAAATCATACTTAGTACAGATATCTAACAATCTATCCATATCGGGTGGGTTGCCTAATACCGGGGACAGGAAAATTGCTTTAGTTTTATTGGTTATTTTCTTCTCTAATAAATCCAAATCAAAGTTTAAGGTTTCCCATTCAATATCAACAAATACCGGCTTGAGCCTACATTGATATAATACTGATATAGTAGTTGCGAATCCTACGGGTGATACGATAATTTCCGTATCATCGTCCCACTGCAAATATTTTTTTAATCCGGCAATCAAAACTAAATTAGCCGAACTGCCAGAATTTACCATCTGCGCATACTTCGAATTAAAATGTTTAGCAAATGCGCGTTCAAAATGATACACACTCTCCCCAGCAGTAATCCACTTACCATTTAAAAATGTATCAATAGCAGCTTCAATTTCCTTAGAATCCCAATATGGTCCGGAATAATAAATTGGTGTCTTGCCCGGTAAGAACTCCTTAGAGTTGTAGATATAGGGGGCAACGTGATTTCCCACTAAACTACCAATATCTTGTTTTAAAATCATAAAATTATAGAATCTAGGTTAGAAAATAATGTATGTAAGTAAATTGCTAGATTTTCATGCTCCATAGTACCCAATATTCGGTTCTTTGCATTCTCAACAATATGAGAATAATAGTTGTAATTTCCTAATACAGACTCTATCTTTTCTTGCAAATCACTAAAATCATGCTTACATGAAATATATGTCTGTCCAGCTATATAGATATTAGGAATAGTCTCGATGTGGCTCATATCCGGCTTAATTAGAATATTACCGAACATCATCGCTTCCATATCCCTAGGGGCCATTTCGCCGAAACCGTACGGGGCAAATATTATTTTAGAATTAAACATTCGATTGTAATACTCTCCAATTGAAACGCGTTCACCATTAATTAACTTTGCTACATTAATGTTATTCATTCCATCAATAACATCTATTCCGCGTTTTCTAAAATTGTCATAATGTATACTTTGCAACTGTCCGTGTTCATATATTTCGGGAGAGGGATACTGGAACATTGCAGAAACATCATACGTCTTTTCCCTGCGATAATCATACCATCTAGGCCGTATCCCAGCCCAATGCGTGGATAACCAATTGGTACCAGATAACACTATTCTATCCGAATACTCATCGAAATCATCTAATTTATAATCTCCCGGACCCCAATAATATCTCCCTAATACCAATCCCTGTTTATATAGGCTACGGTCTGCATATAAACTATTCTTCAACAAAAGTAACGCATTCGATTGTTTGAAGACTTCATAAGAACCGAGAAGTGATGCCGAATCCTGACCATCGAGCAACATGTAATCACCACTAATTTTGGAGAGAAACTCTAGCCCATCATTAATAGACTGTTCTAAAGAAACCTTCTTATTCAAGAAACTTGCCTGTGCAACCCAAGCGAAGTCATATGAATCGCCAGTCGTAAATTCTATTCCGACTTCACGCAATACATTCTGAGCAGCTATATACGGCCGAAATGCACACTCGTTGCGGTGTTTGTCTAATTCGTATAATTTAATTTTGATCATAACGCCGCAAAAATTCTTCGTGTGATATTAAATTGAGCAATTCTATTCTATTGGAATCTAAAAAATCATATTCAAGTTCTGTGTATGTGGTAGGTAATGATATCAGTTCTTGACTTCCCCTCCGTATAATGCCTACACCGTGATCGGTATTCACAACTTCCATACTATAACCGATTAACTCACTACGTAACTGTAACCATGCCTTCCAACAGTCGCCGTTCCAAGCGCCAACAACGCCTCGTTTTCTTTGGGTAATTTCCCACATGGGATTCATATCATGACAAACGATAGTTCCGCCTTCTACCAAATGATTCAATGCATTACAAATATCTTTATATACTTGATAATCGTAATGAAGACCATCAATGAAGATAATATCATACTTAATACCGTGCCCACGTATTAGATCGAAAAACGCATCGGATGTTATTGGGTAATTTACTTCTGGTGGATTTTTTATTTCCTTGCCCGGATCTACACCATCTTTATGGGCAGCAATCACATTACGTATACACGTACCATCATTAACGCCGATTTCTAAATAATTAACATAATTGAATTTGCGAATTAAATGATTAATTATATCATAACGCAATAATGGCCACGGACCCCGAGTCAGTTTCCATTCATTATATTCTAGTATCTGTTGTTCTTCGGATTTCATTTGTTAGTTACTTACGGCACGACCCTTCATACTATTCCAATCCTGTTCAGGTCTCACTTCCAAATTGGTCTTCCAACCGGCTTCTAAAGTATTCATGGGAGTACCTAATTTTTTACCTAATGAAATCAAAGCATTGACATCTTTCGGAAAACAAGTACCACCATATCCTAATTTACCATCCGGACCCGGTACGTGCAAGTGTGAATCACCAATTCTACCATCAGCAGCGAATCCTGCTAATGCAGTTGGCCAATTGGCACCCAGTGCGTCTGATAAACGTTTAAATTCATTCATAATAGATACTTTTGTGGCGAAGAAAGTATTATTCATGTATTTTATAAGTTCGGCAGTAACCGCATCCGTATGAATAAAGTTTCGTTTCATAAAACGCTGAGTGAATAGATCTTCTACACGCTCTGTGAGATCCGGATCTCCTCCGAATACTATACGTGCTTGAGTCATCATGTCTAACTTAGCAGTACGTTCAGTTAAAAATTCCGGACTGAATACTATTTTTAAGTCAGGATATTTGTCTTGTAAATAGTCGGTAGTACCCGGCAAAATAGTCGATTTAATAATATAGATAGGCCCAGGTACTGCAGTTTCAAAAACCGTTTCAATATATGAAGAGTCCTGTTCGCCGTTGCTTTTCATTGGCGTGGGTACACATACGAAAACAAAATCAGATTCATGTACTTCTGATAAAGTATTTAATGACCGTAATGGATTGATGTCATATACACGAACATCAGCCGTTGGACTGAAAGCGAATGCTAATGATTCACCCACAAACCCATTTCCTATAATACCTACCTTATAACGTTTCATAATAGTCATTTTGTTTTTCCTGTCTTTCTATTGTCTTTGGATGATATAAACAGAATTCTTCACTTGGAGGAAGCATCGTATACTTCTTGAACCCGGTTATACGTTCATGTACTCTTCCATCCCACCTAATATAAGAAATATTTTTGTATATTCTAGACTGACTGTCCGGAAAGTTTACCCAACCGCGTTCGTTAACAAACCAGTCCCACTTCTGTACATGCGCATCCGTTAATCCGGATACTGTATTGATTCTAGGAATCATATATAAATCTACATCTGGGTTGGATTGCAGGATTGCAGGTAAATTTTCTATTAGTGTTGGGTTGGGATATTCGTCTGCATCGATTTGAAAAATATAATCGCCTGTACACATACTGTTCAATATATTCTTCCAATCAGCAAAATCATGATCGAAAACATCCTCACGCAAAACTATCCGGCCAGCTTCTTCACATCGAATAAGATAATTCTCTAACTCAGGAGAAGCCTTCGGTTTGTCTAAGAGTACGCAGATTTCATCAGTACCACGCTTGTGCGTGTGCAATAAATCAATCAATCGTACTGCCTCCTGTAATTCATTACATACAGTAATTGCATACGATATCTTTATATTATTTTTCTGTTTCATATAACCAATCGTAGAATCTAGCAAATGCATCTGGGAACTGTTCAGGGGTAAATACTTCTGATTTTTCAAAATCTAAAATTCGATCGTAGAATACGCCTTCCTTTCCCGGTACCGGATACTTAACTCGCTCTTCCTCACTAAGCTCTTTAACAGGCGTTAGCATCCAGCCCCACTCCTGTAAGGATCCGGCAGGGTAGAATATTAATTTCTGTGTCGATATTGATAGCGGATACCACACGCTGCCAGCAGAGTCCTTATGCTTAAGGTCACGCATCAGCGATGTTACGCTAGAATCGAACCTATTTAGCTCCTCAGAACCCTCAACCCAGGAAGTATGGTTAGTGTAACCGGACTCCATACAGAGACGATGTTCCATTCCGTTGTTCGGATCGGCTTCACACAATACACACTTGTTACCTGTTATTGGTGATACCTCATCGTATTCATTACTTAATCTATCAAACATTTTCTATCTTTTTTAATTTAGGTAATTCAATCTTTTTAGGTTGTTCTACCTTCTTTAGTGAAGGTAATTGTAATTGAACACGTTGTGGAATTCGGCTTCCTACTGTATCAATAATTCGTTTCACTTCAGCATTCATTCGTTCCATAGTGAAGTTAGCTAATGCATACTGTTTCTGCTTCTGTGCTTTATCCAAATACGAATCATAATTAAAATACATATGTTTCATCATACCAGAAGCATACGGGTAATTCACTACAAACCATTTGGAATTTTCTAGAATCCATTGATTGATTGCACTCTTACTAACCGGTTTCAATTCTCCCGGGAGTAATGTTACAAAATTCTTACTTAGGAAATCTTTGTGGCCTGACCAATCCGGAGCCATGATAGGTTTTCCTACCATTGAAAATTCTAAGAACGGCCTACCAAATCCCTCACCATGTGTGAATGAAACCATTGCTTTAATCTTAGGATGGTTGTACAGTGAATTCATTTCAGTATCACTTAAATCACCATGCAGTAGATAAACATTCGGTGAGTCTGAATAACTATCCATAATAAATGTTATCTTTCGCATAATATCTTCTCGGTCGATAATTGAGAAGGTCGCTCCGCTAGTTTTCAACAGTAATGCCGGCCTAGATTCTTTAGGTTCATTCTTAAATGTTTCAATAAAAGTCTTTACCAGCATACCTAAATCTTTCCTATCAGCACCTAACTCTCCCTGTAACCAATGGCCTACTGATAGGAATACGAACTTTTCCGGTATTGAATCAATTTCAGCTGCTACATCCTTATTCAATTCAGCACGGGTAATAGATTTGTAGATATCAACATCACATCCCTCAAACAAGACTGTCATCGGAACATTCACTTTCAATTTATCTATTACCTGCTTGGTATTGTTGTCTACCTTATCGTATGATACATTATCAAATACTAGTTTTGAATGTTCAGAAGTAACAATGACTTCATTCATCCTATTCATACCTTCAATCCATTCAGGAGAACATACGTCCGTCTCAATACCAGCCGTAATACCGATATTATAATTTCCCAATGCCTGAAACTCATTTGGAATAGAAAGCTGAATAAAGATATCCGGTTTCGGTACTTCACCGAAAATAATTCTACGTTTAATCTCTGCATACTTAGGATCATCCAATCCGGTCATCGGAGTATTGCCCCATGGCAACGATATAAACTTTACATCGTAATCCGCCAATTCTAAAAGTGCTAGAGCAATTTCGCGTGCATGTGCACCGTATCCCGACCTAGTACTTACCGGCGATTGTAAATAAATAGTTTTCTTCATATAACAATTCCATTATTTTTGATAGGTGTAGACTTGCTTGCCTTATATACAGCAAAGCGTTTTCTAGGAGTCCAATTGGCAAAACAGTTTTCAATGTTTAATTTAAAACGATTACACATCTCAAACGATGACATACCACTCTCTTCACTAACGACCCAATTTCTTCCTGCTAATCCTGCCAAATGTCTTTCATCCGGACTCATATCATACCAATATTTTATTGCATCAGCAACATCTGTGAATGAAACTCGGTCATCAAATATATAGGGAGTCTCCGGTGATCCCTGCAAACTACGATTAGAAGGAAATACCGGCTTAGCCCAAATACCATGCTTCTTATATTTACCCGTGTGGTTGGTTGAGAACTCAGTATCGAATTCGATCCAGTTTCCATTCTCATCCTCGAAACGACATTGGTCTTGTAATCCACCAGTAACATTATTGATGATAGGAGTACCTGCCATCAGTGACTCTGCACCAGATAAGCCGAAGCCTTCATTACTAGCAATATTAAGCGTCACATCTGCCAGGTTATAGTAATAATTCATAGCGTGTGGCGGTACCGGCTTGTCACTAAAAATGATTTTATAATCAGGACAGATAGCACGCTGTACTGCCAATAAATCAGTACCATTTCCATCTACCGGCTGGGTGTGCATAAACAATGCAACCCTTGAAGCCTGTTCTGTAGTTAGCTTATCGCAGAATGATTTGTATGCTAATATTACATCCCCAGGCTGTTTACGTCGTATATTTCTATTGTTCCAGAAAACTACAAAATCAACATTATTTTTAATCTTAACTTCGAACACAGTCTTCTGATACTCTTCCCATTGTGGGTGGGTTTCATCGATCGGGAAGAATTGCTTCTCGTTAATCCCATGTGGTACATATTGAATGGCCCAATCCGGCTTAGGATTTTTACGCACTACGTTCTTAACAATGTTATTGGTTTGTTTAGAGATATTCAATAACATATCACATGATTCATAGAAATTTTCATTCCAGAAGGGATACGGAACATCATCCCAAATATTATAATAGATAATCGGAATCTGCTGTCGTAATTCATGTTCCATGTGGAAAAACCATACCCAATACCTAGGATCTGTGAAGATGATAATTGCATCGGGTTTTTCTAAATAAATCAATTCACGAACTAATGCTTCATTTCCATATCCATCGTTCGGATAGATTTTAATGTTAGCGTTGGTAATACCACGTTCTTTGTTTACTGCTTCTGATATATCAAACACTTTTCCTTTATCAGGATGGTTGATTGCTGCACCTACCTGTACCCAATCAAACCAATGCGCAGTACCTGTAACAAATTCACGTGACATAGTAGCGATGCCGCTATGTAAACGTAAATCATCGGATAGTAGTAATATTTTTTTCTTTTTCGGCGTATTCGGATCAACTTTCCGAAGTTTCGGTAATTGTAACTGTTGCATAAAACTATATAACCTTTTTAATAATTATCGACATTCTTATCTTTTTTGCGGAAAATCCATAGATCTATAGGAAAAAAGATAAGTGCTCCCACGAAGTTAAAGCATATAGTAGACCATAAATAACTGAGATGAAGAATGTCTACAAATAAGTATAGCATCGGAACTGTGATTATAGTTCCCAATTGCCACTTTGCTGCATAAAGTAAAAATTTTCGAATCATTGCTTTTCAACCCTTAAGGCCCATACCAATGCAATAACCCAACCGATAAAGGTCCAACCTAAGAAAAGGTTAAGAACGAATACCTGTGTGCCGAATGATTTTTCATATGCAACAAACGATGGTAGGAAATAGATTGCTACCAATACAAGAAATAATAATAATGATCCCATAGTATGAATATAAATAATTAGTTAACAATAACAAAGGATTTTCCTCTCTTTTTCATCCTACCAATAGGAATATTATAAAAGGAAACATCCTCTCCAGGATTGGAGAATATAATAAGTTTTTCTACTGCTGTGGCTAACAATAGATACCTATGTAAATAGTGACTTCCATGACGCGGTTTACTATAATAGTTTTCCGGCATTGCTGAGTAAAGATTGTATGGAGTAAATGCAGGATTAAATTCCATATAATTAATACCAAACTGTAGAGCAAATTTTTTAACGATTGGCTCTACACCTAATTTACTACCTCCCGATACAATCACCAACTCAGAATCAAATGAGTCTCGAAGTATCATTAGGAATTCCTTTACCTTCGATGCATTAGTATAGTTCAGTGAACCTATCATTCCGATCTTCATGATAATAAAACTTTTATACGGCTCTTTGCCGGACACAAATCTGGCTTGTCCTTAAATTCACAATACTTACAATTTACATTTGCAGGACCTGCAATTGCGGGATATTCCCTATCTACATTGTAACTGCCATCTGGACTGAAACAATCAGCAACAAACTGTTCAATCGATTTTACTAATTTCTTTCTAGTAACGGACCCGGATGCCGGAGTAAATTCCTGTACTCGTTTCTGAGGAAAGACAGATTCCTGTAATATTTTACGTTTAACGATAAAGAATTCAATCTCAACTTTATCTGGATTCAAATTCCATTGACGACTGAAATACTCTTTATACAGAACTAACTGAGAAGTTTTTGTCTTATCCTTCTTAGCATTATCCTTCCAACCCATATAACTAGTCTTGATGTCGTAGATAGTATATGTATCTGAGTTTTCATTATAGATAACTAAATCCATAAATCCAATCAAACGAACCTTAGGATAGTCTTCACGGACACGGATATTTAATGGCATCTCAATACCAATCAGTTTATATCCTTTGCTAGGAAAGTATGCAGAACGCTTCTTCGTTATATGTTCTAGTATCGCAACACCGTCTTCATAATATTCGGCTAACTCTGCAGGACTGGAATAATGTTGACCGAATTTATCCATTTCCTCTTTGTAGATTCGCATCATATTGGTCTGCAATAGGTTTGGCAGATTCATTTGTGATGCTAACTTGATACTCTTATTGAATACAGTATCTAACCATGTCTGTAACGTTTCATGGAAGGCAGATCCAAATGTCAAATTGATATTCGGCTCAGAAACCTTATGTTTCTTTACATAGCACAATTCCCATTGTTTCGGACAACGGGAATACATTGCGTATTGCGAGTATGATATTCTAGCCACGCCTTCTTCTATTTGTGTGGTATTAACGTCGAATATGGTCTTCATTCTATTAAGATATAGAATTAAATTGTAATAACCAAATTATTTTGATAATTGCTGTATGCGCCTATCCAAGTACCAGGCAGCTTTCTTAAGATCTTCCAATTCTTTTGTGGGGTCCTTTTTACCGGCCCGGGAAATGTATTTAACAACATTACCCAAACAAAAGTCTAATTGCCAGGCTTCAATTACTTTGATAGCCTCGTATGTATTGTCTGCACCACCATAATGTGCAGGGTGATTTATTGATTCTTTCATTCTAGTAACTTTTTAATTTCTTTTTCTGTCTTCCCAAACTTAGCAATCAACTCTTTCAATTCATTCTTCCTATCAACCGTTGAGAAGTAAATATCCAAATACTGAATAGCATCCTTCCTACTTATAAGATAATAATCTTTTAGTAACTCTACAAGTCCATCCTGATAATCTTTGGAAGTTTCTTTCTTTATATACTTCAGATATATCTTCTGTTTCGGTAACAACTCTAAATACAATCTATATACCATTTCTTTATCTAATACAGTCATAGTATACTTTTGTAACATTGCTACCAATTCAACATAATCCATACTCATCGAAAGCCAGCGGTTAATCATAAAGGGACTGAAAGCCTTTTTATCGGTTTCAGTCAATTGATCCCACGGTTTCTTCTCTACGGTCAAGTAGTTGATGAAATCGATTATTGATGCTGTCTTAAGGCTCGAGGCTGATTTTTGTACTGTTGTCTGTTTCTTCATCTCTGAACATGCTCTGAATTTCTTTAGGTAATAGGTCTACTGCAATATTTCCGCAATCGTCACAACGGAACACTTGAATCGGAACTATCGCATCCTTTTCGGCACCTATTGCCAGCCTACTCACTTGCTTAAGCATCATCACAGTCTTAAAAAAGAAGCTACCGCAAACGCATTCTATGGTAGGCATCTTACCTAAATCTAAATTTAGGTTCATTTGTTGGTTTCCACCTGTCATTTTATAATATTTAATATGTTAATAAAAAGAGCCATTGCATGTAATTCTTTATCAACCGCGGTAGGTTCAGTTATCTGCGATTCAGCCAACGCCAAAATCACTGAAGCAACATTACCTGTAGCATACGAATCAACATTATCATACAAGAACCCGTATATATCGGAAAAGGAATTACTTCCCGTAGAACTCAACAGTCTCCGTATCTCTTGAAAACATGTTTTCTTATCAGAGGATTTGAGTAATTCTAATATTTGCATCTGATAATTACTTTCAATCACAGATGTCTTATCCAATTCAAATTTACCTCCAATCGAATACTGCTGCAGTGTATTTAGTATCCTACGGATATCCGGATAGGAAGCATTAATTACCATTGCAAGATCTTCCGGAACAAAGGTTACATTCTCTTTCTGCAATATGTTAGCCATCTTTATTGCGATATCCTTTTTGGATGGCGGAACTAGGTGATACAGTTGACACCTACTTTGCAGTGGTTCAATGATTCGTTCCGGGTAATTCGCAGTCAAGATAAACCTAGTATATAATGAGAACGTTTCCATTAGATTACGGAGTGCCGGTTGGGTTGATGTCGGATTTAAAAAATCACTTTCATCAAGGATAACAATCTTTAACGGGTTGAAGCCAGCACTAGAAGCAAAGTTTTTAATCTTGTCTCGAACCAAATCAATATTACGTTCATCCGAAGCATTGATATATAGATAATCACAATTTATCGAATTGACAATGATCTTTGCCAACGTCGTCTTACCGCCACCTGCTCTACCGTGAAACAATAGATTAGGTACATCGTTAGTTTCAATAAACGTTTTAACTTTATTGATTACTGTTTCATTACCTATATATGTATCTAAGGTAGCGGGACGATACTTTTCTGTCCACAAACTATGTTCTGTTCTTATCATAATCAAGTATGCTGAACTTCAACCAGGAAATATTCACTCTTAAAACCATCACCCATACACACAACACGCATCAGGCCTGCATTTGAAACTTCAATAGTACCTGACTTCATATTGGAGTTGGCCTTAAAGATTTCAACCAAATAATTCGAATTAAATGACTTATATTGAACATCACCTTCAACATCAGCCTTAATATCAAAACTGATTCGAGTCGTATTGTTTTTAGAGTAACCAATAATGATTTCAGGAGTGCCTGATTTAGTATTGAATGTGATGTGGCTAATGTCTGGCAATGCTCCCTTTGCTTTGCTAATCTTCCCAATCAAGTCACTCGTAATAGGAACAGACAATTGGAATGATGGAAGATTTTTAGGTTTCGCGGCAGCAGGAATCACACTCAAATCAGCCAACATATATTGGGCCTTCGTGTCGGCATCTCCCAATTCAAAATTGATTGGGCGACCATCGATACTGTTCATCTTAATCGCAAGCGAATCACCGAATACATCCAATACCTTTACAAAGTTAGATGTAATAAAGATACCTACTTCCATGTCATCCATATCAACATCTTCATATACTACTTTACCAATCAGTCCTTTGTCTTCGGTAATGACATCAGTGGATATCTCCTTTCCGGAGATTGACCATTTTACGGCTTCTACATTGCCGCCTAAATTGTACTTCTTAATGAAGTCCGATAATGTACTTTTTAGTTTCATATTTACTTTTATTTATTCAAAATCAAAAAATGTATTTGCTACTTCTGTGTTTGCCGATGGATGAGATCCGCGTGCATATCCTAATTCACGCATACCATACTTAGCATTGTATTTAGAATACAGTGGTTTATATCTTTGATATACTGTAAACGGATCGGAGGATTCAAACATTTCTTTTATACACATACAGAGTTGATAAATCATCGGATCTACAATGTCTTTTAGTATTTCATCATGCGACTGCAACGTCGTCTTGATTGTATTCACCGCATCAAGGAATATATTCAAATTATGATGAACAATAATCTGATACGAGGGAGTTTTAAAATCAACAATGTCCCTATATGTTCTTCCCTTACATGCAACACAATCATCGAACTTACACGGCAACGGGGCATCTAAATTATAATTAACATCTGTCGGACGACCAAAGTGTGCTGTTAAGAAAGTACCAGTCCTGTAATCAGTATTAAAATAGTAACCACCATATACACTCATCAACCCTGGAGAGGATGAATCCGTAGATACTTGTACTTTACCTCCTGTATACTTATTCATTATCTTCTGAAGGTATTCGTAGATAACAAAATCATATACTTTAGATGCACCTAATATGTGCAAGAATTTGCATGAATCTTTAAGGAATTCTTTCTCCTTAATCATAATTGCAAGTGCATACATCAAGTGATCGATTCGACGACAATTACCGAAACCCCAACCTTGAAAATCAAATGCTTTCACCTTTTCATACCAATACCTATAGGTTTCCTCTTCATTTCCCTGCAATACATTTAAGAATGCAGTCTTACCGGTCTGGTTCTTCTCGAAGTATTTGAAATTTTCTAAACTAATATCCAGGCAGTAATCAAATTTACCTTCCAATTTTACTCGGGGCGGTAAATCTAAATTCATTGCAATGTCAGAATTTGCTTCCAACCAATTGAATATCGTTTCTTTGAATGACGGATCCCAAGCAATAGCACCTGTTGCTAATTGAAATCCTCCCGAATCACCTAATACCTGTGCGCCTTCGCAACCGAAGTCCGCATTCGCATCCATGTTCTTATAATGGTGACCTGCAGTAATAAGGAAGTACTTGGTTCGCCACTTTTCAGGATACTCGTCTGTATAGAAGCGAGAAGTCACTCCAGGACGTAATTCGTGGTTTTTCATTAACCAATTCTTACTGGCGCCCGCACTCAGTGAGGGATAATATGAAAATTCTTTTTCGCCAGGAATCTTATCTGGTTGTATCATCTTCGTAACCTTTTATTATTTTATCTACTAATTTTGTTCCGTCAAAAAACTGACCTGCTTTTTCTTCTGTCGTCTTTGCAACCGCTACATACGAGTCATATCTTTCAATCCTATCACGAATTAAATTAACTAAATTGTTTCTATTTTCCAAATAATATTCGTAACTTTCAGTCCAGGTACTCGGATATAAGAATTCTTGGTGATACATTTCTGCATAACTCAAACGCCTAGGCATTAATGGTAATGCCCCAGCTAACATTCCTTCCCAACAACTAATACCTAACGTTTCCTGCAGGTTTGCAGAGAATACCATTTTAGATCTTTTTAATAAGTTATGATATTCCTCTTTCGTTAGATTCTTTTCCTGGCATACTACGAATTCGTATTCAGGCAATTGTTCTGCTAAGTCCTTAAATATATCTACCTGTTTTTCCTTAGAAACTCGATGCGGGAATAGAATTATGTTCTCCTTTTTCGTATCGTTTTCCGGGAAAAGATCCTTAAGGTAATTGAACGGAAATCCTGCTATAACTGCCTTACTAGGATAGAAGTTCATTCCACCCAAAGCATTTGTATAAAATAGTTCAAAATGCCATCTAGTAGCAAAATAATTGAAATCAGATGCTTGATAAATAGAACGTTCGAATGAATAGGACCATGTTTTATGTTTAATCTTTTGACCTAATAAGTCCCAAGCATCATACGATCCTGCGTGCCAAATCGAATGTATTTCAACCGGAATGTCTAACAGGACACTCATATATTTCAACTGTATAATACACGGGTTCCATGCATCAGTGAATACAAACTTATCACCAGGCTTGATACTACCATTATTAAACTCGGATGCAATAAAATTCATCTGAGTATTTTTCCAAATATTAGTACCGGCAAAATTTAAAAATGCACCCGGCGTGGTTTCACCACTCACACTCTCACCTACTACATTGAAAACGTTAAACGGTCGTTTTAAGTCAGTAGCACGTTTCCTAATTAGGCTAGGAATAAAATCCAACCACTCCCCCGTATATCTACTCGGAAGCGGTTCAAGTGACATTACATATATATTATTCATAAATTACCATTTAATATATCCACGAACATAGTACGAATGACGATTTAACCCATCCTCAAAGCCTTTCTTCACTTCATCCAGATTATTTCGATCGTATCCCATAGTCCAAATAAACTGAGTATCAATAATTCCCGTCTTAATAAAATCACAGGTCAATGCCATTTGTTCGTTAAAGTCAGTATTACGTGGTGACGGCATTATAAGAGTATGGCAATTCCAACAGTTCGTGAAAAAGTTAGTCGTTACAGGATCATACGGAGTCGCTGCATAGCAAATCAATGCTTCCAAGTCTGCCAGCTTCTCACCGATAATATGGAAGTTAGATCCTTTAGAAGTCAAATCAATAATAACCTTATAACGCTTTCCAGATGCGATGATATCATCTAATTTATGCAGCGTTGCAACATTATGCCAATGATCACGGTTACTCGATCCTACTACCGTAAACTTATAATCGAATATCTTAAAGTACTGTCCGATAACAACACTCATAAAACCAGAACCTAACAAAAGGATTTCTTCATCTTCATATCCCATCGCTTCCATCATGCCCAATGTCTTGTTTGCAATATTAATTGCACAGGCAGCTGGTTGCAGAATATACTTAGGAGAAGCTTCCGGAATAACTACAAATTCATTCTGCTTTGCTAAATAATAATCGGCATATGCAGGATCAGACCAGGTAGAAACTATATCACCTACCTTTACGCCTGTGATATTCTTTCCTACCTCTACCACCTCTCCCGTGCCTTCGTGGCCCTGCTTTAGGAATGGCATCGGTTCTTCGAAACCTGCATACGCCCCGATATCGCTTCGGCAGATACCGGTCATTATCGTTTTAATTAAAATAGTGTCATCAGTACAGATAGGCATATCTACCATATGCTCTGTAAGGTCACGGTTGCCCGTCGTGTGAAAGTATCGTATTTGTCCCATAAAATTTATTTTTTATTGTTTCTAAAACACTGTGAATCCAACAGTCAATATAATTTTGTATATCTGCCTTCTGTGAATTCATATCTGAAAAGTAATGAATCATTTCTAAATATGCTGATTCAGGACACAATCCAAAATCATACTTCACACTAGGTGTATCATCTTTATATACAATCTCTAATCCAATCTCATTCTCTTTAATCTCCGGAGTCTTCCAAGATGCCTCTATTGTGGTAGGAAATCCTGCAATTGCAGATACCGTTAACTTACAATAATCATCGACATCATATACTCCATTCATATCAACTTTACCGTAGTCCGAAGACTTTATATCTTTTAATGTATAACGTTGTTCAACAGTTACGGGCATTACCGGATAATATTCATTTATTACTCCGAAATAGATACTCAATAAATGCGGAACTAAGTCTGAACTCACACCACTAAATGCAAATTCTTTATTTGTAAACCAACCTCCTGGATTAGGAATTCGATTTGCATTTAACCATTTGATATTTAATGATTGTATATTTTCTTTGTTCTTAGAAATGAGCTTATGAATATCCCGAATGTTCTTGCGAAACATATTGTTCTTAATCATAAAGATGTTGTTACGTTTCGCAAATATCATATCCCATTCAGCCTTTGTCTTGAATCCTGGCTTCTCTACCAAAACCACCTTAGATACCTCATACAACTTCTTTGCTGCTGATAGGTGTAAATAGTTTGGTAAACATATAATCGACATATCAACGGTAGGATGTTTTTCTAACGCAGAGGAAATGTTATGAAACATTGCCTTTTTGTTTGGATCCTTATCGACCGTTATAATATCATACTTATAACGTTTAGATGATTTACATACCTTTTCGTAGAGTTGGCCAATACCCATTCCTACGATCATAACCTTTAATGACATAAGTTAAATATATAAAATTTTTCTTTAAAAATCAAAAAAGCTGGAAACTATTTTTTGCGATTCATCAGGTAATTTTCCGAAATTCAACGCATCATAAAATGATTGTAATTTGTTTTCCAAATTGGATCTGAATGTTTCAGTATAATCAATATTCTTTCGAATAAAGTCCATAATGGATGGAGGATCTGAATTACCTGTAAATGCAATTACTTCTAATCCATATTGGTTTGGAATCAAATGTATCCATTTAATCTTACCACCGCTTTTAATTGGTGGATAGATAGAATCCAAGTTATGTAGTTTTAACATATGGTTATATGCCAATGCTGCCTTAATATGTGCAGGAGTACCTTTTTTGAACTGTAATCCGTTGCATTTAAAACTATCTAAATTCTTGGCTGATGTCGGCTTTGCGATATCTAAGACATCCTGCTCTGGTATTGACCGTTTAAAATCAAGAAGCTTCCTATCAATGGTATCTTTATCTACAAATTTAAGAATATCACTTAGCATTGAATTCATGTAATTTCTAAACATTTTCGGGAAATTACTACGAACAACATCCAGTCCTTTCACTACCACTTTATCTGCAGGAATACCTTTCTCTAAGTCAAATATTTTGTGATAGGCATATCGCTTCTTAGCAATCCAGAAACCGGAACTGATAATCGATTCCTCTTTAAACACTAACCGATTATTGTTTGTGAATAAATGATTTGTTGCAAACAATTCTAAGTTACTATTAATGAACTCTGCCAATTTAGCCGACATATCACGTATCTGCGATACCTCGTCACCATTATGTTTGATTATCTTATCCAATTGGAAATAGCAACTATCAGTATCAGAATACTTACAATAATCTTCATTAGAATCTACCTTATATGTATTCTTGATGTAATAGTTACCCATTATATCTGCAAAGCGAAGTGCATCCTGTCCAGTGATGGTCACCGCTTCTACATTATCAATATTATAAAACCTGAATGAACTCAAACCTAAAACACCATACATAGAGTTCAACAGGATCTTGGTAACGTACTGCAATGAATCATAATAGTATTCCATTGAAGCATTACCTTCTTTGGCATACTTAACCATTAAACGTTTATATTCAACCCTTTCTTCAAACCATTTCTCTAGGATTGCAGGGATGAATCCTTTATTCTTCGTAATATATACTGCACCATTACCCGCAACACAATACTGATTAGTATGTAACCATTTTTTAAACTCATCTAGTGTAAACAGTTGAAGCTTACCATTACGGTATTTGAATGTAAGTTTAGATGGATTAGTCTCAATGCCTTTATGTTTAGCCATCATACTAACATTGACCCACTCCTCTAACTTTCCTATTAGGGTCTCACCAGAAATATTACATGTCATGATAACTGACGGATACAGAGATGTAGCATCCAATGCAGTCATCCATTTATATCTTCCCGGAATAGGCGGCTTTACATATGCACCCTCTGCCGTTTCCTGTTCTTCATCATCTCTACGTTCAACTCTTGCAGGACCGTTCGGACCTACAATACCAATACGTTTCATATAAGTAAGCAGTGCACCATCCAAGTACCTAGAAGAGTGCCATATTGCACTGTATGGTACATGTCCCTTGTGACACAATTTCATTGTGATGTCAATGTAATCTAACTTATCATCGATACCACTAACCAACCTAACGTCATTCAGGTTATACTCAATAAACTTCTCAATATCGTTACGATACAAGTCATCTAAAGTACCGGTATATTCAGTCTTTCCTTTACCAATTATCTTCTTTGCAATAGCATCTAGTGTGTATGAAGGTTCCTCATTGGGAGTAAATTTCTTATACAATGCCAGATAATCTAAACAATTGACGCCAGCAATCTCGTATATACTAGATTCGTACTTTCTCTCTACAATACCAATTGGACTTAATGTTTTCATTGCATCTTCACCCAGCAGATACTGTAGTCTACCACACAGATATGGTATATCAAAGAAATCAATATTCCATCCGGTTATAACGGTAGGTTTGTATTTCGAATATACTGCCAGGAAAGAAAGTAAAAGATCCTGCTCATCTTTACATGAACGGATCATTACACCATCACCCTCATATGATTGTATCTTACTTTCAGGATCTAAAATGAAACATATCTCTTTTCTACTAGGTTTGAATTCTAGAGAGATAGCCGTAATTGCATTTACAGGATTATCCAGGTCCGGATAGTTTTTTGTGGAATCAACCTCAATATCGATATTCAATATCCTGTGGTTGGTTGATATATTATCGGAGTCTGTATAGTGATCGATTAGTATCCTAGTATCTACCGGAACATCTGATTCATATATCAACCCCGCTTCAACATCTTCCTTCGACCATTTACCTACACGCCTAACTCGTTTACCGTCAATTGTAGTAAACTCACCTGAACTATCTACTTTATAGGCATACGGTTTATATTGAAATTGTAAATGTCCCTTTTCATCGTCCCACAAGTGTACGACACCAGACTTTCGATTGTAATATATTGATTGGTACACTAATTATTTACCCTCAAAACGTTTAACGAAATTATAAAACTCTTCACGTACTGCTGGAGTTTCAATAAAACCGCCAGACAGTTTAGAAGTAATCATCATACTATCATGCTTTACTCCTCGTATACATGCACACTGATGCTCAGCCTCAATCATAACAGCAATACCCTTATTCCCCTGTATCGTTTCATCCAGGAAGGAATGAATCTGCTGAGTCAGATTTTCTTGAACCTGCGGTCTACGTGAAAACCACTCAACAGTTCGATTTAATTTACTCAGACCAATTATCTTTCCTGTAGAGTCTGGAATATATGCAACATATGCTTTGCCTACGAATGGCAAATGGTGGTGGCTGCATATGGATTTTACGTCAATTTTTCCCTGAAAGACAATCCCATCATATCCATTGACATTATCAAATGCAGTAATTTTAGGCTTATCAGTATAACAACCTACAATTAAGTCCTCTACATACGCCTTCGCAACACGATGCGGAGTATCAGACATATTGGGGTCATTCCTCCAATCAAAACCTAAAGCATCAAGATATTTTGCATATGCCTTTTCGGCACGTTTGATAATACGACGACGTTCCTTTTCGCTTAACGGAATGTTGTCATTTGAATTCTTTAAAAGTATCATAACATGAATATAGTAAAAATAAAATAAACTTACAATTATTGTACGTAAATATTCTCTAAATTACGTAACGATCCATTTAGATCTAAACCGTAACCATAAACCCAGGCATCGTTTTCAATCTCAAAACAGGAGTAATCAACAATTTTAGGAGATGATTTCCTGGTTAACATAGTAACTGTAATGATATGCTTCGGATTATGTTTTAAGAGATGTTCTTTAAGGAATACAAGTGTATTGCCAGAATCGCAAATATCATCTACAATAACAACCGTTCTATCAGATATGTCCGTTTCAATATCTTTTGTCATTTCAACCGTACCACGTTCTGTTCCTTGATACGATTTCAATCGAATAAAATCAACTTCATGTGGTATATTGATTTCTTTGGTTAATGAATCAAAAAACATATATGCTCCATTCAATACACATATAAATAACGGTATATCGTTTGGAGTTTTAGAACGCAGTACGGTGTTTAGCTGGTGTGCTACGGATTGTACTTTCTTATGTATCGTATTTGTATCGTATAACCTGTTCATAATAAAATTAACTTAAAAAGCGAAGCTTATAAAGAGTACTATTCACCAACTCTTCAACAGTATCGATCTGATTCTGAATATATGAATCTTGTATTGCAGACCTGGTGCTACTGATAATTGAAAGGAGTGCTTTCAAATATCCGATAACAGTCGCTTTTCCGCTGTATTGAATAACATTATAGCTTTGATATCCTTCTAAAATACCGTACTTACCTTGGTACGATTCTACCAACCCATCAACTAATCCTACAATACCATCGTAATATGCGCCTAAAGCAACATGCTCGGCATAAGAATTAGTTTGTAAATGAAACACATGAGTCTGTGTTCTAGAGTGCATTAAATGCGATATTAGTTTAACGAACTGTTCCATATATTAATAAATATGTAGTAGGATAAAAAAAAAATAAAATAAAGGGAGAAACTCTCCCTTTATTTTGTATTACGGATTAAGCACTCACCATATCGGAGTTCTTAGTACGACGACGTGCTAAGTTATAAGCATTGCTGATGATTGCTTTGTTATAACTTTCAGCACGCAGAACCTTTGAGATGAATGATACTGAGTAAGCATCACCCATACGTTCTTGAATTTTACGAGCATCGCCCGTACGTTTCCGCGAATTGTAGACAGCCAATTGGGCCATCGGATTGTTTCTGAGACTCATTTTTGTTTTTGTTTTGTGATTAAATAATTTCGTCAATAAACTTATATCGTAGTGCTTCTTCTGAGGATATATACCAATCTAATTTAGTACGTTTTATCGTATCTAACTGCTTACGTTTTATGGCCGTTTTCGAGATTAAGTAATTATCATACTGTGCCATAATTCGAGCAGTCTCTTCTAAATTCTCTTTTAATGTCGATAGCTTTTCCTGTACGGGAGTATCCAAACATTCATGATACATATATGTTGCTAATGAATGACCGAACCTTTTATGACCAGAAACTAAAATTAATAGTGCCATCGACATAGCATGGCCATAACATATTGTATGTACTGGAGTCTTAGATGTTTCAATAACGCCAATCAATCCAAACCCATCATATATAGTACCACCGGGGCTATTGATAATAATACGAATCGGTTTGCGTTCATAACCTACCACAGATTCTTCAGAAGAATCGTCTTCATCATTTATATCGCATATTGTCTGTATCATATCGGCCACGTTCTCATGGTTCACCTCACCGGATAATATGATCGTTCTGGATAAATTATCTTTATCGATACTCTGTTTCTCTTTACGTGCCATAATCATTCAAATTCTAAATACTCATCAGTTAAATCTTTTAAACGTTGTAGAACATCGTCAGAAGTGTGGCCATCAAATTTAGGCGCATGTTCTAAATCGATAGCAAAACTGCAATCATCCCACTTGGAATCTGGTAAATGATAAGTAATCTGGTTTCCTGGAATCGCATTAATTCCTAAAATAAACCAACCATCCCACTCATCACCATCGGAATGTTTTTTGCTTCTCCAAACAATCGGACTAAATAATGATTCGTCAGCTGAAAACATCTTGCATAAGTTAATGTACAATTCAATTCGATGGTTGTACAGTTCTCCGAAAGTATGATATCCATCTGAAATCAAGTCAGTATTGACTTTGGATTCCTTTATTGTTTTATTAATCTGATTCGCGTCCATAATATTGATATAGTATCTAATATAGAATAATTAGTTGATACTAACAAGTTGATAAGATCGGGATGTGAAAAAGAATCATTGCACAAACCTAACAAATGTAACAGTTCAGTCATTTAAATTAGTTATAAGTAACCACGCAATTATGATTAAAATCAAAGCAAAACATACCCAATAGAAAGGCATCATAAGATATTCTTAAGCATCATACTCTATGTCAGCGAGGATCATAAGCAATTCCGATTCACGGAACAACAGATATTCTTCACCATCTACTTTGACTTCCTGCCCGGTCCCGAACGGAATCATTACTTGATCTCCCACTCTAGTAGACATTGGGATCTTTATACCATTCTGTGTATATAGTCCTTCACCAACTGCAATAACGGTTGCTAGTTTGACATCAAGGTTATGTACAGTTTCTGGAATGATAATACCACCGAGAGTTTTGTTTTCTTTGTTTTTAATTTCTTTTACTAGGACTCGGTCACCTAGCGGCATCAGTCGTTTTGTCATAACTTTCCTCTTTAATTAATTTATGATAGTCTCGTAATTTCGCAGCTGCTTCATAATCTTCTATCCGTACTGCATATGATTCCATATCGACTAACATCCTATCAAAATCCATGTCAAACTCTTCCTCTAATATGGATTGTATCATTAGTTTATGAATCAATGAAAGATTCGAAGATGCTAATTCAGGATGATAATTGTATGATTCCAACATGCTGGTAGGAAGCTCAACGCCCGACTGAATTAACTTAAGTAATATAGCAGCTTTTAATCTACCTACCAAATCATTTTTCATAACATTGTATTTTAGTTTGGAACTTCTTCGGAAGGAAATTCACTTTCTATTCTTAATTTGACGTCATTGTTATTTTTGTTTATCTTTTCAATGACATTTCCTAATAGAGTAGCGCCTATTATACTACCGAATACCGCAATGAAATCTGCAGATAATGTAGTACCACCACTCAAATCTACAATGCCCGCGGCAAGTAAAAATAGAAATGAAATCAATCCAATAACTCGTTTACTTGAAACGTCATCACTACTTGATACTAATTTTTTAACGAATGCCTTCATATCTATAAATATGAATCAATTCGATAACGGTGCTTTAATTGTTGGGTGTGATATATACGTCTCCTGTAACACCACTTGCTCCTCCGGTAATTAATATAGATGAACCGTCTGTAAAAGTAACTGTGTATCCTTTATATCTACCATTTGACTTGAAACTTTCTATTGTTTTGCCTTTAAGAGAAGCATTTGGATTATTCATTAAATTATCTTCGTTCAGAATGGTTTGAACTTCTTCCCTTATGATTTGTTGTAGTTCTGATTTTTTCATAGTTTATCTTTATTATAAATATGAATCAATTCGATAAAAGTGCTTTAATGGTTGGGTGTGATTGATAGTTGTTTAAATAAAAATCTTCAAACACTAACTTATCCCAATTACCCGACCCTGGTTGTAAGCATGATGGTAATGTTATGGTTGGTAATGGATATGGTTCTCTTGTTCGTTTTGGTAATTTAGAAACATATTCCATTCTATATTCATAATTAGCAGCATCCATACCAGACTGTTGTAAATGTTCTAAGATTTCCTCTTGTGTAAATTCTCTTCCAATCTGTTCTTTAGCTTGTTCAATATGATTTGAATATAAATGTACATCACCCAAGTTTCCAATTAATTCATCAGGAACCATATTAACTTCTTTAGCAATTATCTCCAACAACAATCCATAGGAAGCGATGTTAAATGGCAAGCCCAGAAAAGTATCTACTGAACGTTGATTCCACATTAAAGAGATTGCTCTGGTTGGAACATTAAGTTGATTAAGTGTTTTTTCATTTTCTTCTTTAAAATGCGTTTCAAACAATTTAATATCATCACTAGTATGTTGACTAAGTGACATATATTTACTTTGCCATAATCTAAATCTTTCTTCAAAACTCAACTCTCTTGTATAAACTTGAAATCCATAATGACATGGTGGAAGAACCATATTATCTAATTCACCAACATTCCAAGCATTAACCATTATACGTCTTGAATCTGGGTTTGTTTTTAATTCATTAATTAAGCCCAGAATTTGGTCTATAACTGTTTGGTCCATTTCATCATAAATGTTTTCATATGAACCATCTGTTGATAAATACATTTTCTTTTTAGTCCATCTTCTCCATTGCTTCCCATAGATTGGTCCTAATTCACCCCACTTCTTAGCAAACTCATCATCTGTTTTGATTTTATTGATGAATTCTTCTTTTGATATATCTCCACAGTCGCACGTATTGGTATGGCCACAATAACACTTTCCATCTCTATTTTGATACGCCTTGTAAGCATCACCATCCCAAATGTGACAATCATTATCAACAAGGAATTTGATGTTTGTGTCGCCACGGAGAAACCATATGAGCTCTGTAACTATTCCTTTCCAATACATCTTCTTTGTAGTGATCAACGGAAACCCTGCACTCATTCTATGTCTTATCTGTCTACCGAATACAGATAGTGTATCACCATTTCTGGTTTGTTTTTTGGTACCATTATCAAGAATGTCTTGTAAGAGTGCTTGGTATTGTTTATCTAATGAGTTCATTCCGTTATTAATTTTTGTAAGAACTCTTCTTTTGTTAATGGAGTTCCATCTTCGTGTTTATATTTCATAACTTAAATGTAGGAAATTAATTTGAGATTTACAACACCTTTACATAAATCTCATCACCATCTATTTTAGTGATTTCCATTCGAGTGTTTCTTGGAAAAATAAACTCTGCTTCACCTTCTGCCATCATCATTGGTAGTGGTGCTTGTGCTGCTTTGTTAAGTGCTCCTGTCAATATCAACACTGCACCTTTCCCAGTACGTCTTGCAAAATGCTCTGCTGTTGTGTAGTCCTCTGTTGTGGACATGAATGCCTTGTCTATAAAATTTTTAGACCTTGCTGTAATTATCGTTTGGTATAACTCTTTACCAATACCTCTATATAACTCGCTTCCAGTAAACTTTGGAGCTACCTCTATGTACTGATCTATTAGTGCTGCCTTTGGTGGTAGTTTGTCTGCTCGTAGAGACTTATTCATCCTACCATACAAGCTTGCTGTGTAGCCTTGTGCAGCTTTGTTTAACTCTTTTGTTTTCTCTATCCCCACCTTTTTTACTATGGGTAGTAGTCTGTTTAACTCACGCTTGTAGCCTGGCTTTTGTCTTTCTTCGTTGTGGTACTTATTTTGGACAAGATCAAAGCGTAACAGCTCTTGTTCTATTTGAGCAACAGTATCATTGGCTCCTTCTAGTAGGTCTTTAAGCTTGATCATGTTACTCAGTTTGATTGATAATCAGCTCCAAGCTTCTGTGCAAGTTTTTCCCAATAACCATCACTCCTATCATCCTCTATGACTAACACTCTTTCGGTTATGGGATTGAACCTTTTTGCTCCAAAGTCAAACATAGCTTTAATAATATCGCCAGTTACACCTGAATATTTGTTTGCTGTTGCGTTAGCTACGACTAGGTTAAGGGTCTCACCTTCTGCATACAAGTTGAAAGCAAGGTAGTAATGTCTACGATTACCCTCTCCCCACATTGATGCTGCTGACGGATCATCTTTATCTGTGCTAACATAAATGTAATCTTCTTGATCGAAATATAATTTTACTTTTGGATATTTTTTTGCAAATATTTGTGTGATTATTGGCTTTACCTCATTAAGTTCAGCTTCTTCCAATTCACCATCAGTTAATTCTTTAAGTACTTTATTAATTTCTTCTTTAATAATAGTTCTTAATTCTGATTTTTTCATTGGGTGTCCTTTAATAATAAATATGGTGATAAATGGAAAAACACTACTTATCTTTAACTTTTTTTAGATAATCTTCGTAAAGTTTGTCATCTGATTTACCACCCCAATTACGCCAACCAGCCCCATAAATCGGGATGGAATATGTTTCTTTATCTGAGTTGTTCGTTTCCTTCATAAGTTATACGCCGGTCTTTTTATTCCAAATAGTTACATGTAACCTATCTGTAAATCTGACACCTTCCCTGATAGCTAGGTCAGCAGCTAATTCCCTAGTATTGTTTAATTCTTCCTGCGTCTGTCCTTCAGGCATAATTACGATTTTATCTTTTGTAATAAAACCAGGAGTTATATAATCGTTTTGTATTTCATTCCAATCAGCTTCACTGTTAACCACGAACTTAAAGATAGAATTCGGTAAACTTCCCATATATGCAAGAACAAGTGGCTTGATCCTAACTTTTTCTTTCATCCCGGAATTGTTTAATTTCGGGCTATTGTTCCACCAATCTACTAATTCTACGAACTCGGTTGTTGGCATAAGAACTGCCTCGTTTTCTACCTCAACATACGGTTTAAATCCATATTTATCCTTAAATGCTGTTAAGAAGGCAATACATTCCTTCTCCTGTTTTAATGGAGACCCACCGGTCAATATCAAATGCTGGCCGGTTTTGAATCTTTCTACTAGTCCGATAGATTCAAACATATCGAAAATCTCATCGAAGGAATATTCATTGCCCTCAGGCCAAACATCTAACGTGTCACACCACACACATTTCAATGTGCAGCCTTGAAGCCGTATAAATGTAGATATCACACCCGCATGCGGGCCTTCGCCTTGTATAGTATCTGAAAACATTTCGGCGATTGCTAATTTATCCGTACCATTTACTTTTTTGGTGAAGGTAGGTTTCTGTTGTATTAATGTTATTGGCATAACCATTTACTTTTTTAAAAGATAAGAAAAAACCTTAGGGCAAACAAATTTATTGAATACTTAATTTTTTAATCTTATTCTTGGCTACTGGAATTGTTACAACTAACAGACCATTTTCTAATTTGGCCGTTGCCCTTGTAACATCATATTTAGCAGAAATTTTGTAGCCTAAGTTAAAAGAACTACGTTTGATACCACGATATAACGTTTTTCTGGTATCGGTGTTTGTTTGTTTGTTATAACTGATATGTACACATGCATCCTCTAAGGTTACATCCACATCATCTTTTGTTAAACCAACACAAGCCACCTCAATTGATAGTGTCTCTTCGGTTTCATAAATGTCTACGGGATGTACTCTAGATACTGTGTTCGTTAATGCACTGAAAGCATTGTCTGTCGTGTTAAAGAAATCACGAAATAGGATGTCAAAGCTATCCATAAAAACTCCTTTTTTTTAATTGTTACTTGAATCAATTAATCTATTTGTACTGCCCTAAGGTCTATTATAAATATAATGAAACAGTTTGAAAACTACAAATCAAACACCGGTACTTCCATGACCGCCGGTTCCACGTGCAGTCTCTCCCAATGAATCTGTTTCTACCAATTCTGTTTGCGGTACTGGCATAATTACCAACTGTGCGGCTTTGTCGCCTATCATATAACGTTTAGAGAAGATGTTATTTATCTTTGTAAATGATATCTGAATCTCCCCACGATAATCTGCATCTATAACACCAACAGAGTTTGTTAGGCGTATATCATAATTACGTATACTACTTCTAGGAAACACTAACCCTACATACCCGGGAGGGATTTCTAATGCAATATCCGTACCGTATATTACTTTCTTATCATCGTTTTCAATTATCTTACTTACATACAAGTCAAAACCTGCATCTGTGGGATGTGCCTTAGATGGCATTACTGCGGCAGCCGCTAAACGTTTTACTTTAATCTGAACCATAACCTAATATAAGAATTATTTTCCTTTTCTCCAACCGCCACCGGCTTTCTTATACATTTTAGCTGCCCATGCATTTGCATACGCTGACGGGTAAACATCAAACTTCTTTTTGGCTTGACCCTTATAGTAAGACCACTTTGAGGGATCTGTAGGTATATTCTTTTCTAAGAATAAATTTAACCTTTCCGTTAATTTTTTGAGGGTCACCTTATCGTAACCTGAACCATATGGCGCTGATTTGCCAGTATCGGTATATGTTTTTGGATCTAAATTTTCTTTTTTCATTTAAATTATTTATTTTAAGGGTCCGCCCATTAACCAAGCGTCACATGTACGATCGCCGGCACATTTAAACCAAAACAACTCGCAAAATCCTAAGTTAGCGAGTTCATTTATTTGTTTACCATCATCACCCAAAGCCTTTTCTATCTTTGCAAGAGTAGTTTTACTTTGATCGAACGCAGCACAATTTTTACACCTACTAGTCTTTGCGTGCTCAACAGTGGTATTCCATAATTGCGCCTTCTGTTCCCAAAATTCTTCCGACGTAGCCTCGTCCCTAGGATTCAATGGACCGTAACCATATTCTTTTATAGTATGATTTCTATTTAAGGTATTAAGATCCAAATCTTCTATCGCATCTTCAGGATTCACTGGTTTGTTACCGATTTCTTTTTCTTTTTCAATAGCAGCTGGAGTAATATACCCAGGAAAATCAGCTAGATTTTTTGATTCTAAAACAATATCCTTTGCGATATTTTTTAATGAGGTAAGTTTCATATTAATAATTATATAGTTGGAATTAGTTTGTATGATTGTTCTCCGAACAAAATCATCGATCTTGTATCTGCCTGTTTAAATGCATCAATCTTATTTTTTCTTGCAAGATCATTATAACGTACTATGGTAGGAATGCAGGCTAACCATTCACTCGAGTGCATTATCGATTCTACACATCTCGTAGCCTGCAGCATTTCTTCAATAGAATCATAATCCCATTCAATATGAACAATAGGTTCTACTCGATTGTTGTTATAGAAATCTATACATAGATCCAAACCACATTTAAAGTTTACAGATAATATTCTGAATAATTCCGGACGTCGTTGTGCATATGAACTTAATTGCTCTCTAGCAGCACCTACTATAGTAAACTTAAATACGAAGTGACTATGATCTAATACCAAAGAACTATTATCCTTATTTAACTGCTCGAACCAAGTATACAGCATCGCATTTGTACCTGCAGTCTGACCACCATCTTTATACCAAGTATTGTCTTTATTTAATTGTATACCGTTATGTAGGTAGTAGGCCTGTTCTATCTCATTCAAATCAAATCCCTCATGGTCAATGTGACAGGCACCGTTAAGTAACAATTCTTCAGCAATATCATCAGGTAATGGATTACATACTACCTGGGTTTCTATTGTCGGCAATATATTACACTGATAATCGAATGATACCATTATACCATTATTTTTATCATTTTTATAAAATTCGTTTTACTATCAGAAAAGTCCGGATCCTTATCATCGAAGTATTTAGTTTCAAACGTTCCTCCAGTCTTTTCAATCAAACAAACCGTAGCATCAAATTGTTCCAATCCATTGAGCATATATATGATACCAAAGTAAGCATATTTATCAGTTACTCTCGCCATATAACTAGCATCGGAAATAATTTGACTCATTTGACCTAAATCAGTTAATGGTGCAATAAACACATATTCTTTGTCTTTTAATCCTAAGTATTTAAACATAGGTTTACAATTGAATTGTGTATAGAATTCATTGAAAAATGGCATTGCCATTACTGAAGGATCTAGATGATCTTCTTTAAGGATTGATTTTAACTTTATCATTTTCCGGGTTTATTTTGTAATTTCTTATTGGCTAAGATTTCAGATATACGTTCCATATCTGGAACGTTATATGGTTTATCAGTTAATGCATTAATCAAAGTCAAATTAACCTTTTTATCAGATAAACGACGGGCTACTGCATTTAAGTTTTTCACACTGTCATCCATGAATTTTATATTCTGATATCCATTGTTTACTTGCGTTTCAATCCAATCTGCTTTTACTTCAGGGTCGCTACTGCCTACTGCAATAACATAGGCATTAATGCCATAATTATCACGTAAATGCTTCATTATTGGAAATGCAACGCGTCTTGCAGTTAAAATCGTAGTTTTAATAGATGGATTGCGTAATGACCGTTTAATTTGGTCTATGTTACGGCTAATAGGCAATGAATTGTGAATGATTTTATCAAAATTGGAAAAATCATAACGTTCTCCAGGTTTCAATCTATATGTAGCAAAAGTATCACTTTTCAATTCATATTTCGAACCATCCGGACGTTTTACAATTACAGTTGCATTTGTCTTTACCAATGTATCATCAAAGTCATATACATGTAATGTTTTTCCATGGGCTTCGGAAACGCCCGTTTTCACTTTGATTGGATTACGTACACCTAACTTTTCAATAACCCGTATAGCCTTATCTATATCAGCAGGATTACTAGGTGTATATTCTCTTAGTGCGATTTCTTTTTTAATTCCCGTTTTCACGAGATTAACTTTAATTTTATCTTTACCTATTGCCCATGCAGCAGTAAGTCTATGATGACCATCGTATATAGCCATCTCACCGTCTGGGAACTGAACTACGTTTATTGTAGCCGTATCATCAAAACTCGTTATTGTTTGTTTAACTTTGTTGCTTTGTATGTTTGGTTGAGTTATATGAACATCGTTAACAGATACAAATTCAATATTATTTTTGGCTTTATTTTTTTCAAATGCCTCTATAACTTCACTGTAAGAATGTTTACTTTTATTAAAAATTCCATCTATTCTCTTTGCATCGTTAAATATTTTGCCGTGTGGCAGTCTATCAATTTTATCATAAGCTGTATTAACGCTTATACTTTCTTTAACTCCTGTTTTAACTTTAATAGGTTTTTGTCCTTTACTACGTTCTCCACCTTTTTTAGCATCGCCCCCCTTTTTCTGAGCAGCTCTTTTTCTTTTTACAAATGCTGCTCTACCTGCTTTCCCTAACTTACGAGCCTTTTCTTTTGATAAACAAGCTGCATACGCGTCACCTTCTTTTGCATCACCACACTTGCCAACACGATCACCACTCGTATTATAGCGATCCCAACCGCCCCCGCCAACACCGCCCTTCTTCCCTTTACCGAACCAAGCACGCAAGTCTTCTTTTAGTTTACCGGTTAAGAGTTTAGCACCGAATACGGTTTTAGGTAAATCTTCTGGATATACCATCATGTCATCGCCCTGTTGTGCCAAATATTTACGAAGCTTTTCTAACTTCTTCATATGACGTTCCGTTTCGGCCTGGTTCATAGTAGCACCCTGCTCCCGAACTAACCGATTATATATATCCATCAATTTAATCACACTAAATCCGATTCTTTGAGTAATGTATAGGTAAATTTATTGTTTACGGTCGCTTTATAGAATTCACAGATATCCAACACAACTCCTAAATTTTTGGCGGTAGGAAATACCTGGCATCCAGCACTCCACTTATCAATTGAAATGCTTTCGCCATCTGCCTTGGCTCTGTGAATATTGATACCGAAAAAACCAAACTCAGTCTTTCCCGTTTCTTCAGCAAACGTATCTTTATCAGCATCACGATATACAGTAACCATGTTGCCGGTCTGAACCAATGCTGGATGGCTGTTATCGCGTTTATGAAAACCTAATTGATATGCATCTTTATACTGTCCGGGCTTAAGTACTGCGGTGCCTAATGATGACATTGGATTCTTCAACCAATAGACTCCCGGATCCGTAGTGATTGTGAATACTTTTATTGCAGGTTTTCCTATCGCGTTCCGATGTTGTGCAGCTGCGTATAATGTTTTACTCCCAATCTTTCCATCAACCTTTAGTTCATTACCGTTAGCATCACGGAAGCCAAATACATTTAGAAATTTTTGTTGAACATCGGGCCTGGTAGAGAATGAGGTAGGCATCGCAGGTACTATATATGCGATTGCAAATAAATCGTTGAATACGTTTGGTACATCTAATTTAGTACGTATACCTATTAGATTTGGTCGATCTTCGTACCAAACGTATCCTTTCGATTCTATCGTTTTCTTTAGTAAGTCATAAGTAACTGTCATAGTGTTCTATTTATAATAAATATAAACGAACACTTTATTTGATTTCGCAAGCACCACCGGCGCAGGCTAATTCACCAGATAAATCTGTGTTATCATCTAACTCAATTACATGACGCAGATCTACTTCTGTTAACGATTTCATTAATTCGTGGTATCGTTCTTCTGTAATATCCTCAAACGGACTTTGTATATATGTATGATCCGAATACGGAAGTACTGATAGACCGCTATATGCATCACGATTTTCCCACATCCACTCACCCACAGGTTCCCATTCTTCTGGTTTAAGTGATACCGTTGCTGATATATTGTGCATATTAGATCCGGTACGGTGACCTGGTTCGATCCACTCTTTACGTACACGCTTAACACGTTCTAACAATTCTAAAGCAGACTCAGTACGTAAAATAGATCCGGTCGGCGCTTTTTGTGGTATTCCAATGACTGCGGTATCGTGCGGTCGGAAATATTCATCCTCAACCAATGCAGGATGATTTAGTGCTAAATAAGAATAGATTGCTTCATTCTTTCCTACACGGATTCGACGAATATAGTAATCATTATGCCATGCATGAATACCGGATGAAGTACCTAATACCAATGAACTAGTACCGGATGGCTTTACCGTTGTGGTACGTGCTGCTTTATTAATTCCTAAAATTTCCGCTACGCGAGCATTTTCTTCTTTAACTAATTTAGCTGCTTGTTTAATATCATAATCAAATACTTTGTTTGAACCGATACCTGTCATACCTACTCCAATAAGAGCTTCTTTCTCCGTAGTACGTCTCCATACATCTCTTAAATAATGAAAGTCAGTATAACCTGCTTGCAATGTTCCAATGAACGCAGCACCTTTAACTCTTTGATTAAAGTCTTCTTGCGATTCAATATCGCTTACATTTACTTCACAAAGGTTACAGAATTGATATGGTCTTAATGCAATCTCCGCACAAGGATTAGTTCCCCAATCTTTATCGTTAGTAAAGAAGATACCTGGCTCTCCTGCTCCTGAAGCTTCAATACGTTTCCATAAGTCCATAAAATATTCTTTAGTTACTTTATGTCTTACAAGTGCTGCTGAGTTATTTGCACGACCACGCTGCGGGTTGAGTTCCCACCATGCGCCCGACTTACAAGCAATCATTTCATCGTCATCAGCACTGAATAAAGAAATAAGTGCAGCACGACGAATACCACCTGCCAATACAGCATCTGCAATATGGCATACAATATCATGAACTTCTATCGGACTTAATTTATCGCCGTTATGTTTTGAATCTAGGATTCCTTCAATCTTAATTAAGCACTCTTTAAGCGGTTGAGGTCCTGGTGCCTTACCACCTGAAGTTACTAACCGTGCTCCCTTCGGCCGAATATCTGAAAAATCAAATTCAACTCTAGGTGATCCAGAAAAGTAACTCTTAGTGAGAGTCTTTATTGCATCTGCCCAACCTTCAATTGAATCTGCAATAAGATACCTACGTTTACGGTCACTATTAGGTTTACGTATTTCTGGTAACTTTTCTACATGATGCTTTTGTACACTGAAACCTACTCCAGTACCACCTAAAAGTAAAAACATCGTTTCACTAAAAGCACGGATATCATCAATTGGCAAATATGCACAATTGTATATTCGATTCGGAGAGATTTCAATCGGCTTGCCTGCAAACTGCATTGACCTCATAGATGGTAATATTTTTTTATCATATACCAACTTATAAACCTCTTTAATCTCATCGGTTAACTGGGGATACTTTTTAAGATGCATCTCCATATTCCTGGTAACTATTTCATTCCAGGTTTCGCGCCTTTCTAGATACTGCTGATACTTGGCGTATTTCATAAAAGTAGAAATTTCGCTTAATATCGAATTCGATAATTCCATTAATCCTTTCCTCGTTTAATAAATTAAATAATATTCGTTCTCATCCGAAACATTTATAGATGACTGTAGCGCTGACATCATCTATAAATATCTTATTCGAAGCCTTCTCCCTTAATCTCCTGATACTTTCTTCCTAAAAGTTTTCGCATTGCTTCGGCACCACCATCCATTTGTTTCTGTGCCTGCTTTCCATCAGAGGATGTATCTGCGAATATTTGTATCTGTCCGTTACTAGTATTAATTTTGGAAGGAAGAGTAATACCATCCGGACCAAATCGATTTTTAATCAAGTGCCAACGACCCGTGCCCGCTATCTTATCATTTATTTTTCTAGAGAGGGAAATAACAAAATCAGCAACCATTACTTTACCAAATGACTGCGCAATCTTATCTGCTTCAATCACTTCCGATTCGGTGCTTGATCTATTAGCTTGCGAAGCTGTCCACACGGGTACTTCATATTCACCTGCCAATCCTCGCATCTCCTCATAGATAATCTCTATTTCTTCATGTCGTTTCTCATTACCCGGTCCCTTGAGTAGATCACCATAATCTATAATGATTAGATCCGGATTGAATCCTAGCATCTTACATTTTTCGATGTGTGCCTTTAATCCATTTACCGATGTCGACTTGGTAGGATAGTACTTAATCACCAACCCACCCTTTAACGAATTGAGAGTCTGCTGTATCTCATTAATATGATACTTCAAGTTTTGATTGATGATACCAGTCAACACAGAATCATAACGAAGACCTACATACGCTTCATTCAACTCCATAGTATAGTGTATCACCTTTAACCCTTGCCGAATTGCATGTGCACCGATATTAACCAAAGACCACGACTTTCCCGCTCCAGGACCTGCAACGAATACTCCCAACTCTCCCTTTCCTAATCCTCCCTGAGTCAATTCATTAATAACGTCCCAAGGAGTAGCCCTTACATGCCGTACTGCTTCAGTGTATCGATCCTCTATATGTAGCATGTATTCATGGCCGATATTTTTATCTGCACCAGCACGTAATGCTAAGTCAATCTTACGTTTAATGTTTTCATAATCACCATTCTTTAGTAGATCGACTGATTGGATGATTGCTTTCTTTATCTCTTGATTCTTACAAAAGTCTAGAGTCTTCTCTTTAATAAATGGCAGATCCGTGGATTCTACTTGTTTCCATGATTCTTTAAGATGATCAATCACTTCGGATTTCAATAAATCATCCTTAATATCTTGAATCTTTACTTTTAACGCTTCTAATGAAGGCGGAGTCTTATACTGTGAGGAGTATTGAATTATATTCTCAATCAACCATTTATTGGCCTCGTTTTCAAAATATCCTGGATCTAATATATCCTGACTCTGTTGAAGGAACAATTTGTCTGTCAGTAACGAGGTTATGACCTTTATCTGAAAATTGTACCCATATTCACTTAATCTATCACTCATACGTCTGAATATATTTTAAAAATCGAAATAATACAAATTATTCTCTTGGCATAGCGGATAAATACCCAAAACTAGTACGTAGCCAAGTGTCAATATCTTTTATTACAGTAAACATCTTATCCATCATGAACATACGTTTAAACTGAGCAATATTGTATTCGTTGGTGGGACGTGCTGCAAAATCTAACAACATTAGTTTTGCGTTGCCGTTAATATCCGGTTCTTTCAATTGCATCAAAGCATAATTCAAATGTATCTTAGATTCATTAGTAACAATACTCTGAAACACTTTCTTCTCCTGATCCTTAGAGTTTTCAACTAAAAAATCAACAGAGAGTTCTGCATCAGCACTTAGTTGCGGGAATGCTTTTAAAAGTGTTTTAGCACCGATGCCAGGCACGCCTGATATATTATCACCGGTATCCCCAATCACTGCACGGTAGAGTAGAAAATTCTTTGCATTAACACCGTATTCTTGCAATACCAATTCCGGAGTATACAGTTTCTTTTTAATGGGACTCCATACATTAACTCGCTCGTTACATAATTGAAGATAGTCCCTATCAGATGAAACAATCACTACCCTCTCGGATTCTGTGAATACTTGGGTAGTTAAATATGCAATAGAATCGTCTGCTTCTATGTTGTCAATAGCAATAGTACTAATCGGCAAACAATCTAGATACTCGATAAGCCTTTGGAATTGCATACGCATAGATGCCTGTTCATCCTGGATGTCTTCGAACTCTTCATACCGATTGAATTTAGTACGAACGGCACGGTTCTCTTTATATTCCGAATACATCTTCTTACGTTTAGCAGAACCTCCCTTTCCATCAAATGCTATTATGCATCTGGTAGGTTTGAATGTTCTTACTAATAGTGCCAAGGACCGTAAGAATCCTGTCACGCCGCCAATGTGCATACCATCATCATTTAGTGACGGTACGGCTGAAAATACTCGTATATACAGGTTGAGCTAGAGACCGTCGATAATCAGTACCCGATCATTTCTTTTCGTGGTAGCTGCATCGACGGTCTTATCTTTTTGCTCTGTTTGAAAATCCTGATAACGATGTAATAAATCGTTCCTGTTCATTATGCTTCTTCGTTAATTACATCCGAATCTACTGTCACTTCATCAATTCCACCATCAATACCGGGACGGTATTTGAAGATATAAGCATTGCAGATATCTCGGTACATTGCTGCCTGGACTTCAGGTCGTTCTTGTAACAGCGTATGGAATGATTTGCTTTGGAATTTTATCTCCTCACCGGTTTCTTGGTCTATATAAGTATACCAGGCACCAGCGTTCGTAATCAAACCATAATCTTTCATGAGTTCCATCCATCCTCCGTAATTATCAATTCCGGATTCAAAATAGATATCATAACCAACCATCCTCAACGGAGGTCCGATTCGATTCTTAACTACCTGCGCATTTGTTTTTATACCAATAATCTGTTCAACACCGGCGCCATTTTTAACTTTAATTTGGCCGATGGATTTTAAACGTAACCTAACAGATGCGTGGAAGGGAATTGCTTTCCCGCCGCTAGTAGTATTATGATTCAATCTGCCATTTGCCAGATATGTATGATCATTACTATCTACTTCAATATCAACTACGTGCATTGGCTCATCAATCACTTTAAAATCCGGGTGCTCGCATGCAAAGATTTCTTTTCCATTTTCTACAAATCGGTGATTACCAGAAACTTTTATGTGTCCGTCGGTATAAAATGAATTGACACTAGGTTTGACTATAAAACTTTTAATTGGAACGAAGACTCGATTTCCTGTACTCGAATCTATGGATTCTACTTCCAATTCGAGATCCGATAAATCATACATCTCTTCTTCAGAGAAATTGTTTAATTGTAAAAAACGATCGGCAAGCTCAGCCAATGTAATTTCTTCTTCTATGTATTTGCTCATATATGTTCTTTTATTATTTGTTTACATTTTTCAACATCAGTTAAAATATCATTTTCCCACAGCACTATCACAGTATAAGAATTTTCTTTTAAAGATACAATTTTTTCTTCATCATATTTCCATATATCAGCAGCTATTCTAGATTTATGTGTGGTATCTGTTGGTTTGAAATACTTAGGATTTGCATGCCAAAAATCCCCAAAACACTCAACTATAATATTACCCTGAACTAAGAAATCAGGTACATATGATTTATCGTTTAAATGTATTGTGGTTTCGTATTGCCACTCTAAGGACAAATCATTTAAAATCAAGGCTATTTGATATTCAATCGAATTCATATCATAACCGTTAATTTTAAAATTTTTTTGCTTGTGCGAAAGAAGCATCCTATAAAATTTATCAGGATCGTTTTTCCTAGCATCATGCCACATATTTTTAGCTGCCCGCGATATTTTTTGTATCCTGTCGGGAGCGTTGCACGCTGCAACAAATCGTTTCTTATATTCAGGATCAAGCATACGTTCCCTATTCTTCTCGGATATCCGCTCGTAATGTCCCGAATCCTTACGAGTTTGTATTTGTTTATCTCGCCACGCAGGATCCGTTTTCCACCGTTCAGAATTTTTCTTACCGATGATAGTCGCCCATTTTTTTTGTTTTAATTGTAACTTATTTCTAGTAATATCACCTGCAGGTGATTCATAATGCTTTTGTAATGAAGCACTAACTCGTCTTCCTATCATATTTTTTTCTTGAAGCAACATTTTCGAATCATCCGGCTTAAATGTATCTACATACCACTGTATTAAGTTAGTCTTAGCACAAAGTTTTTTTCTTTCATGAAAAACCTCATTTCCTAGAACATCGCCCAAATAATGAATATAGTATTCTTGCTGTACGCCACTATAAGGAATTCCGTTCGGTCGGATCGGGTGTGATTTATTCTCTTTAAATTGCTCTTTTAATTTTAATTTGATTTTTGGATTTGTAGGTTCATTGTTATAGGTTACATCAAAAAAATCCAGTATTAAGTCAGTATTCATAAGTCCCTCTGTTGTTGTTTATATGTTTTATACTTATAAATATTAACAGAGGGACTTTTTATGAATATCAACCAATCTTGTATCGTATTTTTACTTTCGTACTAAACGGATCCACACACCAGGGATCTCCGAAACTTACTCCTAATCGAGTCCTAAGCTGGTTTGTAAAGATTAAACAGATACGTTCACGGGCAATCATATTAGTAATCTTACGCATTGCCTTAGAAAGGATAATTGATTTAGACGTAGCATAACCATCCTTATCATAATCCGCTGCCTGTTCAATCTTGGTAGATGCACCCATAATAGAATCGACTACAATAGTAACCAACCTATCTTTAGAGGATTTTCGAATTGATTCAACAATATTCTCAATCGCTTGGAAGATGTCCTCAATGGTTTCTAATGGAACATACAACATTGTATTTAGATCCAAACCAATCGCTTCCAAAAATTCCCTACTGACAGCACTCTCAGTATCAATATATACTGCTAAGCCACCCTTTTGTTGGGTAGAAACGAGTGCATGTGCTGCAAGTAAAGATTTTCCCGAAGCCTCGAGCCCAGTAATCTCTGAAATTCGCCCTACCGGAAATCCTCCATTCGGTCGGTTAGCGATTGCTAAATCTAATAACGATGAACCGGTTGATACGAATTCATTTACATCTGCAGGAGTATCAGTATCTCCATCTAAGAAGTACGCCACCTTATAATTGGTACTCTTAAACTGCTTGTTAAGATTCGCTGCTAGTGTGGATGCTAAATCATCCAACACTTCTAATTTTGTTTTGTCCATTTGAACTCCCTATTAAGAATTGAATAATGAATCGAATGCGGCGGATACATCTTTAACACCGGTTGATTTTGCAGGTGCTGCGGTTTCTGATTCCGTATCCTCGTCACCAGCAGTTGCAGTGTTTTCAGGATTCATCCAATTTTCTAATGCAGTACGCAACTCTTCATAAGTTGGTTCATTAAACAAATCTGTAATCGTAGGTTGTTCTTTAATAAGATTGATTACATCCGGATCTGCAGTGATAGGCGTAGTATTCGGTTTAACACGTATCTGTGTTTTAGGATATGCACCAGGTTTTTCTGCTGCAATAAATTCAACAGTAATATCACGTCCCGCTTTCGGATCTGTGATATCGCCGTAATCCGGATCTACCATGAAACTCAGCAATTCAGAATAAACTGACTTACCGAAGCCCCAAAATTTAACACCTTCATTCTCCTTACCACGAACCAGGATCGGTACATATGTACGCATTTTAGGTTCTAACTTTTTACCCATACGCCATTCATCAGAGTTTCCAGATGTCTTTAATTTTTCAGCGAATTCTACAATTGGGTCAGCCTTACCGAAAGAAGCGGGAGAGAGATAGATCTTCTTTCCGATGTCATAATGAAACAACAATTCAATAAATGGATTTTCTTTATTGTGCTTGTAAGGTACGATTCGAATCTGATGTGTACCTGGTTCAGGCTTCCAAATATTGGTTTGTTTTGTGGTCTGTTTCTGTAACTGATTAAGTTTCGATTTGATTAAATCTAAGTTGATTGCCATAAGTAATCCTTTGGTTTAAATTGTTAAGTAATAATTGATTTAAATATATAAAAATAATTCGTTAAGTACAAATGCTAAATGTTTCTAACCTCAAAAAAATGCAACTTAATTTGACGTAAATTACCCTCACTGGTCAGCAATAGGCTATTACTATATAAGGCCCAATTGATCGGTAATGTTTTATCTAATACTCCGTTATTCATATTCCTAATAATCACATTCAACGCGTTCACAGTATATAAAGTATTAGATTCCTTCTTCCTATGAATAAGAATAGTATTTTTTCCGTAATCTACCAAATTAGTTCGTAAAATATTATAGGTGCAGTATAAATCATTCGAGTTGGCTGTATTTTCAAATACGAAAATTCGTTTTTCTGGAAGTTCATATGTTTTACTTACATAATCAATAACCAGATCTAAATCAGACTTTTTAACGAATGTGCATAGCAACTGCGTGTTCACTTAATATCCTACTTCATTCCTCTGTTCTTTCGATAGGTATCACAATTGTAATTCTAACATTGAACCGTAATCTGTTCCTGCTTTGACCTTTACTGGATACTTACTACTTAATATATTATAAATACCTACCAATACATTTTTTCCTTCTGCAGGATCAACATCAAATAGGAATGAATCATAAGTATATAGAACAAGTTTGGAATTGTACTGCTTTAGGTATTCATTGATTTCGTTTATAACTAGTATACCCGTTTCAAACTCTAATGCCTGCAGGTAGTAGTTGAAAAGTTTATTATTAGTGATGTCTGAAAAGTTACTTGCATATAGTTTTCTACCGAATACCGGAGTTTCGATATATCCCCTAGTAATGAATGTAGTCCATAAATTACGAGTCAAGTCCTTTACACGCTTAAACAATTCTATATCTTGATACTCAGGGTCAGTACCACCAAATACCTGCTTGAATGTTATCTGTTTTGCAACCTCATACTCATCTGCATCAATGGTATCCTTTTGAAAGTATATCTTCGCAAAGTGTTCGTGAATCGATTCCTCATCGAAACTGTATCCAACACACTGACTAATCAATCGTAAGTGAAACGAATCAAAATCAAACTCAAACAATTTACCACCATTAAACCTGGATACGAATACTTCGCGTGACCCATCCTCTTTATTCAATGCTGCAAAGTTAACGGTACCAAAATTATTACTAGGACGGCCTGTCGTTGTATAGATATTATACAAAGAATGCACTAAGTTTCCACGCAATGGATATTTAGGAAACATTTGCCGGAAACGTTTTTCATTCACACAAATACCATTAGATTCTAAAATCTTTAGTGAATCCAATACCAACCCATTGTATATATCAGAAACAGAGTCCGTTTCAAAACGTTTCACTTCCGGGAGGAATAGCTCTAGTAACCGATCACAATATTCGATGTGTTTAGTGATCGGAATAATCTTATTGTCACTCATTACTGACGAGTACCAACGTTCAAGATAAGAGGAATAACCCTCTCGAATCTTTTCTATCGGTAGGTGAGAATTATTATTTAGCCAGTAAACTAATTCTATATCATAGGACTCTTTAGGAACCCATAGGGGCATCCATTTTTTCCGGTATACAAAGATATTATGGCTATGAGAACATGCCCCTATGGCGTTCATATCAATGCTAAGGGCGTCTAAATGATTTACCGGAAGTACCGCTCTCTCTTCCTTATCAATAAAGTAAACGTACACTAACGAGACCGGATTATTCACATAATGTAAATGCGAAGAACTGAATACTGGTATCCATATGGAGTCCGATTCGGACAGCATATCCTGAAACCATTCTATATCAGTATTACATTCAATGAATCGCATACTGAGTAATATTAATAAATTAGGTTGAAACTATCAAATCGAATATTCTGACAAATCTCTAAAGTATGTTTGTATACCTGGGAAGTCTACAGATACCAGTACCAATGTATCTCGATTGGTGATTGCTATCTGTTCTGGAGTGCCTTTAATTCTCCATTTCATCGTTCCGCGTTTCCACAATATAGGGTCTATGCCAGTATTATCTCCGTAGCTATTATAAGAATCTTCTGATATTTCAACAAATACAGTTAATTCGTTTCGTTTCTGTACAAAGTAACGATTTATAAAGCCTAATCGTACGTCTCTTTCGGTCACAGATGGCTTCGATTCAGAGAATGAATTCCTTTCTAGCGGATGTGCTGGTGGGCCTAATATAAAGTCTATATCAATCATTTAAGTCGTCCTGTAGTTTGATCAATTAATTTTGCATTGCTAGGTTTATTGGTATAATTGTTATTTAACCAACCTACCGGATCGATATTATTTCCGGAATTTCCATCATACCATATTTCATAATGTAAATGCGGTCCGGTACCCGCCGTACCTGTAGTTCCTATAACTTGCCCACGCGTAACATATGTGTCATTTGCAACCGCAGCACTCCTACCATGACCAAAGATATGCCAATTACGGTTTTTATCTACCAACACCATATACTGTTTATTTCCTAAATTTCCATCTCCCGAATTATTACCTAAACTACCATTACCGGCTCGAATAAATACAACACCATCTGCAGGTGCTACTATCTCAGAACCTATACCCACTCCCACATCTATGCCTTCATGAGCTCTAGTAATACCATTAATAGATCTGTTAGCCTGAGGTAGGCTTGAAATTTTACCTTGAACTGTATTGTTTAATGGTATCCATGATGGATAACCAGGAGTCCATCCCGATATCGACTGTCGTGTCTGTGATGCTGCGGATGCTGGAGTGGCGTCTTTAATTACGTCCCCGTATAAAGACCCCCCATTCGGATTAAGGTCACATACCGTTTTTAAATTTGTAGTCCATTTATTATTAGCATCAACAGTATGTGTAACATTCAAAACTCTAAATACAGTATTTTTATACCCGGATAACTGCGGTATAATTGATAAATTTATCAAATCGCCGAACTCAAATCCATTAATACCGTCAACCGTCAAATCAATATTTAACGGGTACGGGATAACTCCATCTTTACGGACGACTTCTTTAGGTACCGTATTTATGAACTCACGAACTGCAGATTTGAGGGGATCTACTCCCGTTTCATTTGCTTCAGAATCAGCAAAAACAAATACACGTTTATAAAATAAATCCTCGATAGCTATTTGGTGTTTCGTGTATTCATCCAGATTTTTATTTTCTGACAATTCGCTAGCTGTAGAACCTTCAATACTCGCTTCAGCATATGCATTCATTGCGATCGCATCTTTAGGTATCGTCATTGAAACGTTAGTATTAATCGTTACGCCGTCGGTAGTTATATTTTCAAACACGATCGGTTTTAATGGGTCGTTGGGAGGTATGGTGTTGAATTTTTTATTCACTAAAATTATACGAACACCAGACTCATCGTGTTGCGGGATCATATCGATATCGAAAAAACCACCCGACGCGTCGCGTATTAATGAAAATATTTTTTTCAGGAATGATTCCAATGACAGTTTAACTGCCGGCGTTTCCGTGCTTTCGATACGTTCGGATGTAGGTTTTGTTTCTTCTGTTTCACGAACCGATTCGAATATACGAATTATTTCATCTACATTGATTAATATCTTTGTAAGATCCACTGAATTGGTCACAGCCTCATTACCGGTCAATCGTGTAAAAACTAACTGATCGCCGCCGCGTTTTGCATCTACCGAAAAATCATAACCAATAACACCTGCCGTGGATGAATCACCGCCCGTTGCATTTTGTATCAGCCAATAACGCGTAGCTTTTGTTTGATCGGCATACGTCACATCAAACCCAGCAGCGTCAGTAACTACCCATTTACCATTTTTATAAATCACGGTCGTCTGTGGAAGCGATAGCCCGGGGGTATTTATGTCGACTGCTACTACTTCGCCGGTCGTACTATTAACGGCTTCGATCGGTATGGTAACAGTTGAGTTTGCTGGTATTTCTACATTACTACCAGCTAACGTACTAACTGCTTCGGCGATTGCATTTGCAGTACCGTAATCTCCTACTTTTTTTATGTAGGGGGGTTTCGAACTACCACCATCCCAATTCGTCCATACAACCCTCATAGGATCGCCAGAACACAAATATTCGTAATTAGGTGCGCGCAAAAACTCATTAGTACATACAAATTCAAACCCAACCTCATTAGTCCCACTAGGCAACGTACGTGTTTCTGGCGTAGCAATGTTAGTCGTGGTTGTCGTGTTAGCATCATCGAACTGTTTAAGTAAACGTTCTTTATTTGCAGGTACGATTATTTTATTGATTAGAATATTTACTAAGTAACCCAAAGTAATATATATACCCGTATATTCGGCATTCGTAAATTTCTCTGCAAGCCAACCCAGTCGTCTAGAAGCTAGAATTCCTTTTTGAGGTAAATTCGGATAAACTACCATTGCATGACATGCAGTATCGGGCAACTTTTCACCTAAATAAGGCAACTTATTTCTAGGATCAAAAACTAGTTTTGTCTTTGTTGCGAGCCTTCCTTTAAGTCCAGAAGCTGCCGGTTCTTCCGGATTATTACCAACAAATAGATTATAGTATATCACGTCGATTATGCTTGAAATATTCCGTTTAACGGAATTTCCTTGCCGATTCACAATAGAAAGGCCATTCAATCCAGGAACCTTTAAATTATTCACAGTTGTGTACATGTCGAAACCTCTCCCGACTGTATTCGCTGATCCCATGGCAAAGAATTTACATTCTATTATGAAAGAAGCACCACCCTTTACATTAAATTCGTATTTATATATTACTAGATTATTACATACTAATTTTTTAAAGTCTTGTGCGGTAGTCGAATCTTCTTTGAATTTCATATCCCAAGTAGACTTATACGGATATGATATTTCAATATCAACTAAATTATTCGGTCGTAGAAAAATACTTTCTAACCTATTAAAATCATTTAAGCTGTAAACGTTAAATGTTACTTCTGCTGTTAATAACATTCCAAATTGACCTGCCACAGATACCTGAACGTCAGTGATGCCTGGTAACGGTCTTGGTGCGCCTACTTCCGGATTCATATTATATATCGACCCAAAATCGCAGGCATCGGTATCGGTGTTTACTGGAAAGGTATATTGATCGACTACAATTTGTGTAGTACTCGGCAACGTTTTGTCTAGATAGGCAGCACTTATAAATGGTTGAGTTGTATCTGGAACCTCTCGATTTGTAAAACTTGTAACGTTACCATCACGATTTACATTCACTTCATGCCAAGCACCCGTATTACTACCTACAGGTATTATGTATACATACTCTTTACCATCGCGACCTGTTCTAGCATTATTCGGAATAGACCCGGCCGTAGTAGAAGCACGCAGACTAGATTGAATACGTTTACCCGTGACCTTTACTTTTGCAGGAAATACTTGGCGCTGTTCCGGTCCTACATTACACGGATCATCCGGATTACCATATACCAGTTTAGGTTTCTGCTCGTCACGTAACTGCTCATATATCCTAGAAGTACCTTTAAATTTGAAACCCATATTATCTATTGTTTTGTTTGTTTTGCAGTGAACTGTTTATATCGGTATCATCTAACGGCAACGGTATACGTATTCTGGTTCCTGGTGTTATGTACATTGAACCTTTAGATACCCCCGGATTCACGTCAGCGATTATCCACCACTTAGTAACATCATTGTAATACCGTTGCGCTAATAGATCTAAACGGTCACCTGCAGTAACGTATATATAAACATCACTAGATTTAGCTTCGTAATATGGATATAGTGTGCTAGAATAATATCGTTTGTTTGTATCCGAAAATCGTACAGGTGAATATGCGTATCTATTCATATACTATAAATATCGTAACATGTATTATTCTACAGTATTAATACTATAGACCGGTGAATCTGCACATGACAGCCGTTTACCTATATAGGTAAAGTCAACATCGACAGTTATATATTTCGGTGCCTGTTTATCCGCTTCTATTTCCCATGGAGTTTCATTATCTATTGAATATGATAACGAATCAATTAACATGACTTCATCAACAAACAAATCACCAATGGTAACCTCAACGAAATTACCTAGAGGCGGATTATCTTTCGATAAAATAGGCATCGTTAGGTTAGCTAAATTCTTCAATTTCTTATACACCGGTTCTAATTCATCTCTAGACTCAACAGTAACGACAAATGAAATGCTAATCGATCTATCGAACGCATTATACATATATCGATTGAATGCAGAGTTTTGTAATTTTTCTGCTTCCCATTGCGGACCGAATCTATCGTTTATGCTACTTAAATATGCACGAAAATAGACCGGAGCACCACCGGGATATTTTGCGAATCGAAACTTGATAATTCCATTATCATCATCAAATCCATTCTTGTTATCATCAGTGCCCAGATCTGTCGTATTACCGCGAATATTTTTTGATAATTCTTCGGTTTCTAACTTACCAACGTATTTTCTTTTTAGTGCTGCTTTGCTTTGATCATCTAAATACGCAATAAAATTATTTTTCTTTGTAGACACGCTCGCTGCTTTGCGTACTTGGCCATATGATAATGTAGAATATTTTTGAACTAACCCATTTTCGCCTGTATTAGGATTGTTCTTGAATCCAGGATATGTGCTATCTACGTTATTATTAGCGATTCGAGTGTTTCCGGGTGAATAATCAGTTATTTTTAAGCTAGAATCTAGGCGCTTTGCTAATCGATTGTTACCTGTATAGTCAATAGAATTTTTATCGGTTACTACCGCTGAATTAGGTCCCGGGTATGTATTTCGATTCCTGGACAAATTATTGTCCGGTTTATCTTCTATTATTACTGTGTATGGTGCTTCAATATTATAAATGTTCCCCAAATCTTTACCATCAAAACTTACCTTACTATTAGTAAACCGGCGTATTTCAGTCAAACCAACACCCAGGAATGATTTCGGGCCAGTAGCACCAGATAATGTTTTAAATGAAGCACCTATAGATAATGGATTTACGATTGTAGTAGATACGGATTCGCCAATGGTAGGTATCACCTTCGCACCCCCAGGTTCAAATACCGAATCAATTGTTATTGTGGTTTTTTTAAGAATTTCATCACGCAATTTAACGAGACGGTTAAAATTAGTTGCAAGTCCACCATTACCGCGTGTTTTGATAACTTCTTCATACGTCCCGTCAGATCCTTTACCTAAAATCCCATGTCTAGGCAAACGAATACCCAAGCCAGAAGCTGCTGTGTTCGCTAACAGATTTATTGGTAAAAACGTTTTTGTATTTGATGGATAATTTGCAAACGGCGTTCTAGCCTCACCTATTGCATTTTCCACATTCGGATTCATCAATTGAAGACCGAACTGTGTAACTAAAAAACTAATGCCTTTCGGTGATGCTAGAAATTTACTAATTCTAAGTACATCATTACTTGCACGATCTGAATATGATGCAAACCCGCTTCTAGGAAAATCAATGACTGATGTTGAAGTACCACCCCAACGTTGCGGATCAATTGAACCTTCACGTTGAATTCCACGTAATATATACGGTTCTTTTATATAACTTGAATTGTATGAATCTTCACGTAAATTAAATCTGTTATATACATCCTCGATTGGAGTATTGCTTAGATAGGTTTCACGTAAGAATCCCCTACGATCCCCGCTAGGAACTGCAAGATCTTCATATCTATTTGTTTCGTAAAATCCGGTATGGGGTTCTGGTTTCCATTGATATATTTCACCCTTATAACTCTTTGGGAACGGATAACCCTCACCGCCCTGAGCAGATCGCTTAGCGATACCCATATCGAACATTGAGTTCTTAGTAGGAAAATCATCCTTTGCAGTGATATACTTTATAAAGTAAGGTCTTCCATTAACACCAATTCCTTCTACTCTAACTACCGGAGGTTTAACCGCTAAACCAGGAGTCATCGGAGCACCCTTTCCTGCTTTAGGCGGAATAAATCTACTCTCACTATCATTTGGGATAGGAGTATCTGGCGTAAAATTTGGCTTTGGGCCGCGCCATACTAAGTCCGATTGTAGTTTTACTAATGGCATTATGCGAATGAATTATTTACCTTTACCTGTTCTCCAATTGCTCCAACTGCTCCCCTACCTATAACTATCTGCGTACTGCGAACTGCATTTGCAAATGCGTCTGCCATACGATTATAATCTATTTCAGGAGCAGAACCGCCTCTACCACCTAAATTAGTACCAGCAACAATGGTATCTCTATCATTGAGTGCATATGCTCCTTCCGGGCCACTTAATACTCTACTGTATCCTGCAGGACCGGATAACGGCGACATGACCATATCATCCTGTTTACTTATCAATCTTTCCAATCCACCAGCGACTGCAGCTGCTGCAGCAATGCCTAACGCTGCTTTTACCGGATTAGTTGCTGCTCGTGCGACAGCGAGACCAATCGCTTGACGTTTTGCATATAACATTCGAGCACCAACAATCGCTAATATCGGCAATAAATATTTCATACCGCTTACAATCAAACTAACTGTCTGCGCAATAAACGAGAAGATAGGGGCAATTGCACTAACAATCGATAAAATCGGAGGCATTAATTCAGATTTTATTTTATCTAAACTAGTAGTTAATTGTTCCGTTGCCTGTACACTTTTAGCTCGGTTTGCAACCTCTTCTGAAGTCAGGTTATTTATATTCCCTAAATCACTTCCATATTTTGATACTAATGCAGCCTCCTCAGCTGTCATGTTCATTGTCTTTTCCTGCAATACCATTGAACGCTGCAATTCATCTACAGTTAAGCCAGTAGCAGTTGCAATTGCATTACGTTGTAACGCGTTCATTTGTTCGAATTCGGCAATCGAACCTACCTGATTCAATACCTCTTTAGTTGCACCTGCAATATCACCCTCAATCGCCAATCTTCTTGCGGCATCGAAATTTAACTGCCTACCAATCATTGCAGATGCTTCAAACTGTGCGGTTAATGATTTTTCAATATCAAGTAAACCTTCTGCGACAGTCGATGCTTTTTCTAATGAGAGGCCTATTTTTGCCATCTCAACCGCAGCTTTGGCTAATGCTTTAGGATTTCCTGCAAAGTATTTAGATGCAACGCCTGCATTCTTTGCAATATCTTCCATTACCTTAGCAGGCTGTACACCGGCAGCTTCTGCCAAAGCCATCGTAGCAGTCGATATGTCTGATGCTACTTGTGGCGATACATTTCCTATCTGTTCAAATGATCTTTGTACCTGAGCAACAGTATCTACACTAACACCAAACGCATCTGCCATACCAGCTACATTTTGTACAGTTTCTGCTGATATTAGGTTTAAATTACCAAACTCTTTAACCAATGCTACGTTTGCATCTAGTATTTCTTTCTGTGTAGATAATCTATTTTCCGAAGATGCCTGTAACTCATAACTCTGTTTTACTAATTCTGCTGATTGGTCGACAGTAAGTCCAGTAGCAGTTGCGGTTTCTTCTGCGGATTGTCTGAATTTATCTAATACAATGAACGCACCGGCAATCAATCCAACCGTCGCTGCCATGGCTAATTGTGCACCGCTAACATACGTACCAAATTTTTTCATACCGGCACTGAGTGCTTGCATCGGACTTTCGCCCCGTTTCAATGATTCACCTATAGCACCGATCGAATCAGATATTCCTTTTGATACTTTAGAACCTAAATTATCTAAACCCAAAGCTTTTTGTAAAAAACCGCCGGCCGGTAATGACTTAAAAACCTTATCTAATGTGGTTTGTAGTTTTTCTGACTGATCTACCGCCATATTTAACGCTTGACCAAAAAATGGCATCTTTTTATTAATCTGAGCAATATTTCTTAATTGTTTTCGTTGCGCTTCGATTATTCTCAATTGTACTTCATAAGCCTCGCGAGTAATTTTACCAATAGTAACTGATGTATCAAGTTCTTCTTCTTTCGATTTTAATATCTTTGCTGCATTAGTAAAATTCTTTTTATTAAATGAAACAAGCGATTTAACCGTATCAGTGAGTTTACCGGTTAAATCTAGATATTCTTCTTGTAATTCGTTTAATTCTTGCTGTGCCCGTAAAACGTCATTTACATACTCTTCATATTGAGCGGGTGTAATAGTACCCCGTTCTTTTTGCTGAAATAGCTTATCAATTTCACTAATTCTTTTTTTTGCCATTACTTTATATGACCTTTATCTCTATACAACTTAACTAAATCGTTTTCTGGATCTATTTTAGCCAAATGCTTAATAAGCGAAATCATACGTTTGTTATAGTTTGCATAATCTATGAATGCCGCTTTTAATTCAGGATCATCTTCCATTTGATGAATTGCTTTTTTTAAGGTACGTTGTACTTTAGGCGCCAAGAAAGTACGCAATAAGATTGCAGCCACATTTTCTTGTATACGTATACGATAGTTTCTTTCAGCACTCATATTATTCCTGATTATATACTATAAATATGTAACTATTTCTTTTTAGGCGTACGCATCTGTGCCTTACGGACTGCCTTTTTCTCAGCATCACGTTGATCTTTTAGAACCTTTTCGATTCTAGAGATATAGAAATTCCTAATAAATACTGGTAAATTGTATACATCCGCCCAATTGAATCCACCCTTACCGAAATAAATCAGATCGAATATTGATTCATGTATACGAATTCTATCTTTAGGTTGTAGGCCAAAAAAAGTCCACTCCAATTGGAAGGGTAGCACGAAAGGGATCGCCGGTTTCCTCATCCGTAAACTCCAATTCAAGATTTACATCGGGAGTCATCATTTTTATGTATGCACGGAGAGCTCTTGAATCTGCTGCTAATAATTCTTTACTAACAAAATTCCTAATAATAGCCTTATCTTTATTTCCATCAACTGAAACTATAGAATGGATCAACCTGGTAGAAAGCAATGTATCAGTGCCACCAGATATCTTTTTAGTACGTTTTACCTCTTCCTCAATCTCAGCCTGTTCTCGGTGTGAAAGGAGCTTATATGTAACTGTACGTTTAGACACGGGAAGTGTAAATTCAAATTCATTTACATTTTTAGGTAATGTATCAAAATCAACCTCAATATTTTCTATACGCGTCAAATCAACGGTTTCTTTCTGTTGATTTCCGGAAGGCGTTTCAATCTCAACATCATAATCCTTTCCATATCCTAGAATCCTGGCAGTGATCATAATTGCATTCTTATCACATAAGAGTAAGTCTTGATAATTAACTCGTTTACCCTCACCATTTCCTACAATCATACTTTGGAATAATTTATCTAAAACTACTCCCTGTTTGATATAGGACTGCGTAGTCAGGATATCTTCCTCTTTTGCGGTCATATATTTCATTTCTACCTTACCGGATGAGAGTGGATTTTCTGCCGGATAAAACCATCCTTTCGATGGCAATTCTAAAATTTCAGTCGGGAATTGGTATTTACCTGACTCACCTGTAGTTTGCTGTTCGTACTGTGCAGCAATTTCTTTTGCAATATCTGCATTTGGCTTTTTGTAATCATCTGTAACGATTGGCATAGTGTAACTTCCTTTATTATAAATATAGATAACATGAAAAACTCCCCTATATTATAGGAGAGTTTAAATTTATTCTTGGGTACGATTACGCCCTTAGAATTGCAATATGCAATAGTCGCAGCCAATGGTTAATTCGATATTAACTGCATCTTCAGTCGACCAATCCATATTACCAAAGGTTGCACTCTTAATAAATGCGCCTTTAATAGTCCATTCTTCAACCTTATCACCGATAGGACCTAATGAATTGAGTGTCAAATCTTTCTTGTAAAAGTCAGAATAACCATCACGGCCGGTTACTGATTCGTGGTGTAAACGTACCCACTCCATTACTGCCTGAGCACCGGAAGGTACAATTGGATCATACAATGTCATTGTAATGTCCTGCCAACGTGACTTGCCCTTCAATTTACGTTCAACGTTAATGTGGTCAAGAACAATCTCACCTTGGTCAATTGATGGTCTATCAGTTGCTTTAATAATGAATGACGGGATACCATCAACATACATAATAAATCGCATGGCCACTTTCGGCTCATACGCGGTAAAAAATATTTCGGTAGGGTCTAAAATTTCTGGCATAGGTTTGTTTCCTTTATACTAATAAATATCTACAAATTGAATTTTATTTACTAAAAGTATACCACACAAGTTCACCACGTTCCTCATCCCAATCTGTATTCTCTTTTATTTTATACAACCGTTTCAATCGATTCAACATATTGCCGGGCAATTCACGATAATTATCATAATTCACTAATATATCGCCATCCTCAGCCTGTAATAGAAAATCTGCACCACGAAATAACCTTTCTAAATACGTCTTTAATTCGATAACATTTGTATCTGTTTCTGAACCACGTTGTACAGTTACACCCTCTGTAACCGGAGCAGTTGTTTTCCGTAGCATTTCGGCAACCTGTTCACGTATATATGAACGTATTTCATGCATGTGCAATGCCGCCAAATATTTCTTTAATGCTTCCTTAGTTCCTTTAGTTGCACCAACTCGTTTACCGGAGTCCTTTTTATATACGACGTATTTATCACCTTGTTTTTTATATGTATATGGCATAGGACGGTTCTGATTTTTATATAATAATAAATATCTTAACGATTAAAAAGTACATATTTTAGGTTGCCACAATCCCATACCCGATCAAATTTCATACTCAACATATTCTCCCACTCGGTCTTCGATTTATCACCTCCCAATTTATTGACAATCCTGCCTTTCGTGAAATTAAATCTATGATACCTGTGTATGCCTTTAATATACCAGTAATTAGGATCCGATATCGACTCCAACTTAAACCCATTCTTTTCATATATGTTATCAGTGACTGATGTCCAGCGCCTATCTGCATATGATATAATACTAGATGGATTGTACTTCGCTACAACGAATTTTATCATTTTATCGAACATGCCCGGCGTGGAGGTATTTAATTCTACCGCATATCTGACAATCTCTAAAGTATTCGTTAAACCTTTATTGGAACCTAACGATTTTCTAGGATTAGATAACGACATAACTGAAACCAACGCACCATCATAAAACGCCCCTATATGTATTTTTGCTGATATACTGCCTTGAATATGATTTGCATTTAAAAAATCCTTTACTTGATTGTGTGCTATTTCCTGGAGTGTACATTTTCTAGTGTGAACGGTTCTTCTATCTAATTTATTAACCTGGTTCAAAATCTTTTTTTCTACAATCTCACGTTTAGATAACCACTCATCTTGGAATATGTGTATTAGTTTGATACCATTAGCTTCGGCAATTTCTGTTTTATTTAAATGGTACTTTTTCGTTTTACCTCCATGATATTCAGAGTGCCAGTACAACCCATTATATTCAATAGCTAGATCAAAATCCGGCAAAAATATATCAAATTCTACGCCCAAATTTCTATAAGGCGCTATTACTCGAATATCATGTTCTTTTATGAAATCAATTAGTTGAAGTTCTTCTTTTGATTGATAACAGTACTTCCTCGATATATTTAATTTTGAAGTGATTGAACTATGTAAATCATGTAAACGGTCACTTAATATCGGCGCATTTGGAAAACGCCGCTTGTAATCACTTATACTGATACCGTGAATTGATTTCATATGAGTGTTTGATATCTTATGGAAATCATCACCGCACAGTAAACACTTTACAGACGATTCTATGACTTTTTTGTCGAAGTATCTATTCCATAAACCAGAATAGGTTGGGTACTTATCGATAAATGATTCAGGTGTGTACCCATGTGAATGTATATGTATCGTAAAACATCCACTCTTATTCATAAGATCTTTGGTTTTCCATTCACATTCCGGACAACCTATATATTCACACTGCTGTCTATCGATAACATCATAATGATTTGAGATAGAAGTAAACTGTATATTGTGTTTTGATTCAATATGTATCCGTAAGTGACCAGATACATTATATACATCATTACTAATATGATCACATAATTTACACTTTATCTGCTTATCGGTTTGTTTTTTCTTTTTTGTACAGCGGCTAGTATTGTATTCAGTATCTGAAAACTTACAAGCGTTAGAACAGTATATTCGTTTAACATTATCGAAAACATTCTCGCACATCTTACATTTTTTCATCTTTACTCCGTATATTAGGATCTAATATAATAATAAATATACGAACAAACAAGAAAACATACAGGTTGTAAAAAAAGGCGCCTTACGGGGCGCCTTTTATATTGTATATGCTAAGATTAGATAGTATTTAAACCTTTTACATATATTTTTCCGTAGAATTCCGGACGAACTACTTTTTTCGCATAACGAGTCATTACCCCTTTACGCGGTGTGAAGTTCGTAGGATCATAAACAAGTGGTGTCATGATCAATGGAATATACGGACTGTAAACAGCACCTGTCTCAAGGAACTGAGAACCACGATATCCTAACAGGATCAGGTTTTCAGTCATATAAGGATTCTTATATACTTGGAAGCGGCTGTTTAACTGGCCGATCTTCTGAACACCCATAGCAAACTGCATTTTGTTGCCATCGGTATCGGCAGCGTATCCAGGAATAGATTCGAGGATCGTTGCAACGGTAGGAGATACTACTACGAAGTTAGCACCACCACGCATTGTCAACTGATGAATCTTGTTACTTACCTTCTGGATTTTGGTACCAAGAGTTTGGAACCATCCACCCTGGGTATTGTAGAATCCACCAGTGGTTGCAGACTGCTGAGTGAATGCTGAACCATCCCAAATTTCGTTGTTAACCGCTGACCAATATTCTGTGGTCTGTGCGTTGTTAACTAACATATCCAGGATCTCTAAATCGATCTCGTGAGAGATATATTCAGATAACATTGAAGTCAATTCTGCTTCAGCGTCGATTGCATGGTATGCATTCAAGTCTTGAGCAAATTCAGGAGTCCAAACTGCCTTTAATTTACGTGTCTTAGCAACGATTGCCTCAGAACGTAATTCAAGGTTGATTTCCGGAATACTTAAATCCTGACCAACTGCAGAAGATCCTTGAGTCTTACCATCTTCAAAATCACCACGAGTGATATTTGTAGGTTGCTTCTGGTAATATACCTTAGCGGATGCCAATCCATCATTGGCTGCAGAAGCAGATACGAGGAAGGTAATCGTACCAGCAGCTTTGTTATACTTCGTGAATTCAGGATAGAAAGTGTTAACAGTGCTACCAGAGATAGCAAAACCACGAACGCCATTGAAGTCAGCGTTAGCGAGTGATGCAGTAGCTACTGTTACTTTCACAATTGAACCAGCAATAATGCTAGCACCAACGCTAGAAGAGAATTCAGTATTGTAGTTATAATCTGCATTGGCAGCACCTGTAGCTACGTCAGCTACGGTAAACGTAGTAGAGTTAAGAGTCGAACCGGAGCTTAACAGAGAAGAGGTAACAGCGTTGATTGAATAACCAAAACGGCCTGCACCATAAAGACCCTGTGTTCCTGCGGTTCCAGGATTGATGCTAGTACCATTACCACCAGCATCAGTGATACCAAATACTGAATCAGCCTGAGAAGTACGACCTTGACCAGTTAAGAATCCGAAAGGACCATCCTGGTTAGTGCCGTATTTGAAATCCAGGAAGAATACCAGTCCTGAAGGCATTGACATAGGCTGTACAGAAACGAAATCTTTTGCCGCAATTTCTGCGAATACACGGCGAACAAGTGGAAGGGCAATACCGTTCCATTCTTCTGAACCTGCAGAAGTACCAGTTTGGTTAGCCTCGGTAACCAACTGCTTGGCTTGGTTCTCTAACAGAACCGCCATACCGGTCTTTTCGTAGTCCTTTGCAAGACCTTCGAGAAGACCTGTTTTTTGCCATTTGTCTACTAATGCTTTAGACTTAGCCTGTAAAGCACTGTATTCACTATTTGGCAATAATTGAGATACATTCATCTTTTTTTCCTTTTTTTAGATGTTTTAAATTAAACCAGCTAAATACTTCATACGATTAGCTAATTCATTGCCTTCGCTTAAGATTTCTTTGCTAGGTGCAGTTGAACGGCTAGGTTTAGATGCAGCTGATTCTTTAATTGTTTTCTTTGTTGTTTTCGACTTAAATGCTTCACTTAAGGTAGCGTATACTAATTTAACTTCACGGATCGTGTTTGCACGGTCAAAGTTTTCAATTACGCGTAATTTTTGTGCTTCACTTAAATCGTAATTTTTAAATAACTTGTTGCTAAATAACAATTTAGCATTAAGCATGTTCACTTCGTTGATCTGGCTACGAAGGAATTCGATAGTGCGATAGGCTTCTTCTAATTCGTCTTCTTTTTCCTCTTCTTCCTCAACAGTCTGCTCGGCTTTTTCTTCTTTCATTTCTTCTTCGCCTTCTTCTTCAGACAGTGATTGGATGAGTTCTTCTAGATCGACTTCTTCGCCCTCTTCGCCTTCTTCCATTTCGTCTTCCATCTCAGCTTCTTTCATTTCTTCAGAATCTTCACCTTCTAATTCACGAATAATAGACTCAAGATCTAAATCTTCGTCTTCTTCTTCTTCGTACTCTTCTTCCGGTGTTTCATCTTCGAAATCCATTTCAGCTTCAACGTCTTCCATATCATCCTCTTCAGCTTCTTTAGTCATTTCAGGCTCTGTTAATTCTTCTTCTTCCTTAACAGATTCTTCTTCTTCTTCCATTTCTTCAGAAAGCTTAGCGGATAACATGCTTTGTAACCTAGGGGCAAATGCCTCCTCTAATGCTAACTTAGCATTCGCTAATGCAGATTCACGTACGGCTTTCGCATCAGCAATTGCTTCTTTTAACAAATCTCTCATGATTTATCCTTTAATTTAATTTCAGGAAATAAGATTATTGGAAATCTTAATGGTGGGTAGTTATAATGTAATTGCGTATTAGGCACGCAATATAATTCTATAATATATATGTACGTACATGAAAAAACATCCAAAATTCTTAAAAAAGTTTCTTGGATGTTTCAATCTTTAATTTAACTGATCTGCTTTACCGGAACTGCTCCCGATAAATAGCGTTTAAAATTTGGCGCCTACGACGTACTGACGGTTTTTCATATTCCTGTAGTTCGTGTAATCTTTCGATGTTCTTTGATCGTTTTAAGTCTTGTTTCCAAATTTTGATAGCAGTGTTGATGTCATTGTTAATTACTCGTGCTCCCGTCCCTACTATCATAGACGCCAAGTGTTTTTTGTTTAATCCCATGTTGTTTTGTTTTTGTTTATAACTGTTTGTATTTAAATAACCTGTATTATTCTTCTCCCGCAACCATATCAGCAACAGCAGCTTCATAAACCCCTAACATATCTACCAATGCATTTGCCTGCTGATTGGTCATTGAACCTGCAGATATCATATTCTTAAGAAATGTATTTATCTGTCCCTTTACCTGTTTAACGGCAGCAGTATCTGAACCGGCTATCGGTACACGTACTGCTTCGGACATTACTTTACCGATTTCTTCTCGGATGATTGATTGTAATTCTGAACGTTTCATTTTAATGATTCGCCTACCTTATAGTACTTACTTAATACTTGACCCATATCATCATATGCGGCCTCTAAACGTTGCTGCAATCCTGACATTTCAGTTGCGGTCTTTTCAAATATCTTATATGCTTCTTTTAACTGCTTCATGTGACGAGATACTGTAACATTGTCAAACCAATGCTCAGATTCTTGAAGCGTTAAATGTTCAGCAATCTCAATAATATTGCTAATTTCCCGTAACATTTCATTTACATTTTTAGCAGTATAGATCGAGTCTCCATAATTATGGAAATTAGCTACTGCCTCCATGAATTGACGCTTCTCTTCAGAAGTGAATTTTTTAGGTTCTTCCTTCTCTCCGAGGTATTTTTCATTAATCAATGATTTTAAATTTGCCATACGATTTCTTTTATATAATTATCAATACTTTGCGCCGATACGTTTAAGAATAGCCGAATGAGTCTTAAGCATTTCTTCTAATGACTTTTTTACTCCCATTACATCCGCACTTGCGGTTATAGATTTAGATAGATTATTTATATCACGTACAATACGAGCATAATTCTTAACCGGATCTGGTTTACTAGATGAAAACATATCTTCACTCATTACTTTATCTACTTCTTCTCGGATAATATTTCTTAATTCTGATGCTTTCATATACTATAAATATCTATTAATTTTACTTATTACTTAAATTCGGGATATGTACGTTTCATGTTATCCAGGATAAACTTAGCACACACATCATCTCCCTCTTTTGTAGTATCTAAGTGGATTGATGTTTGGCGTTGCTTCATCCAGGCAAATTTAAAAGCAAAACCATCACTACGTACAGTTTCACCATCTGTCCAAAGATATCCGCATGAATCATTTACCCAAACGTTATTAAGGCGACTATTGTTTGCAATACAGTCTTCTACTAAGAATTTATTTGACCAACCATTATGATATCCGGATGGGGTTACAAATTTAGTATCAGCCACTTTGTATTCACACAGGCGAGAAAATAATTCTACATGCTTCAGGTTCGGACATTTTCCTTTTGACTGAGAAACAAAATCTTTCATCTTGTTTTTCAATGCAATTGCTGATGCTGGGAAAGCATTGCTTCCGTCACGCAAATCATCGTGACACATAATAATACCTTGAACATCTGCATAGGTATAACCATTAGCAGAAAGAGTTGAGGTTACATTCTTCCAACCCGCACCATCAGGCATCAACCAATCATTTATGTCTTGTGCACCGACACAACAGTTGAGGATATCAACATCTACAAGTGCATTGCCTAATTTTTCTAACTGCGTTGATATTTGGCCCGGAGTACTTGCTCCGATACAAATAAATACAATCTTCTTATTTCCTACCTTACTTAGTATAGGTCGCTTTGACAAATGATCTGGGGTAGATCCTAATTTAACAGGATAGCCGTTATATACGGCTGATGTGTTATTAATTAATGGAGTATAAGTTGGCATATTGTTCCTTTTTTTATTTATTAACCAGCTAACGGATCTTCTGTCGGAACAGGTCCGGCATCATATCCATATAAACTAAGCCTTGTCTGTAATTGTACGGGGTCAGCGAACGCATCTTCTGTAGTAATATTACTATATAGACTTGTACGCGTTTGTAATTCAGGATTAGCAAATACATCCTCTACGGGTCCTGCCGGATCCGGTGCATAAATTGATACCATATCTACTAGTGCCATAAATTCCTCGGTTTAAACGTTACCTAATATATCTGTTACGATATTGTTAATTCGCTGAATCTGATCAAATTTAGGATTTGCGTTGATTGATTCCTGAATCTTTGATGGCGACAGAAATGCACCATGAGTCGATGGATTAGATACAAAATCAAACGCAATTAATTCGAAGTCCGGTTGAACTTCAACAGCTCCCGTTTCACGTAATTCTTTTACTGAACCCAATCCACGTGAACTGATTCCTAAACGAATACCTGCCTTAAACAATTCCTTAAGGATATTACCTGCAGGTGTGGACAACACTTCAACTGTTCCTACTAAATCATCGCCATCCCAATGCATCTCTAACACATTGTGTGATACGTTACTTAAATTTACCACACTAGAATCCGGATGATCTAATTCTCCCAATGCACGACGTTCACCAATAAATGTTTTAGCATATTTGGTGGCTTCACGCATTAAGATTTCTTTAGGGTAGATTCTACCGTTATGATTCTTAGCATTAGCACGCTGCAATACGCCAGATACAACTAATCGGCCATTATTGCGTTCCATAGACTCATTAATCTGTCTAGGGGATACTTCAAATAACGTATAATCTACTAATAATTGCTTGTCCATGATCATATATATTTTTTATTGTTAAAGTATTGGCTATTCACATACTCCATATACCTACGCCATTTATCCTGTTCAATAGCATATAATCGTTTCTGCTCGTTAATAGGCAGTTTACTATTCTTCGGATCTTTACTAAATTCTTGCCAGGTACGTGAACGTGGTATCATTGTCCCAACTCCTTCATCTTGTTTGAAATACGGATTAACCTTTCAGATATTTTAGAAAAGTTTTTCTTTGAACGTTTCCAATAAGAGTTAGATTTAAAACCGGTTTCATTCTTTAATTTGTAATTACGATCTAATATCGTTTCAACCTCACCCAATAATTTATTTATTTGGTTGATTGATTTATTTATTTTCTGTTCGTTGGTAGCAGTGTCGTCTTTTTTATAATCACGATAACTAATCTCGTTTAATTGACGCATCATCTTCTTATATGTGCTTTCCATCGGTTTGAAGTATTTTTTTGTTTTCGGTACTTTCTTAAATCCCATCATTTCAATACGGTCATCAGGAATTTTACCAAAAGCATACGGAGTCAAATAACCTTCAACTCCACCAGTAGTACTCGCTTCATCCATTAATGGCTCATAACCCTGGCCCTTCATGATATCTACGAGATATTCCCAATAGGCTTCAGGTACGATATAGTACCCATCCTCATCCATATCAATATATGCTTGAGCATCAGAACGCATTAAAAATAATTCACCTTCCGGATCGTTAACGATGAAAGGTATCATATTTTCATTGGTTTGCTTCTTAGGAAAATCACGTTTCATAATCAATGATATACTCATAGTCTACTTAATTCATTAGCCAATTCATAAAATTTCAACATCGTAAATACATGCTTCTCTTGAACCTTTTTACTGTGTTCAATGTTTTCTAACAAATCTAAAATTCCTTGTACTTTAATTTTAGTGGCTTTGTCTGAAAGCTTTTTAGAATTGGTTTCTATAGATTTGCGCAATGAAGCAGCATTCTTTCCTACAAATTCTTTTAATTGAACTGTATCTTCGACACCATTTACATATATACGAAGTAATTCTTTCTGTTCAGGTAATAGGTTATTGTATTTTTCGTTGAATTTGTCTACTAACAATTTATAAGATAATAGACGAACATCACGGTCTAATTTGCTAAAGTCATCCTTTACTTCAACAAGTTCCTGTTTCGGTGTACAAATGAATTCAACTAATTTAGATTTAGACCTAACCATATCAGCAGGATTATCTAAATCCGTATATTCGAAAAGTTTGTAAATAGCAGCTAACACTGCGTAATTTTGAATCTTCGCATTGAAGAAAGATTCCATCACATACTTAGCATTGATATCACGAATGAGTTTAAACTTCTCCTTACGTAAGTTAGTTTCATTTAACGTTTTACGTGATGCAATGATTGTTTGAATATAATCTTTTGCTGTGGATTCAGTCTTAAACTTCTCTTCAAGTATTCCTTTATACAGTACCAATTCCTTATTCAATTCAGTACCTTCCCTAAAGTACTTCTTAATTAATCCAACGGAAGGACTAGTCTTGGAATTCATAATATCCGAAGCTACCTGTCTAACAAGTAATTCGAATAGAATACCTGTGTTTTTGAATTTAGAATGCTTTAATGGTTTCATATAGTTTCTTTCATATATAAATATGTAGATATTAAATTAAACATTAAAAGAATCCAATCTACTTTCATCTAAAAGTGTCCCCGTATCACTAGGTTCGACATGTTCGTTTAATGTTTGAGCAACGCTCGTTGATTTTGCTAATTTATTTTGTTTCATTGAATGTAATATAGAACCGATATATTTCGTATTTTCACCGAATGCACTGCTAGTTTTAGGAGTTTTAGACATACCAGTATCAACTTTAAATGTATCTGATACATCTTTCATTCCGAGCGGATCCGGCCCATCTACATCGCGATCACTCTCAAAATTCGTTTTAGCTTTAGGGCGTCCGGGCCCGGGAACATATTCACGTAATCTAGGATCTTCATACTTACTTGATACGTGCATTGATGCAATATCATGAGGAGTACCATAGCTCTGTTTAGTCAATTTCGGATCATTTCCTTCACTCTTTATCTGCTCTAAACGGAATTCTTGCTTGGTATCTTCTACCACTAATTCCTGTTCATTTTGCCAACCGTTTTGATCCATATCAAAAATGTTTTCATAGATAAATTTACGGCTGAATAACTTACTTTCAATTAACGTATTTGCCAAATCAATCTTTTCCTTCATTAATTCGACCTTCTGACGCTCATATATGATTGAGGGAGAGGTTAAATTCAATTCGAAGTTAACTAAATCGGCATCTTCAAATCCCTGTGTATATAAGTGAACAACGGCAATCTTATATAACTCACTAATTACTATTCGTTGGATACGTTCAATGGTCCTAGCAAAACGAACATCTTCAGCGGCCAGAGTACTATTATGTATAATCACGCCAGCATCCGTACCAAAATTATGATATCTATTAATCGTTAAATCGCAGGTATCTATATTCTCAGACAACCATTCAACATTCAGCACCGTATGATTGGCATAGTGTGACTCGTATTGCCTATAATTTTGCATAAATCCTTTATTGGATAACGCTAGAGGCATGTGTGCAAAAACAAAATCTTCTTTGTTGATATCATATAATTCGAATACACGATTTAACGTAGCTCTAGTAATTCCTAATTTAGATTCTAAGTCTTTAAACGAATTCGATACTTTAGCAGTCTCCAATAAAATATCATACGGGACTTTGTTAAATTTGCAGTTATATGTATTTCCTATCTTTCTATTTCTTGCTATAGCAGAAATACATCCTCCAGCCGCGCATGTTTTATTGTTAGGTACACCTAACCTACCAACAAGTTTACATCCACATATCTCACAAGTATAATCATACCTAGGCAACTTATTTACAGGTGCGTGGGTTCTAGCATATTCACCTAACTGCTTGGCAGATTTAGCACCACCCTTCTTACCCCCGTTACTAGAATTAATTAAAAACTGCGGTGAATTTCTATATTGGACCATAGCAGGTGATTTGTTCCACTCATGTGCATTTTTCTGATGAAATTCTCTATGTTCGAAAAATGTCATTGATCCATCTAAATTATCTGGATTGTTATTCCTAGAATTATAATCTTTATGGTGTATAACTTTACCGTCTTCTTTAATATTATAGTGATCAGCAACCAATCTATGTACTAAAGTATACTTCTCGGTGCTTGGATTATATACTGTAGTATAGTGTTTTTTGTATCCACCATTTCCTAAATACAACGGCATTAGAGCTTGACCAGTATTCAAATCTTGAGCCTCTATCCATTCACCGTTTCTAGTTAAAAACTTATGGTCTGGCGTACATTCGATATATTTCCCGTTATCCAAATTAACGCGTACTATCTGAGTATTTAACCTAGTATAACCTGCCCACTCAATTTCGCCGGGCACGATACTATTTGTATCTGTATCTAATGAATATACATAATTTTGTTTACCCGCATTAAATTCATCAATTAAATCCGAAACGGTTAATACTCTCCCGTCAATCAACGGAATCATAGTTAGCGGACTGATACATTTACCTTGGATGCCCTCATCATACCCTAAGAATGCTTTGGGTATCTTCAGCGCAGCCATCATCTTGTTCCTTAAATATTCTATATCCTCTATCTGACCGTCGCTTGATAATCCAGGCAACGTTTCAATTGAAGTACCACTTTCCGATCCTCGTACAGGTAAATAGAAATCCTCTAACATGTTTTGCATGTTGAATTTCAAATTATACTCCCCGGTTTGCGGATCCATATATGGAACTTTCTTTACCTTAGTAATAATATTCTGGATATGAGAATCTACCTCAATCGGTGGGATATTACCTACATCTATCTTAAATATACGACGTTCCGGCGCACGCATAATACGTTGCAGTAACATCGCATCTTCCATCAGTACTAACTGCTTAAATAATTTACGAGCACCTTCGATCATTGATTTTCCGTACGGTAAGAAATTCGTATCGGATAGCATTCTAAAGTGTGCTATTTCATAATATTCAAAATGTGTATTCTTTTCATTGGAACTATACACAGAGTTTTTACCGATAAATGTGAAACGTACACTGTACGGATTTTCAGGATCGTATCCCTCTTGTCTTTCTAATTCATAGGCTGATATGGGCATTACGTTAACAACACCCAATTCTTCATTAATATCTAAATACAGATAAAAATCTCCGTATTTACACATATTACGAACCCACGGCCATAAATTATACTCGACATTCAATACATCATAAAATAAGTTATGAAGTATCTTTTGAATACGTGCATCCTCAGTCTTAATCTCTAATACAATATTGTTTTCTGAATATGTAGTAGATTCATCTGCATAAATATCAAGCGCAGATGAAATGATCGGATCTAAGTCCATTGCTTCATAATCAGTATACAATTGAGTCTTTACCGCATGGAAACTGTAAGCGTTACCAATACCAGTAACTCCCATAGTACGATTTGTATGCAGACCAGCAAAACGATCTACGTATGTACTTCCATATGGGTTACCTCCCGCTTGGAGTTTACTCGTATCAGTTACTTTAATCTTATTGGCGCCTACCTTCCGTACTATAACTTGAGTACTGAATAAACGCCTTAACCTAGCACGTATTGATGTATCTATCATACCTTATTTATTAATAAATATTACAATAACCATTTTAATGATTCAGAAGAACCATCTGGTAGTTTACTTGTCCAGGGAGAATTACTTGGATCATTGACTGTATATATACCGGAATGCTTTCCTATATGTGTTACAGCCTTTAATGTTAGATCTAAACCCTGTTGTTTCAATTTTAATGCAGTATCACGTATCCACAATGCAATACATAATGACATAATTAAGTCATCATTATAGCCATGCTGCGCTTCTGCTCGGTTACCAATCCAAATAAATACTAGCAATTCATCAATTAACCGTTTACTATGTATGATTGGTGCCTTTTCACGGAAATAGGTTTCTAATTTCGCAATCATTAGTGGTCTGGTCTTGGATGAGGTAGTGAAGCCAGGAACCATTGCACTCTTATCTTTAAGATCATATCCTTTAGACAAATGAATATTCTCATCCAAATAACCATCCTGTCGGTAGCTGTAATAAAGATTTGGGTATCCTTTATCTATTGCTACCTGTATAACTGCCCAACCAATATTAGCATTTTCAATCGCCAATATTGCATTGTTATATTCCGTAGCCATTGATACTAACATGTGACCGTATTCAGTCGTTCCTATCTTTCCTCTAAATTCAGCTACCTGTCGTAAACTCTTTAATTCAATAATATGGAATGCTGAATAGTCCCCGCCATCACCGCGGGCAACGTCGGCCGCTACTATATAATCTTTTGTATAATCCGGGTACTCCCATAGCCACAATTCACCACCCATTCCACGTTTTTCTATAGGTTCCTGTGTATAGGTTTCTCGATACCATTCTATCAATTCACCTGCAACTACGGTGTGTCCGGATGAAATGAAGTCGGTGTCGCAGTTGTGACTTAATAACCCGTTAGTAAAATATACATTGCCATTAGCAACATCAACCAAATCAAATAAGTCGATCGGTTCCGTTATTGTTTCAATTTCCAATATGCACAACTTACCATGCGTTGATTCAATTGCATCTCCTACATGTAAAGTATCTGCATATACCTCAGAACCTTCGATAATAAATCTATGATTTTTGGAGCATTCTAAGTCTATTCCGCCTTCAAGTAAAATACGCAACCTGTCGGATTTCTGTACTCGGCGGATGCCGGTAAAAAATTGATAACCGTTTGGAGTTAAAACACTATATTTGGTATTTTTATTCTCTTCTGCAAGTCGTTCATATAATTCGTTTATAGTAATTTCTTCCTCGTCACCAGTTATATTATTTACTATATTCACCAAACTATTGCCGGAAACACACTCCTGTGCCGCCAATCTTTCACCTAATAATTCAGTTTGAAGCTGACGCCAACTCTCATCCCTTTCCGGATGCAGTGACCAATGTAAACGTATTGGATGGAACTGTCCGCCGGATTCGGCATCTACCCATGTCCTATGGAAGAAGTTACCAGTACCGTTCGGTGTACTCAGTACAATTGCACCACCACCCGTCGCTAATGTTTGTTGTGCTGCTGCCCATATCTCATCAATCTTTGTGATAAAGGCAGCCTCATCGATTATAAGAAGTGAGAGTGCTTCAGAACGACCCGAATGACCTGCACTAGAAACGGCCTTTATTTGTGAGCCGTTCTTAAACTTAAGCGATAATTTGTTATCTTCAATAGTAATACCACGTAACCAGGTAGGTAGGTTTTCGTGCATTACTCTCACTTTAGTTACTAAGTTTTTTGCTACCTCTTGTGTAGTGGCGATTACTAATACGTTGAAATCATTCTTGAATAACATGCACCAAAGTGAATATCCAGCAACTAGGGTAGAGATACCCATTTGCCTTGATTTCAGAATGACATTGTAACGATTATCTGCTAATTCTTGTAGTGTGTTCTCTTGGAAGTTATATAACTGGAAGAATACCTTTCCTTTGGTAGGGTGTTGGATAATACAATACTTTTTCATGAAATATACCGGATTAACGGCACACTTCATGTATTCTTCAGCAATAATTTGTTTTAGCGATTTGTTCTCAGCCATATAACCATTCGCAATATAAGATTAATCTTCCATACTTCCAAGAAGCTGCTTCTCTAATCTATCGCGATGTTTTTGCAATTTCATACGGTCTGCTACATATTCTTCTTTATTGATAGTACCCGCTTTGAATTTCTTAAATAACATATCCATACCACGCTGAACTTTCAATAATTGATCATTCAATTTGTTATATGAAGTATCAAAGCCACCCTCTTGATCCCAGTCTAATGAATCGTCTTCATCGGTAGCTTCTTCTACCTTTTTACTGACAACATCGCGACGGTTTTTGAGATATTCGTCTGATGCATCAACATCGCCATCATTGTCGATGTCTGCGTCTTCTTTTCCTACTGGATCTAAAGCTTCTAAAACTTTTAGACCTAACATTGATTTTAACTTAATCATATACAATAAATATTAGGCAGTTTCATTTTCCTGAATGCCATAATATTGTAATATACGATTCCTGAAGTCTGCATAATCAGCACGGAGTTGTGCCTCTTGTTCCTCTACATTAGATCCTAAGTCCCACTTTTCAAGTGTACCGTCTGCATTGACATATGAAGGATCTTTTTTAATGTTAGCAATCATGTCTTCAAATTCCTGGTCAGTATCACGTATCCAGGCCTTAACATTCTCTTGCATCTTTTGCATTTGAAAATCGCCGAATTTGCCTTCATACATGAGTTTCGTATCACGCTTAGCAACACAGTCAATACACATCTTATACAATGACCACATCCTAGTGTCTGCAACCCCACTCATGTTTTTATCACAGTGTGGACAGTGGCTTGGCATCTGCATATCTGAAAACAATTCCGGACTCTCGTGCCGTATTGCTTCCATTACACCGATTTTACGCTTGAATCCCTTTTCTTGTTTCCAATGCGTTTCTTCACCGGTCACCGGATCTGTTTCAGTCCAGACATCTCCCGTTTTTCTAGAAATTACGTTTGGGTCGTTTTCCGATTTTGTATCGGACATGAAAAAACTCTTCTTAGTTTGAGTTCTATGCGTGCCATCTAGCATCTGACGCAACGCTTCAGTATTACGTAACCTTGTCATATTATTTTATTGATTTCTTAATTTTTCGCGTAATTTGTAGATTAATTCGCGAGTCACTAATTTCGATTTAACATCGCCAGTCTTTTCATCCATAATATCAATCATTGTCATAATGATATCAGCCATATCTTTAGCGGGCCTTGAAGGTAAACGGCGAACTAATTGTTTAATCTGTGACAGTGAACCAATCTTTTCAACCTGCTTTTCTACAGGAGATTTAGCTTTCATAGGTTCACCTGGAGTGAGATCACCACGGACAGGCAATGCTTCCTGCAATGCTGCTTCAATCTCTTCTCTAATTATTTGTTCTAAGTCTGATCGTTTCATTCTATTATTCTTTTATATAAATATTACCTAATATACTTTAACATACCTAAAATTTGATTTGCAGGAGCAAATGCGCCTGTCAATTTATATGTATCGCCTTTATATGTAAATACTATTCCCTCTAACGGAACTAATTTATCTAAACCACCTAACTTATTGATACGTTTCAATTGGTCACGTAATTTATCTAAGATAGCGATATCCCCTGATGCTTGTATCTGCTTTATAGTATCTGCTATACCTTTACGCATTTCTTTTACCGCATCATTAGGTACGGCTGAAAGCACATCAGATATATTACTCAATACCTCAGCACCCAACTCTAAAAATATATCTTCAAATTGACCCACATTACGTTTCATCTGATTTTCTGCAAATTCTTTATCTACCTGCTTCATATCATTCAACTCATCTGTATCAGAAGTAATATTTTTGTCTAATCTGAATGACCTGTCTCCACGTGACCAACGGGAAATTAATGCTTCTTTACTTTCCTGGGAAATATCTGGGTAATTTTTATCGATATAATCGTCCCACCATCTATCGCTCCACTCAATAACCTCATCATTATCAGTCAATCCATATACCTTTTGTAACTTGTCTATCTTATTTAAGTAATAGGGTAAACGTTTATCGAAAGATTTGGATTTTTCTATCTGTACTACTTTGGGAGGAATTATCTTAAACTGCTTTTGTGTGTCTGCATTTACCTTTGCAATCATACGCTGTAACTTCTTTCCGTATTCTGGATAGGTATCGACTACTTTTCCCGTTTCATCATACTCAACCAATCCGTGAAACTGTAAATATGCATCTGTACCATAATTGATAATATTCTTAGTTTCAGGAAAAATGATTTCTAAATTCATGAACCGTTTTCCGTTCTGGAATATCTCATCCAATTCCCTTTTCGGCAAACGATTTAATGCAGATTCTAAATCATCCATTGCAAATCCAAAAGCACGTTCAATTGAACCACGTCCTGCAAATTTCATCTTTATATCATCAGCACTTATTGGATCTTTTATTTGTGTTTTGTTTCTTGCTGCTAGTACCTGACCGTCCTTAAATGTAATCTGCAGGTTCTGTCCATCAGTCTTTTCAACTACATCCTTCTCAATATTCAATTCACCTGCCAAGGCTCTACGTATCATCTCCTTCATATCACCGAAGGTTAAGTCGTTCTTATCAAACGGGTGATTGAGATGGCCGGCGGCGCCACCCTCCATTATGGATTCACGGACAGAGAACTTATCGGCTAACATATTCGCTATACCCGAATCATACCATCCCATTATTTGTTTGAATTGCTTAGGAGAAGCAGTCGCTAATACATTACGCAACTCAGTACCACTCATCTCTCCATATCCTGGTATAGCAATACTAACGTGTGGAAGTACATATAGATACCCATGTTCCTGATAACCTTTAAGATTATTCTCATTTCCCTTTAACGGTTGAAAATAACTCGATTTACCGGATTTCAACATTCCGGTACGGAATCTAGGATCTTCACGCATATCCTTATCACCGACTGCAAATACCACTGAAGTATCTTCAGGAAATGTAGCAGTTAATTCTTCTGCTTTATACGGATTCTTTACCTGGATAAATCGATTTGAGGGGATACCGTGTGCTACGGCTACTTTACGTTTCTCTGCAAATGTTAATGGAGAACGTCCCGGTTCAACTTTACCGGAAGTTACAACATATACGTTATTTTTACCAAACTGATCGACTAAATCAAGATATGAGTTATAATGATGTCGACCCATTGGCTGGAATCGACCTGGGTATATTGCTACTATTCGGGGCATATACTATAAATATTACGTGATTTCTAAATACGATAATAAGGTATCGAATGAAGCCGAGAATGTAGTAGAAATCTTTATAGAATCGCCAGTCTGTAATACTAGGGTATCTGAGATAGGTTGGAAGGTTGATTGTAATGGTATAGATGCACTTTCAATTAAGAAGTAGTCCGTAGGGGAACCGCTTTTGTTTATCACTACATCCGTATATACCATACTACTAGTGGTCACGTTTGAAATATATAAGCTCTTAAGTAATGTAGTAGTACTTATCGGTGCCGTATATAGTGTAGTCGCTCCTACACTAATAATTTTATTTGCTGATAATTTATATGTATTTGGCATATTGTTAACCTTCTATAGTTTCGGTGTAGTTGTTAGGATTCGGATCTGGCAATGGGATATTGAAAAATATACGGGCTTCCTCTTCGGAATCAAACCAATACCAGCCGTCTACTGGATATGTATAGGTGTTACGTTCTTCCCTAAATAATCTAAAAGCATCGTATGCTCCGTAAACAAAGTTATGTCCACAGAACAATTCATCATTTATATATTTATAAAAACCTGCTGTATTCATATACTATAAATATTATCCCGATACATTCCATCCTTTGCCCGTAGCAATAGCAGGATTGTCATTGGCAGTACCCCAGTTACCTGTCACTGTAATAATAGGTGATCCCGTAACGGTAGCTAAATTTGTATATATTTCATTTAATTGATCTGGACCTAATGAAAGGTTAGCGTATGAAATCGCAGCTGCAGTTCCCGTTATACGTGAACGTTTAAGGGAAGATACCGTAAAAAACATATTTGTAAATGTAGTACCCGCAGATACATTCAACGCAGGAATCTCTGATATCGACCGACAGCCATTAAACATAAGAGAAAAATTCGTACCAGCAGCTGTATTAAATGCCGGTATATACGTCAACGACGAACAACCACTAAACATAGAACTAAACAACGTGCATTTCGCGGTATTAAATTTTGGAACATACGCCAATGATGTACAATTAAGAAACATTTGGTCTACGGTCGTAGCATTACCTAAATCTAACATAGGTGTTGTTTGCAGTGAAGAACACCCACTAAACATCGATGAAAAGTTAGTTCCCTGTGAGGTATTAAATGGTGGAATTGATTGTAATCCACTGCAGGTATTGAACATAGAACTAAAGTTAGTCCCCGCGGATGTATCAAATAATTCTAATGTTTTCAATGAACTGCACCCACTAAACATTGAAGTAAAGTTAGTAACTTTAGGTGTTCTTAGTGCCGGAACACGTATCAATGATTGACAATTTATGAATGCTGATGCGAGTGATGTGGCACTGCTAAAATTAAATGCAGGTATTGTCCGCAACGAATGCATAGTAGAAAACGTCGTAGTAAACGTCGTACCTCGAGAAGTATCAAATTTTGGTAAGGATTTTATCGAAACGGCAGAACTAAACGCATTTGACCAATCAGTAACTGCAGATGTATCAAATAACGGTATCTGTCTTAAACTATAACAGTTCTGAAACGTATTACTCAAGGATGTAACCCTAAATGAATTAGTGAGTAAAGGTAGTTTTTCTATAGAATAACATGAACCAAACGCAGATCCCAATGTTGTGCATGATGATAAATCCAGCGTTTCAGGCAAATCGACTAGGGAATAACAATTGCTGAATGTAGCACTAAACGAAGTAACTAACGATGTGTTACCCACAAATCGAATCGATTTTAGCTGGGTACATGAGCCAAACGCGGAAGCTAACGTAGTACACCTACTAACATCGATAGGCGGTAAATCAATTAAAGACCGACAACTACTAAACATGGTGCTACCATCAACCGGTCGTATTTGAGCACGTACACTGCGCAGATTGAAACAATTACCAAATGCAGCCTGCCAGGTACTTACATTATTAGAATTAAGCAGTGTTACCGTTTCTAAGTCATTACACCCACTAAACATACTCGTTACGTTAGTAACATTAGTACAATCTAATGCAGGTACGCGTCGTAAGTTAGTACAGTTTTGGAACGTTCCAGAAAACGATGTTGCGGAAGTAGTTGGTAGCTGTACTACTTCTATTAAATTAGATGCCCCGCGGAATCTACTAACATAAGAACTAACTGCGTTCGTACCTACAAACTCAAAACGCTTTAACATAAATGAATTGTATCCGCTGGTAGCGCTATCACAAACACTCAACGTACTAATATTCGAACCGGCCATGCGAATATCAATCCATCCATTAGTTAGTGTGTTTACTAACGGTAATGAACCGGTCGGTAGGGTCGGCCTTGCGGTATTGAAGGTTACTGATGTAAGATTTACTCCAGATCCAGAAGGTGTAACTGTAATTAGCACTGGTTTATATCCTTCCGGCGTGACTGAACTAGATAATGCATTAAAGGATGAAGTGGTGTATTGCCTTTGTGCCACTGCGTTGGATGCGTGATTACTCACAGTACCGTCGCCCCAATCAACAGTAAATGCTCCTTGTACCTGAATGGTGGCAAAATTCGAATTGTTATTGTATACAGCATACCACCCAACTATCTTTTGATCTCCCGGATTGACCGGTGGTAAATCTGGCAATCCTGCTATCGTTACATCCGGTGCAGTAGAATATCTCGTAGATCCAGAATTAATAACACTTATTGAGCCTACCTGAGTACCCACTAACGAAGCAGTAACCGATGCATCGTAATATAATCCATCAACCGTAATATCTGGAGGTCTCGTGTATCCGCTTCCCGAATTCGTTATTGTTATTGAACTTAATCCTGCTGCTATTGAGGCTGATATTATCGATCCGGATCCACCACCTCCCGTTACGGCGATAGTAGGCGCGCTAATATATCCATATCCAGATTCAAGTATAGGAATAGCTAGTGCAGTAATTACCGGATTTCCTCCGGTAAATGTGATGGTGGGGTAGTTACTACCACCTCTGTAATTACTACCCGTATTATGAATAGTTATTCCGGTAACTTGTCCTCCCGCTATTGATGCAGAACCGATCGCAGTAACGCCGGTAACGCCGTTTGCGGTTATGGGGGCAGAAAAAGACACGGAAGGTACAGTCTGATATCCAAATCCTGGATGTGATATATATGTTGACTTAATATAGTAGAGTGGTTCTACAGATATGACCGATTGAGCAGTAATAGATGATACATACCCGTTAGCGCCGGTGCCACCACCTCCCGAAAAACTTAAAGTAGGCGCCGTTGTATAACCGCCACCACCTGAATATAAAATTAATGATACTACACTACCATTTGACAACGCAGCAGTTGCAAGAGATCCTGAACCGTTTCCTGAAGAGCCGGTAGCTGGTAGATTGGGTGTTACTGGTGCTGGTGTACTTACAAAATTATTCGGCTGTGCATATATATCATCTTTATTGTATGCACGTATTAGGCTATGTTGTTGTAATCCTATCACTCCGTTGGTATCATCCCAACGATTTTTACCTATATATCCATTATTTTGACGTCTTGCCATATAACAAAATTTCCTATATTAAGAACCAAGTATAAGCTTCCACTACTGTCGTGTCTGCAGTTGCAGTTATTCCCGTTAAACCGGAACCATTTCCAAAGAATGAACCGCTAAATGACCCGGAGTATCCTCCCGTAGCACTAATGGATCCGGTCACAATTAAACTACCAGATATAATTGCACTTCCGGTGTACGGAAATGCAGTACCAGTACCTCCCGTAGAATTTATAGTAACGGCACCAACGCCACTAACTGGCGATATTGAAATATTAGTACCGGGTATTATTTGTGTTACTCCGCCATTCAATGCATATGAGGCCGTGGTTGCAAACGATGCCGATAACACCTGCATACTCGAAGTCTGGGACGTTAGAACATATGAAGAGGTGGCAGCATTCAATGCTATAATTGACGATTCAACTGTCGTGATTCTGTTACTGAATCCACCACTCACTGAAGTAAAGGCGCCGCTAATATCAGTTGCTATCTGGGCTGAACTACTTAATAGGGTTGGTTGATTAGCAATGTTTGAATACAGCACATATGATGCGCTCGTTGCATTAGTAACATTATTTACGGTAATCGGAAACGTACTGTTATTTCCTTTCGTAAATGTTATAGTTGCATTTGATACTGATGCGGTAATCAATAAACTTCCAGTGTCTACCGTAGCAGTCGATGCATTTAACGCATAACTCGCAGTCAATGCAAATGAACTACTAACTGCATTTAATATATACGAGGCAGTAGTTGCGAATGACGCCGACAACACTCGCATACTACCGGTTTGTGATGCTAAAATATATGATGCAGTGGCGGCATTCAATGTTACAATCGACGCTTCAACAGATGTAATCCTAGAACTTAAACTGCTACTCGTTGCATTTATTGCCCCGCTTATATCAGTTGCTATTTGGGCTGAACTACTGATTAGTGTCGGTTTGTTGCTAACATTTGAATATAAAATATAGGATGCGGTCGTTGCCAGTGAAGCTGATAATACGGACATGCTCGATGTCTGTGATGCTAAAATATATGATGCCGTGGCAGCAGTTATCGATACTAACGATCCTTCTGTCACGGTTATACGTGAACTTAAACTACCGCTAACACTAGAAAATGCACCAGTTATATCGGTTGCAATCTGCGCAGAACTGCTTAGTAGGGTAGGTCGATTGGCAATATTCGCATATTGTATATATGAAGCTGATACTGCATTACTTGACCAACTCGATGTTCCCTGCAGACTTCCGGTAAACCCGTTAGTACCAACAACACTACCACTAAATATAGCAAGACCAATATTAGTAAATGTATTAGAACTGCTTACAATCAGCGAACCCGTAATTATTACGGTTTGATTTAATGGGTTGACATATGAAGCAGTCAATGCAGACGATGCGGCATCGGCATTGGTTGAATAAGATGCGCTTACCGCATTCAATACATAACTAGCAGTCTGTGCTAAAGTTATATAAGAAGCGGTCACTGAATAATTCGACCAACTGCTAGTCCCAAATAAACTACTAGTAACACCGCCGGTGACATTTAATGTCCCGGATATTATTTGGTTACCGATAAAAGTATTAGATCCAGTAATTGCAAACGACCCGGTATCAACACTAACACCATCCTGTCCACGTTCCCCACGCGGACCCTGCGGACCAATAGTAGAAACAGTAACTACGGATACTTCCGGCTGCACTACTGTAACATCACGTTGTTCGGGAGTTCCAGTAATAATAACCTGACGGTCTGTATTCTGTAACTGTACCGTATTGGAAGTTTGGTTTACGTTAACGTAATTAGACATTTTATCTAGTTACCTCTTTGCTGAGTTTTACTTTTCCCTCAATTAACCTGGTTACTGTACTACCCGAAACTAACTCTAAATCATATACACCTTCATTGAATGTAAACAGTGATGAAGTGGTGGCAGAAATATATACTCCAATTGAACCGGATGATAATGGTTTAGTTCCAGAAGAACCACTCAAGTTTAATCCGGTCCCATCTGCAGTTAAGGTTGAAGTCAATGATGCAATTGTTGTAGTAGAATCTACACTAGAACGGATCTGCATCCTCGCAGTATATCCAGTCAAATCAATTGGAGTACCTGCAGAATCTTTATACTGCAACTCAAAACTTAAAGTCGCACCCTGCTCAATTAAAAAAGAGTATTTTCCCGCTGCCATTTACTATAAATATTTGTAATTAATATTTATTGCTCAACAGCCTGAATATATCATCCAATGCAGGATGCCTGTGATTGTCTTTTAGAATGATTTCCGAACAATACTCGCTACTTCGCAATTTCGGTATTTCGTGAATTGCAGAATCATTATCGTATTTCAAATCAATCTGTTCTAGGTCACCGCAGAAAATCATCATACTTCCTTTACCTAACCTCGATACTGCCATTGCGAATTGTTGCTTTGTTAAGTTCTGAAACTCATCAATAATACAAACAGCATTCTCGAAAGTACGACCTCGGAAGTGTGTAAGTGAAACCAGCTCGATTGATTGTTCCGTTTCCATCTTTTCCAATATTGGAGGCACATTATATACCTTACGCATATTGTCTCGTATCGGAACTAGCCATGGTTCCATTTTCTCTTTCTCAGTACCTGGCAAAAATCCGTTATCTTCGGTAGCAACAGTTGGTCTAGTAATTACAATTTTATTGATTTCCCGTTTAAAGAAAAGATCCAATGCGATGGCACACGCTAAAAGCGTCTTACCACTACCTGCCTTCCCCAATACGAAGCTGATAGGATGCCTTAATATAATTTCCTTCGCAACTTTTTGCTCTTCGCTCAAGGTAACTGAGAGCTTCACAGGACCCTTAGGGATCCGTTTCTCCTTATTCTCCATACATCAATAAATATCTAATAATACGGAGTTTTCTTGATATACTTGAAGTATAGGGTATGAAAAAAGGGAGTATTTCTACTCCCCTTTTTATGTTTCTATAGGTAATTATTCGCCTGGGAAGGTTGCACCAGTCGGTTGAACTATGAAGTCCACAATGATGAATTCAGCGGTCTTGGCAGGCTGTAAATAAATCGCTCCACGCAATTCATTACGGTCAACTACATCCGGAGTATTATTGGTTTCATCCATAATAACTTTGAATGCATATAAACCCTGACGCTGCTGAACGCTCTCGAAATAAGGATTCACAATAGAAAGGAACCTATTACGAGTTGCAGCAGTATTGTTCTCGAATACCAGGAAGCGACTTGTACTTGCAACAAATTTCTTAGCCGCAATCAGCAACCTACGAACATTAATCCTGTCTAATGCAGATGATTTCTTCTGCAAGGTCTTCTGACCATACACTACAACACCTGAACCAGGGAAAGTAGCAATTGGATTCACATTTGCATCATATAATGTGTCACGGTTGTTTTGAGTCAATTTCCTCTCGGCCTGGATGGCGATATCAATACCGCCACGATTTAAACCTGCAGGAGCAAACCATTCAGCGGACACTCGGTCATTGAATGCATAGATACCAGGAATCAGAGTTGAAGCCGGCACCCAAACGTTCCTTCCTAAATCAGGATCAGGTATTTGGATCCATGGCCAATACATAGCAGCATAGCTAGTATCACGGTCATCTGCTTCTTGTGTTGCTGAGGTAATCGTGCTTCCGTATTGAACCGGATCAATTACATAAAATGCATCACCGCGGTTTTGAACCATATTCAATGCTGTGGTAATTTGTGTTGCATGTGCAGTGATATCATCTAATAAACCCGGAGTAACTAACAGGTTAATATCATATTCATCCTGGTTAGCTAACAGGTTAACTGCGTCTGCATATACGGTAGCAGCAACACCCTGAGTGTTTGTACTGTCTATCGTTTCAAAATATTTAGCCGGATGGCTCAATGCACCATCAGCACCAAACGCAAACGTTCCAGAAACTGCTGCAGGTAATGAAGCTAAATAGGTAGCATCAGATACATTACCGTTATTATCTAAGAAGTTATACGTGGTTTTATTTACTGCAACGCGAACATATGCACTCTTATTGGGATATGAACCACTTAATTGCAGATAAGGTTGATCTGTTCCTACATCTGCTAAAGTGTATACTTGGTCACCAATTCTACGTGCAATGTATGAGGGTGAATTAGGATCTAATGAAAGATTTGACCACGTTTCTAAAATAGTTTTGCTAGTATTAGTATCATCTCCACGACGAATAACTAAGGTAAATGTACCTTTAGCTTCATTCACATTGGAAATTTCCCAACGTAAATTATCGGTAGAACCTGAAACTAAAATACCATTGGTACTTTGATCGGCACCTGAACCGGTACCACGCGTGGATGCACCCTGTTGTCCAGAATTTAAAATAGTGCCATCTGCTAGGGTATACAATGTAAACGAAGCACCATCTGAAGCTGAACCATATGTTGCCGGATTTGTAACAGATCCGGATGAAGCAACATTACTATATGCTTTTGCATATCCTGCTCCCATTACGCGCACTACCGTTACACTAGTAGCATTCTTTAAATACTGTTCAACTGCATAACTAGTAAGGTACTTGTATGAACGCTTAGTAGCGCCAGAACCACTAGTAAACACATTACCGAATTTCTGTATATATTCGGAATAAGAACCTACAACTGTAGGTACAAATGCAGGACCTTTTACGGTAGGGCCGATGATTGCGGCACCGATATTAGCAACACCTGCAGGTAAAAACGACTGGTCGATCTCATTGGTAAACACACCAGGCGATACAATTTTTTCTGCCATTACGATTTATCCTTTTTTTTCTTATAAATATGTAGGATAATCACCAAAATTATTTAGTTGGTGTAACTGTTCCAGAACCAATATCAATTGAAACTGGGCCGTACTTTTCGAATAATTCGGTATTGTATTTAGTTTCATTATCTAAGATTGCATCATATCTCGCATCTAATTTTGCAATCTCATCCATAACTAAACGTAAACGTTTTTCTAAATCAATCCTTTGAATTTGAAGTTGACCGGCAGTGAATACTAATTCATCACTCTGTCTGCGCAAATCTTCCAAGCGCTGTAATTCTTCTGTAGTTAATTTTACTGGTTCTGACATAACATCCTTTTATTTGTTTGTAATATAACAAATTTTGATCTATTGATCAAATCTTCTGTGAATTTTTTTAAAGTTATCTCCGGTATTATTCGGATAACCTCCCGGGGGCGGATAATCTACTTGAGAGTTATCTGTCTCGAATTCATTTCCAAACACTACTCGTTTAACAGAGAATGATTTTTGTAAGTTAGAAACTCTATACTCGTATGGTATTAATATCTGTCCCTTAACTTCCAACGCGGAGGTAGCGCGCACTATCCTATCTTCAGCGGCCGTATTCGTCACTTCATAGGAGAAATCTCGTATATGAGTAATAAATTTCCAAGTATCGCCCCAAGCATATCCACCTGCAGGTATTAGCATCTCTACAATATTATTCAATTGTTCGGTGTATTCTGCCCATATGTATATCTCGTATGATACTAATACATATTCAGGAATTGCTAATGTATAGAATTCTTTCGTGGGTTTTACATTATTTAATATTGAGAAACGATCGTATGTATTATTCTTAGTGTATTTAGACTGTAAGAACATTACATTCATGTTTTGTTCTTTTCGGAACTGAGGAAGGTTAACATCTAATTTACGCAAGTCATCGCGTTCAGCCATACCCGTTCTACGTATAGTAATAAGTGGAGTAATCTGCTTTCCCTCCTTATCACGCAAGTATCCATGTTTTTGTACTTGAGCCCAGGTTTCTCCGTTACTGAATATTACCGGAACCTCAACAATATTTCCGTTATCAACTATATAGGGACGGATACGTTCACGGATAAACCAATAGATTGCATAATCTATATCATACAATCCAACTTTAGGCGTTTTTATAGTATCCGTATCTCTACGTATCTCAGTAGCCCTACTAATCTTAGGATCTAAGGATGTACTTGAAAGGGTTCTATTTAATAACGGTTTTGACATTATAAGTTTTTAGGAACATACCTGTTAATATTATTCCCGGTTCTAAATTCTTGTATATTGAGTTTACTTAATCGTGTCTTATGTGCCTGAACCAGAACTGATGTATTATAACCAAATTCAGGCGTTTCTGCATAAATAGTACCTAAATGTGTATCTGGATTCTTTCCGGCCCAATATTGGTTATTCTCAACCTGATCGATTTCAAAGTATTCCATGTTCCAACGAATTATATCTCCCGGGGACATGTATACATTAATTTCAACCAATGAATCACGTAAAAATGAGAACAATGCAGTCCTGTTATAATCCACACCCAAATCATCAGCACTCGTTACCTTCTCATCTCTCTGTACTAAACAGGATAGCCGTACAGGTCTAAAAAATACTTTCTCAGAACTTTCCCCGTATAAATTTTCATTGGTATTTTCTAAGGACAGTTTAAAGTATTCAACCTCAGTATCTACATACCGGTTGATCAACTCCTTTGAGAGACTTCTAATTAAACTCGCATCGCGGCCCGATCCAAATAATGCCATATATTATCCTGTATAGATGAATAGCGGCATCTTCACCATTTGATTTTGTAATGCTTCCGCTTCTGCCTGTTTCCTTTCTAACTGTGCCTGCTTTGACATTGAATCTAACGTTTCACGCAATTCAGTAATCAATGCTTCCTTTTCAGTAGCGCCTTGAGATACTAAATCAGCACCGTTCAAAGTTATTTCTGAATTAGGAATTGGTAACGATGAATACTTGCCGCGAATCAAACCTAACACTTCTTTGCAGAGTGCCAATGTATATTTACGTATCCATTGTTTACCGATATCATTTATCAATGTATACTTTAAGTTGCCGTACGGGATATTACTTGCATCTGATACTAATCCAGGTCCTCTACGAAGTACATTTCGTTTTTCTGATTTCAGATAATAGTTGAAATATACAGTGAAGTCATATGTAGGAACCGGGAATATCCTAAATCTAGTATTCGATAATTGGAATCCATAAGCACTCTTACGGATCATATCATTAAACTCAATACCTTGCAGTCGAAGTACGTCAGCATATAACGGCATCAAGAGATAAGATACACCGGGAGAATAATTACCCCAACCAAAGGTATCTAATAACTGCTGTGAACCTAAACCGGTACCTACGAATGGATCGAAATACTTAACAATCGCAGGAGGATTTTGGTGGAATATCTCACGAATTTCAAATACGTCTGCAGCTACTGAGCCGGTTTCTAAAGTTACAATTGAACTATCAGTTAAATCATATACCTGTTTTCCTTCAGTAATTGTAATCGATCCGGTATATAACGTTAATGTACCCTCAGCTTCGGCTTCAGTGCCATATGTAGATGCTATATGAAATATACCTTCGAATGAATTATCTAATAACCTACCGGTAAAGGATGAACCGGTACTCAATCCTAATACATTAATTAAATTATCACGTGCATTAAATGTATTAATCTGATTTCCGTACTCGGTGATTGCTTCCTCAAAGCAGGTATAGATATTATCTGCCTGTAATTCGACATCATTAATAGGATAACCAAGCCTAGTAGCTACGAAATCTACTACCTTATCGGCATCCTCTTGGAATTTGATTTCATAATCATAAAATCCAAAGGGAGTATCCCCCGGAAAGAATGATGATGAGCCTGGATATATTGGGACGTATACTGACATACTATTTTATATAAATATCGGTATATGCAGTATTATCAACAATATCCAATTAAACCTCTTCACTCGGTGGAGGTAGTAATTCACCTGGGTATATCGCTACTATTCGAGGCATATACTATAAATATATTTAACATTTAATTATACAAATTATATATAAGGTCGTTTAAGTTAGTGTATGAACTCCCACCGTCTATCGTTACAGACAGGTCTAACCAAATAAATCCTCGGTCCGTAGGTATCGATACTTGTGAGTCCGATATAATCTCATATGAATTACCATCGAAATAATATTCTAAACCACGCATCAAAAATCCGCCATCGATCTTTTCTATGTTAAGCATATTCCGTTATCCTCACTTTATATACACATGATATATCTAGAGCACTAGCATTTTGTGCAGAAAATAGAAAATATAAATCTGAAGAATCATCAACCGTAACCGTCGTATTGGGATTGACACCACCCAGGACATTATAATCTGACGTAAGTGTCGTCGTGGTGCTCGCAATTAGACCGACAGTGCCCATCTTTTGCATATCACGAGCTAGTTTGAGAGAGCCTTGGCCGGCAGTCAATGACTGTATTCCTAATTGTGTTGCTCCGGTCAATGAATCGGTTGTATTTATGTGTGCTCTATACGCTATAGAACCGCTGGTACCCGCAACCCGTAATGCTGACCATACAATCTCGATGGTTGAATTTGTGCGTAGAGTATTTGCTGGTACTAATATTGAAACACTACTAGTAGCGGCCGTTCCGCCGGTCACATTTGATCCGGTACCCGGAAACGCGCCTATAAGTCTAGGGCCTGGAAAGTTGGATGCATAACTTGCAGTTCCTACTAGAGCACCGACGAAATACGAAGCCGTTAACGCATTCTGTGTTGGATTATACTGCAATCCAGTATCTATGCCTAACGGTCGTGATCCAGATCCGGCAGATAGCACTACGTAGAATTGGTTGGGGCTAGACTCTTGCGATCCAATCTCCGATTCTTTTGCAAGATTTGCATATGATGCAGTCACTGCAAAGTCTGCGGTTCCTACCAAATCTCCCTTAAAATATGAAGCAGTCACTGCATTCTGTGTAGCATTGTACCTCAATCCGGAATCTACATATAATGGCCTAGAACCAGCACCATCTACAAATACAGGAAGGTATGGACCATTGCCGGTATTCTGTGATGTTATCAACGACTCTGCTGACATTATTGCATATGATGAGGTAACAGCGAAACTTGAAGTTCCTAATAATGATCCGGTTACTCCTCCCGTTATTCCTAACGAGCCGGTTATTTGGTAATTCCCGGTTAATATCTTTTTATTGACCCATTTACCGGACGCATTATCATAAATAAGAAGATCACCATCAAGTATAGAAGCGACTGCTACATCGGTTAGTGCTGATAGTGTGGTTGAAGTACCTCCGGTACCGCCTCCGCCAACACCAGTCGCTGCTCGGAATAGAGGCGCCTGTACTATCTTATTATTACCAGTATCTAATAAGTCTGTTGTGTTCCCACGAACTAGTAAGTACGCCGAAAGAACATAAGCATTTTTAGTTGATACATCCTCCGTAAATGGATCTGATGCTAAACCAGAAATAGCTTCATTTAATGTACTATATACAGACTGCCCGTAGTATACGTGAGCTCTTCCCGATATCGGATTTACAGTAACTCGTTGTATACTCCAGTTATTATTTCCTACAGTCTGTAAAATACCAGAACCGTTATCATAATTGACCGGGTCGATTTCTGTGTAATATGCGCCGGCGTTATTATCAAATTTATATCCAGAACCACTACGGTATATCCTAATAATACTTGCAGTGGGGAACGATGAGTTTTGCGTATAAGTACTCGGAAAATCAGGCGTATATTGGTAGTATCCACCCATATTAAACGCTTCACCGTTAGATACGTTTAATCTTAAAGTACCCGTCTGACCCGAAATCTCAAATCCTGAAATCTTTAATGGGCCCAGTGCCCTAATTAAGACATTCTGCTGAGCATCTATATCATAATTTGTAGTTATGTTAGCGGAAACACCATTAATAGTAGAGCTGTTATAATGCGATACGCGACCTAACGGAATATAATTATGATACTCTTCCGGCGTAAAGAATGTAGATTGCTGATTAATACTGCCATTGCTACCTACATATACATACGTATTTTGTGTCGTGGCAATATTCGTTACGGGCACGGTTTGTGTGGGCCATGTTACATATATAACCGTCGGGCCTATTTCAGAACCACTAGTAGCATTATGATTTACGATTAAGCCGGATCCAGATGAAACTGAGAATTGGTTTGTGGATCCACTGTATGATAATACACCACCATATAATATGCCCGTGTTTAACATTCCCTCAAACCATTTCCATTTGACTAGATTTCCATCCTGTCGTATATATAGGTCCCGTCCCAATGATGTATTAGAAGAACTAACAAATAGGAAAGTATTTTGTGCATCTAAACCATTCGGGTCTGGATCTTGTGTGGGTTTAAAATCTATAGCACCACTAATGATAACTGTCTGATGCAATGGATTTACATAGGATGCAGTCAATGCGTATGAAGCGGATACCGCTATTAACGACCAATGTAAATGACCAGTACCGTCATTCTGCAAGAAAGTACCCCAAATACCGGAACCGGATGGTAAATATATGTTATCTGAAACTCCGTTCGGTTCCCGATATATTGAGGTAGTACCAGATCCAGAAGTAATTCGTATTACGCCCGGCTCTATTTTAGTATATGTATCAGCTAAACTACCAGAGAGCTCAATAGTACCAGGACCTAATTTTAGAGGTCCTTCAGTATCATTCCTAATTTCTATTAAACCGGGAGTTATATCTACTACACCACCACCAGTCAACTCTGCCGGATTTCCCACATCATCACGTATCGTGATTCCGGTGCCGGTAGTCTTACCGAGAAGTTTGGTGTTACCACCAGAAAAATTAGGTCCGTATACTATGGTCTCTAACGCTGCCTGGTTGGATTGATAATCGAAATATTGAAACTTAAAAATCTGTTCTGTATTATCGTATATCGGATCTATCTTAGTCAGTAATCTAGCATAATTAGGTGAAAACCCGTTTTCTACCGGAACTATTATTTGAATTCGATTGAACGCCCAGCGACCTGAACGTATTACAAATACCGGTCGTATTTGTCCGTTACCTAGTGCCTTAAAATCAAAAATCGCATCATCAAACTTCGCATCCGTTCCTTCCAAACTACCGACATATACACCATACTGAGAAGTTAAATTCTCCGTATCGAGTATTCCGGTTCGATATTTGCTAGGCCCAAGTAAAATATTTTTACTTCCACTTAAGAAAACATCAACCCTAGGCGTCGGATATCTTGAAGAAACCATATCGGCACTAGCTTCAGCATATGCACCAAAACGCAAACTATATTGTGTATCTCGATAGATTGTGGGAGTGTATTCTACTTTAGGAGCAAATTCGACATATGAATTGTTATAGTATGCAAATCCTAATCCACCCGTGCCACCAATACGAATCCCGTCAATTATATTATCGTCTACTGCCCTAACTCGAACGGTGAACGTACCATCTACGTTATAATAACTGCTTGAAAAATATGTATCGATACTTCCAGTGTATATATTAGATAGTTCAACCTCTTGAATACCTGAAGCGATACTGGCAGTAATTCTGTTTTTGTCGCGTAGAATATTATACGGGACTAAAACAGTTTCTCCATTATCAATAAAATCACCGAAAAGACCCGTGGGCTTATAATAAGTTCGTATCTTATAGATTGAACCACCTCCAGGAGCTAAATCAGTAAATTCACAATCCACAAATGATGCGGTGTAACTACTTGCAGTGGCGTTGGTGCGCAACTTAATATAACTAGCAGTAATGTTGGTACTCGCTTCAAATGAATTGATAGTTGTGGTCTTCGTTGTACCATCAGTTGCTACGTATGAAAACGTGTACTTAAATGGATTATCTACATTTATGGTAGATGAATTCACTACATCTATAATTGATGCAGAGTATACAATTGTAGCCGGATCATGTAATGCAGGATTTGCAATATCGCCCGGTAAATATTTTGTTACCTTTGCGTTTCTAACAATAACCTTTCCGCCCACCATATCTTTAGTGAAAGTGAATCCAGAAGATTTTATAGAATTGCTTCCCAAACCACTAACGGTAATATACTCGCCACTAGTAGCCAATGCACCAGCAACGGTAGGTCGTGCCTGTATATTACGTTTATATGTAGTATCTAACTGTGCCTCAATAAACTCGTTAGAACGACGATTACCAGACAATACATTTTCTGAACGTATGTATGATTGTAATTGAAATGTAGCCGTTCCAGATCCGGTTACAGTAGCGTCAATTGAACTTCCAGATGCAGGCACAACATACGGTACGGTTCTTTCACGAATTGTAACCGTAGGGCGCTGGGTAAATATGATTTCGGTACTGTTCTTTGTAACGGGAGAAACTTCCAAATCTGCGTACCAGACCACATTTAATTCGTTGCTCTGAGGACTCAAGATCTCCCCGTTAAGCCCTTCGCGTGCAACTGAAGCCAGGTATATACGGGCCGGGCCCGGAGCTGAATCTGGGTAAATATGGATAGAAATCGAGCGTGATTTATCACTGCCTACATAATTGAGTACTTCGTGATATATCGTGTTCCCGGCAGCATCAATTAGCTCAACTAGAACGGGCGCACCTGTCACCAACGTTCCTGATTTGGGAGCTAGCTTTAACAGATTTTTACCGGAGGTTAACAGCTTCGGCAACGAGACGATGTTGAAATACTTTGGTGATAAATCACTAGTATCAACTACATCTGCGGTTTGGATTAGATTAGATAGATATAACGGATTAAGTTGCTGTTTAACCATATATCTATAATTATGGTTCGAACATCAATTTAGAGTATCCATTTTCTTTATGTAATTCGATGTGCTTATCTGCCATGTCTCTAGATGAATCTATGTGAGAAATCATCATTATAAACTGAAATTGTGTCTTTAAATATTCGAACATTATTCCGATTGTAGTTAACATCGTACTATCTAAATTACCTAAACCTTCATCAATCACTAAGAAGTTGGTTCTGGGTAATGCGGATATGTTTATTAGTGAGGTTCGTATTGCAAGAGATGAAATAAACCGTTCCATACCGGAAACCAATTCTATCGGCCATACATTATCATCATCATAAACAATATACCCGTTGATATTCTTTCCATCCGTATTGAGAAGGATATTGAAATCTACTATCTCACTTAAAATGTTATTGATTTCAAATTCTAATTTAGGTAATGCCTTCTCAATCAACTGATATGGAATACCATCCCTACTCACACATTCTAAATAGTATTGATATGCAGTGTGCAGGATTTCTAAACGTTGCAGTTCCTCCATACCTGCATTGGCAGCTGCTAATTCTTTCTCAGTGACTGCCATCTGTATACCAAGACGATTAACTGCTTCATTTAATAAATCATAATCAGTCTGTGCTTTATTACGTTCATCACGCAATTCTACCAATTGACGGTTTATATCATCGTTCCAGACTATTGAAGATTCCTGCTGAATAGATTTTTGTAAGCGTTCGTTTAAAACGTTCAATTGGATATTTTCTTTTTCACGGTCAGAATTTAAATGTTTAATTTCTGACTCCTTTTTATGTATCGAGAATTCTAATGAACGAATGGTATTCTCTAACTCAGTAACCAATTTACGTTTCTCTGCCACTCTTGAACTAGAAACCACATCACGTAAAGTAACCAATTCATCCTCAATCCGTCGTAAATCATTTGATAAATCAGGTAATTGATTTTTAGCATCATTTGCCTGTTGCACAAACGTATTTCGAATACAATACTCGCATTCAGGATCATATTCATGATTCTTAAGAGTATCGATTAAATCATTACAATGTTTTATTTTAGAGGATAATTGCAACGATTGTTTCTCTAAACGATTTATCTCCGTTTTGGCGCTATTTAATTGATTTTCTTCTGTCACCAACGCATCAAAATTTATTGATCCGATCTTTTCCTTTAAGGAATCATAATCCGTTTGAAATCCAGAAAGTACTACATTAGCCGTTTCTATATCTGAGTTGATTGCTTCAATCTTTGAAACTATTGCAGCAATCTCATTACGTATCAATTCCGGCTTTTTTAGTGTGTTGTCAATTGATTTTAGTTTAGACGTAGTGTCTAACAATAAATCATTCAATTCATTTAATAACGACTCAGCATCAGAACGTTCTTCACGCTTATCATCCAATGCTGCAGAATATTGACGTATTAATACTTCTAAGTCTTTGATCTTAGATGAATAATTTTGTAGGTTTGCCTGTTTTAAAAGAGTCGCCGTATCTTTTATCTCTTCATTCGCAACAGAATAGAGATTTTCAAATATATTGATATCAAGGAAAGAAGCCAATAATTCTTTACGTTCACGTTGACTCTTATCAATAAATCCGGAGTTATTATTTTGTACTGAGTATGCCGTAATCACAAAATCTTCATACTCACCGATATATTGACGTATTATCTTATTGGTCTCATCACGTTCCGAACCATTTAATATCTTTAAATCACCGTTATCTTCTACCTGATAGAAGTTAACCATTACCGGAACTTTACCCTGTGCATTACGTTTTCCCCTACGCTCGATTATATAATCGATCCCATCTATCTCAAACGATAATTGACATGTAAACCAATTCTTTTTATTGTTTAATACATGAATAGATTTAGATGTTCTCGAACATTTATCAAAACAACAGAATGATAGTGCATCTAATAATGAACTCTTGCCGCTTGCATTGGCGGCAAACAATCCATACATACCAGACATATTTTGAAAGTCTATATAATTGTCTTCTCCATATGAAAACATATTACTAAATTCAAATCGTTTCGGTATCCATACAATATTCCTTGATATCTGTAAATCAGTCAATTTAGAATTAGTCACTCGGTTGATGTGACGGATACCGTCTAATATTTCACTACCTAAAACGTATTTATCGCTCAAGTACGAAGTGATAAGTTTATTCTGAACCTCGACATCGCGGATATTTATTGCATCGTTTTTATTGATATTCGAAGCGTCATTCGAAACACGAATCTTCTGTATGGATATCTCTTCTACTTTACGTTTTGTTTTTATTTCAGCGATGATAGAGGAAAGTACAGATGCGTCTGTATTTGTTACCCGTACACGAAGTCTGGGACGTTTAGGAATTGTATCTGACCAATTGGTCAATACACCATCCACAACATCCAGAGTATAATAACCATAATCATTTTTTATATCAACTGACAGTTGTGAATGTTTCTCTAAGTCCCACACCATCAATCCATGCGCATCCAGCGTTTCCCCATGTGACTGTTGAATTAATGATCCACAATATGCAATAGAAGGCGCTTTGGGAGTTTCAGAGTATAATTGAAGGAACTGCCTTTTGTGTATATCTCCTAAAAGTACTAAATCGTGTCCATCAAATAATTCTTTAGTTACATTTAGATTAGACAATTCAATACCCAGATCTGTTTGGGCTTGATGTAATGCCCCGTGATGTAATGCAATTTTATACTCCGCATCAAACTTATCTGCCAGAATAAAATCTTTCGGAGAATCAAAAACAGACATCACATTAAATGCTATCCCACCCATTCGGTATATACCAGTATCAATCCAATAATATAAATTCGGTAATTGTAAGGCATTAATTATAGGAGTGAGTGCATCTAATCGATTTGTATTATTTAGATTACAATCGTGGTTTCCTGGTATAACAATTGTAGGCGCGATTGCTGCGAGTGATCTAAAGAATTCAGACACCACCGATACTAATTCTGGGGAAATATCTGTCTTAGAATGCACGATGTCTCCCGCTACATAGATAACGGACGAATCTGTCTTTTTCTTTTGGATATATGTGTATAAACGATTGAATACCTGTTCATACTCTTTGTGGCGTTTTAGATTTCTAACATGGATATCACCAATATGGAATATATGCGAAATCTTTTCTATACCACACTCTATCGTAATGTCTTTCATGAATTAAACATTTCTAAAATTTGTTTACTAAATAGGTCGCTACGGTCCATTATTTTAGCGTCCCTAATATATTTTACCATGCCCTCAAATCCTATCTCAGACGGGTCCTTTTGATGCAAATCAACAAAATAAACATTCTTTCCCATAGCCATAAATTCTTCAGCGAATTCCAACGCATCTGCTCTCGCATCTAAATCAAGGCAAATATAGATTTCATTTACATCCTCTTCTAGGATCTTAAACCGAAGTGCATCGGGTACTGTTTTACCGAATAACGGAATTGCATTCCTTCGAACTGCAATCGCATCAAATGCTCCCTCAACCAAAACTATCGGGAGTGACCAATTTATGAATGATTCGAACCCGATAATATCCTTACTTATTTTAGGATTTTTATGTTTGTGTTTATCATCTTTATAAAAGGCCCTGGATACAAAGAAATTCAGTCTACCGCGTGAATCATAACTCGGAATAATAATTTTTCCTGAATACGGGCCTTCTGTGCAGTATCCTATTCTATACCTAACAATCTCTTCGGGAGTTATTCCTCGATTCAACATGTAATGTACTGCATTCCTATAATGCGGTGATGCCATATTCGGAACCCACAATGGTTCATATTCATATGGAAGAATTGCAGTTTCTTTAGTATCATCTGCTGCCTCTACATAGACACCATTACTGAGTATTTTTGTTAACTCCTTACGTATTTCTTTCGGAGCCTTTGCTTTAGACAGTAATGTATATAAACTTTTACCGGAAGTATTACATACCCAACAGCGCCAATGCTGTAATTGGATATGCACTTGCAACTTCTTTTTATGGTGAGTGCAGAACGGACAATAGAAACTAACATCCGTTTTACTTACAGTTGAAGCATCTCCTAGAACTCGTTCGAGTAACGATACAATCTCTTGGGTATTATCCAACATATATGAAGTATAATAAAAACACTTGTAACATCAAAATTATTTTAACCACTCTTTGGGTATTTCTTTCTCAGCCCAAACAATTCCATGCTTATCGCAGAACTGCCCATATGTGGTCTTACTATTTTTTGATATCCGTGTTTTTGCAGAAACGAAAACAATTCTAATATCCAATTCAGGATGCTGTTCTTTAATGAGTAGGTGTTTCTTCCTGTCCTCTGCTTCCCAACGTCCCTTACTTTCAATAAGAATTCCGTTCGGTAAAGTAAAATCAACTCTATAATTGTGTTTACTTTCCGGAACAATATAAGGAATTGTTGTTATTTCATAAATTTCAGAAGCAGGAATTTTATGCTCAACTAATTGTTTTGCTATTTTAGATTCAAAACCACTCTTAAAGCCTTCCCGTATTGCTTTTTTTCTTACTTTGGATCGAGAATTCCATCCGCCCATATAACCTTCTTTTGTTTTTATGTATCAAATCTGACGATAAAGTTTAAATCAATATCATCACGTTTTTGTATCGGTTGTGCCATTTTCGCAACGGCTACCATTTCATTCTTATCATTATATAATCCAATTGTACTTATATATGGTTTCAATGACCCGGTCCTAAAATCGCCAGAAATCAAATCAGAATCTGGTGACTGCAATACTGTAGGATTAAATGATAAATTAAATGTATCTTTAGGCACGCGTACTAAGATTTCATGTTCATAAATACGCTGGGATCCATTATAGTTTAAGGTCCATGTATTATTTAAAACATCTGTATTTGAATATTTCGCATGCGGGCTAGAAATAACTATATTTCCTGAACGGTAGAAAACATTTCCTACAACGTTAGTTTGAAATAACGATCCAGACAGGTAATGTGCATTGGCTAATGAACTAACTTGGTCCGTGGTTAGTGCGGTATTGTACATCCTAATTTCTGCCATCGATCCACTAAATCCGTTAGAACCGCTTATATTTAATGCGCCGAATATTATATCGGAATTGTTATATGTTTGGTGCACAGTAGAATCAGTTATTGTCTTATCTAAAGCACCGTTTACGTACAACTCAATATTACTTCCGGTTTTCTGTACTACGTAATGCCTATAGGTATTGTCATCTACAAACATTGATGAAGAAATAGCCACTGTATTCGAACCATCTGACCTTTCTACTAATAAGCGTTTACTGGTACTATTACTCATACCAATAAAGAACGGGTATCTATTTCTAAAGATATTTTTCTTAGAAGTCTTAATAATATCTCGTTTTAATCCCAATTCAGTTACTGTTTCCGTGCCCTGCTTGGAAACCATATACATTCGATTTGGAATTGAATCATTGGATATTTTAGCCCAAAATGATATTGCCCAGTTTTTATCTTTTGCCCACTTAAAATTATCATTATTATCTGTTGCAATATAACTAGTAGAACCGTTAAAGTTTGCAACCAATCCGTGATACGATCCGGTAGTCCCACTTGAAGTCAATCCAGTAGTATATATAATATCCTTTACTGTCGCTGGCACTAACGGATCAAATACATTACTTTGATACTCTAAAGTATTTTTTACGGGAGTACCGGTTACTGTCTTTATATAACGGTATTCGTTATTGAATGACCAATATCCCAATAAATTACTACTCGGAGCAAAATTAGTGATACTGATTGCGGAATCTTCGAGGTTACCGTATTTATCATCTTGTAGATAGAACTGCGTACCTGCACTAGTAGATCCGGTTATCACAACGCTCTCACTCTTTATCTTTTCACCCATCAACAGGTATGGTACAGATATTAAACTAGCGGAGTAGAATAATGTTTTCGTAGTGCGGCTCGGAACATAATGCTCCATAGTTCCATATGGTTCATACGGCAATTCATAGTATAGTTGATTGATTGAATTCCAAATTAATGGTTGAAAAGTACCATCAGAATTGGTTAAATAGTTAGATGAACTGATTTCCGGTGCAGCATAGTTGAATACTGCTTTGTATACAGAATAACCACTCGAAGTCGTTGCACTGATATTAGTTGCAACAAAGGATGGGTGGGCAGTACGGGCTCGTCTCTGATAATCTCCTCCACGTATAGGTCGAAATGTTAACAATCCCGGCATTCATTTATTTTTTATTTTAGAAATCTAATTTAACCTTAATATTAGCTTCACGTGTAAACGACTTCATCAACGGTTTACTTAATTTCGCTACTGCTAATAATTCCTGACGGTCATTATATAGACCTACACTAGTAATATATACTTTAGGATCAGTGACAAATGTTGCTTGTGCTAATTCACCTTCAGATCCAGTTACATAACTAGGATTATTTGAGTAGTTATACTCTAAGTTCTTTACCCTAACAAAATAGTATGTAGACTTAACCTGCTCAGCAGAACGTGCCTTAAATCCTAATGAGAAATTCGAAGCTGCTCCAGATATTGAAGTGAAAATCCTAAATGCATTATCACCCGCAGTATTTGAACTTACATTCGTACTAAATGAAGCACTCAAGTTTAATGTATCTGCATTTAATACTGCAATACCGTGCTGCGGATAAAATAAACCATAGTAGTGCGGTGCAGATGAATTATACACACCGTCTGCTATCGTTCCCGAAACTAGATTATAAACTTTACCTGCAGAATTTACAGTAGCCGTATTCAATGTACTATCATCAATCAACTTGATTGGCGTGCTGGAAGCACTCACAACCGGATTGGTAGAGCCGGTTAATGCTGCCAATGAAAGTTCAAAGTTACCCTCATCAATACGTTCACGCATCCTAGCACGATTAATATTAATTACATATATATGATTCGAATCGGTACCATTAAATGTAAACTTAGAATCATTAGGTTCAAGTAATAACTGACGATACTGTGAATAGATTGCTTTGGTCGGATAGTCACTGTAACTAGTACCAGACTCTGCAGAACCTGAACCATTAATATGGCCATAGGCAACAGAGAATTGGGGGGCTGCGGTTTCTGTGGTACTTGCACTTTGAAATACTTCGTAATAATATGTTTTTTGTGTTGCCGTTTCGGTAGAAGAGGTAAAGAATGTAGTCAATGTACCAACATTGTTTGACCATAACCCTTTAGTAACCTCTTCCTGCTGATTGGCGATTACATCACCATCAACGAAAGGAGTATATAAGCCAGTAAATGAAGCTGCATTTCTAATTGCAGCACCCACTCCGGCACGGCCTACATTATTTGCGAATATACCATTCGCTAACGGCCTATTTGTAGTCAATCCGCCGGTTCCTGCTACGGTGGTTGTAGTTGCTATTCCTGGTAACGCCATATTTTTTTATCTTATAAAGTTAATCCTACTCCTGAAGTAGTAGCTAAAGTTTGTTTCTGTACTGTTAAATTAATTGTTACAAATCCACCGGTTTCATTTCCTACGATTGTAATTGTAGCCGTTTTAGTGGATATTGGTTGTGATTTAGCAGTAATTCTAAATTCTAAACCAGTAACAGCAACACTCTGTGCGGCTTCATTATCTCCAATAAATGCAGGTATTGATGCTGCGGCTGCTTGCGGGGCTACGGTAACAACTTCAATAGTCGCTACACTTGAATCTGAAAGAATTGCAGTGTATCCGAAGTTAGAATTACCATTAGTTAAATTAGCCGTATACGGAGTAATCGTAGAATTACCACCCGTTGTCAATGTAATTGAAGTTTGGCCAACCTTTACTACCGGTATACGAACCGTGTTCTTAGGTAATGAAACCAACTTATATTTAAGCATTTGTGTTTCATCCGGCAACGCCTCAATTAACGGTAGATTTTCGATTGCAATACCATAATACGCAGAACCTAACGGATGGTTAGGATTCCATAATGAATAATCAATCTCATCATCTGCAAGTGCAAACTGCGTAATATTGAATTCATTCTGCCCGCGGGCTAATAATTCACGGCCCTTTTTGGTTAATATTGCATCAACCGTTATACTAGAATTGTTTAAATATCCCATGATACCTTATATTTTATTATAAATATATCGTTAGAGAAAATTAAAGTACACTCAACGTGGAGTTACCTGAATCCTCGGCTGAACGCAACGCTAACGATGAAACTTCAAAATATTCCACTACAGGTCCATTATCGGGAGTTGCTGTCGTAGGTACATTGAAATCCGGACCGGTCAATCTACAACCATCATAATATAGATTAGTAATATCTGTAGGGTTATCATCTCTATATGAAGTTTCAACTAGAGACCTGGAATAATAGAGTCCGCGTGATTGACTCACTGCAATATCATATCCAATCAAGTATGGAGTCGTTGCCCAAGAAGCAAAACTACGGTAATGATATTCAACTGCTTTATACACTGTTGATGTGCGGTAACCATCTATATATGATCCGGTAGGGGAGGCTTCTAATGGATGAGTCGACGCTGTTATATAACCTGAACCTGAGAATATAACTCCAGTATAGGAATATTTAGCGCCTTCAAACCTATCATCCTTAACATTAAGACTTGCAGAGTAATCTGTTAATTCCGCTTCAAGTGATAACTCTGTATCAAGTTTATAATTCGCTTCGTAATTGTCCTGGGTGAATGATGGTTCTTTATATGACACTGCCTTTGAACGTTCTAGAACGCTCGGTTCGATCAATAACCCGGATACTAGATTAGCCCTAGCAGGTACTAACTGTTTTAACGATTCGAAGAACGCGAAATCAAATAGGGTAAAGATTCGTATATATGTATTTATGTCATTCTTCTGAGTATACTTTTTCCAATATTCATTCGTGAATTTATGTAATGTTTCATACGAATCTTTATACTGTTCTGCAGGTAATCCGAAATAATCGTCTAAACTAACATATCCTACATGATTATAAATGTCTTTGTTTATATAATCTGTGGGAGAAAATGCAATTACCAATTTATTGGAATCTGCCGGTGCATTGTCGAATCTACTTACCTCAGCTCGAGTGGTAGGATCTAATCTACCATATAGGTCACTCGATTCCAAACGTATTTTTACTGAACGTGGACTTGATCCAAATGTATCCGGAGTATATGTATAGAAGGTTTCAATATTATCATCGTAATTGTAACCGCTTGTTGGATTTGGGAATGATTCTGCCAATCCATACGTTCCAGTACCTAGTGATGAAAAATCAGTGCCATATCTAGGATGTGATGATGTTATTGAAGTGTTCGTAGAATGGTTGTATCGAAGCCCATCGACACCAAACGGATAATATCTAACTAATTGAGTATATGAACCGGTAGGGTTATTTGCTCGATATGCTGCCGGGTTTAGAGTATGATAATCAAATATTTCTTGAGTTATCTCCTCCATGTATTCTTTATATGCTTGAATATTTCCTTCGAATTTACCGGATCCGGAAACACCTGCCGTTATATTTTTATATCCCCCGATTAATATACATGCATCAGTACCGGGCCAAGTTGACTTAGGTATACACCAGAAATTTACGTCCGTGTCTGAATTAAATGTATAATTTAATGTGGCACTGCCCGAATGAATTATTTTTCCTGTTATATAATCGCTGGCTTTCTGTACACGTACTGTAATATTAGCTGAATATGGATATGTGCTAGAAGTAATAACTGTATCGGTAGATAACATTACATTCCACCAATCATTATCATATATCGGTAAATAGGGAGTATATGCGTTTATCTGTTTATTTAACGATCCAGTACACATACTAAAACGTATTCTTGCATACTGTCCTGAACCACTAAAACTTCCTGTAGATTCTAAAATTAAACCCCAAAATCCCGAAGTACCTGTCGGTACGGCTGAGTGCAATAACATGCTCAACGAACCGGATACGGTAGGCGTAGGTTTAAAACGGAACATTATTGTTTTTGGCGGCGTATCTATTATATCCGCCGATAGATTTATATTCAATGTTACTCTGTCATAACGAACATTAGATTCGGTATCAAATGCAAGTGCATAGTTAAACCTATCATCAACCAATGCTGCGTCTCGGGAACTTACCGGAGGACCACCATACTCTCTAATAGGTACTAATGTTTGAGGAATACCATAAGCATTCATTAAAGCATTTACAGACCTACCGGTACCTTTTGTTTTTAGTACATATGGCAAATTGTTTATAATCCTACGCCATATTTCACTCGTATCGTCTTCATATGCTTTTGTGAATATTGAGCCGGTTGATTGGTATGAACCAGAAACAGATGTTCCTAATTTATAACTCCATAAGTCTTTTGATTCTTTACCATTAATCAACTCCCATCCCATCGAGTTTGCTATTCTAGGAAGTAATTCTTTTGGTATTCCTAATTTAGGATGTTGCTCGGTTGAATAACGTTTATTCATCGCATCTACATATGACCAAACGATATCATAATAGTGACCAATCATATTCACGAATAGAACATACTGATCATTTAACGCATCTTCACGTATATGTAGTGGTATTGTATTTACTAATGAGTTCGGATTCTGCTCGTCATACAGTGAACCGGTAGCAGACAATCCATTATACCAACTTAAACCTAAACTACTTGTGGTATGATGTAATACATATGAACCGCTACTTAAATATTTCGGATATGGAGTAATGGTATAACCGTCTGCGCCAATAAAAGATCCGATAGCACCATGTGTAAACAGGCTCGATGTGGCTGAATTGTACAGCCATTTCTCGAAATCATCAAATGAACCTAGAACTGAATATTTACGTTCACGGTTGATTTCAATATTCCCTGCTTTACCTATAGCATCGCTACCCGAAGCGCCGGACAACAATGCTATCTGTGAATCATAGTATTCTACTAATTGTAATTTATAATAAAAGGTGTCAATACGTTCTTTAGCGGAACCGTAAAATACAAAATTATCAAACCCAGTATAGTCTAAGTTTAGGTCGATTCCCTGTATTGATCCGGAAAATATTGAATTGATTACTTTATTCTTAACATCTGTCGTTGCTGCTAATAAATCATTCCACGTCTTAAAACCAGTTTCACGGCTTCTATTATTTTGTACGTCAATATCAAAATTAGGACCACGTATTTGGTTGTAAGAAGGAACAAATGGTACCTGCAGGAATTTTGCATAACTAACGAACGAATCCGTTAATTCATCGACGATCCATAATGGTGAAAGAACATCTACGTTAAAATCTAACGGCCTACTTAGCTTAAAATACATTAATGTATCTTCTGAAACGGTCACGGAAGAAAGATTAATTGTATCTATGTAGGTATTGATTATTTTGTAAATATTATTGTTTCCGAAGTTCAGTGCATAGGAATCAAAATATTCGCTGTTATTCTGTGTTCTAGGATCATACTTAACAGTATCTAACCTAGTGACTTCATTAAGATTTTTAGAATCATTAAATGTTAATGAAACGTTCACTAACGGATTCAATTTCTTTTGAGTATCGCTACCCTCGTTAAGGTAGAAACTCTTAATATCATTAATTAGTGCAGCAATGGTTTCTGGATCTAAATTAGGATTAATCCTAACAGACACCTCAGTACGATCCGGAGAAACTTCATTAATGATTAACCCGTTTAAACTGTAGTTTCCAATCTTATTTTGATGTACATTAAGTATAAAACCTGAGGTACCTGCTGACCTACCAAATAAACCAAATGCTTGGTTCAAGTTAATCGATAAATCATTGCCATATATAGCAGTTTCAACTGCACTCTGTATATCGTATGCCGAATCAATAACATCGCCGTTATTATTGGATGCTAATAGGTGCATTTCTAAAGAAACACCTGAAAGCATGTCGCTAGGATCCTGTATTGAATACTCAATCCTATTAGGCACTGCATTTAGAAAAGCGTTTGAATATTCTGTACCATACTGCTCCGTGGCCGGAATCAATAGATTATTTATATTTGCAAAACGCTGTAATGACATGTTATTCTTTATTTTTTATAATAAAAGACAGTATTAAATTCATCAATTTTGGATTCAGCAATGATAATATCGGCAGTAGTACCTGCAGCGGAAATAAAGGCCGTTATTTCCGGTAATGTATCTCCTGTTATAAAATCCCGTATAGAGTCAGAGAATGTTATACCATTATCAACCAAATACGTATCATTCACAATATAAGTGGGCGATGCCGGTATATCATTCGTGGAGTCTGAATCGACAGCGAAAATAATAAATTGATTATTGCTTACTCTGAATTTATAAAGCGAACTAAACGCTATACCCGTTGCTTTTCTTATAAAGTCCCGCTCTTCTAAATAGTCGCCTTCTTTTCCACCGCCTCCATAGTTCGCTTTTTTAACATTGGTGTTCGTTAAAAAATCATCAACTTCAATTAAATTATCAAACACTTTAACGTACATATTAATACCGGGTTCCGTGGGTATAACATATAAATCAATAGGGCGATTTATGTCAGTAATCTGTATCGCATAATATGAATATTTCCTAAAATTGTCATCTTTAGTATTACTATTAGTAGCGTTTGCGTATCCAATATCCGAAACCAACGTAACGGTAGGAATGATATTGACAACCTCTTCTACCGGAAGTTGTTCTATCTCTCTAGTAACAACAAAATAATTAAAAGCAGAATCGCGGATTTTATTTATCGAATTCAAATTATAGATTGCAGTACGCTGACCAGGAAATAAAACGTAACTATCCGGCTTCGCCAAATCAATCTCATAATATCCTTGAACGTTACTTTCAACAAAATTAGGCAACACATCCAAACTAGCATTTGCTTCTAAAGTAGATGCTTCGTTCAATTCCCGACCCACGTAAGAAATATAATCTTTAGGATCGAAAGGGGTATATGTTTTTGTATGTTTAATATCTAATGCCATATATCAATAAATAACAGTATTATCTAGTTACTTTAAAGTAAAATCCATTATCATGAATAACTGTTTGGTCGGTATGAACTGCTTTGATCAATATTTTATAGAATCGTTCCGGAAGGAATTCATTCAACCATAAATCAAAATAATTGCCGTTCGTATCACAACTTAATTTAGTATAGTTATCATCAAAATCTATTAGATACTCTTCCGTCGCTGCATCCTTGACTGCATACGATGCAGATAACGGTAATCTATACTGTGTCAAATAATTTGATGATGTGGCATAAGTCAATACAGGAAATTCTGGACGGACACCAACCCTAAACCTAATTTTACTAGCTTCTTTATATGAATCACGAATATTCTTTAGATAGACTACATAACGATCATCAGCAATCTGCGAGAATGAACCCGTTCCACTTAAATCACTATCACTCCATACTGCTTCTAATCTAGGAACGTATATTGTATGAGTATCTCTTCCGAAAAACTTCAACTGTCCAAAAATGTCTGAAGAACTCTCATCTGCCGTTGAACGCTTAACAATAAAGCCATTATTTGTTACTGTACCACTTAACCATTTGTTGACAATATCAGTAACATCCATCCGAACATCAGGTGATTCATATGAAAATGATTGTGATGCTTCATAACCGGACCCAAAATACCAAGTTGTGCCGCCGGGATTAGTATACCAACTTGCGGTTGTATTTGCGTTATATGAACCCGTTGCCCAACGGTCTGCTAAGTCATAACTAGTCTTGTAATTCCAACTTACGCCGTTTCTAATCTCCGGCGAATCATTAAAATTACCATTACCATTCTGCCATGACTGACTTACTGGATAGGCGTATAATGTATAATCAATAGGCAAATCAGTAGAATCGATTGCCGATAATTTCAAATAAAATCTAGGATTAGTAATTGTACCCGCTACAATTGAAGAGGATATATCAGCTAACGGAAATTTTATCAATACCCTAGAGTTGTAATTAGAAGTGAAAATATCTCCGTTCGGAGCTTTACTGTTTGCAGTATACTTCGTTATTTCAAGTATGGGATCGATACCGGTATTTCGGTTAGGAAAATACTCGTATATAGTTGCATCTATATTTGGGTATACAGAATAGATCATTTACTATAATTATTTAGTAAGTTACTATTCTTCCCTTAATATCACTGTTAGGATACTTTACCTCGAAAATGCTAGGATCGAGAGACGGATAAATGATTCCATTCTTCGTTGCACCATCTATATCATATAGGTTTCCGGAATATCCAAGAATAGTATCATACAGGTTGGTTATTTTAAACGATGATACGGTTTGAACTCCCTCAATCCTATCTAATTCAGATACAAATTGATTCACTATGATAGGCATATTGATACCCATCTTATCATTATCAAAGCTACGTTTTAATGATTCAATACAACGTAATACTACCTCATTACCATTGAAGCCGGGCCTTGCAATTATCTCAAATTCAATACCGATATTAATGATATATGGTGTCTTAATATTGATTGCATCAGTAAGCATCCTATACTGAGAAAGGTAATTTCTTAAATTTTCATTTACCGCATTGGATAGTGGAGTAAAATTCTTATTTGAATCGTATCCCAAAGCATATAAATTCAACGCTAACGGATTCGGAATTCTATCGCCATCGGTAGACATTTGATCGTCCTGAATAATAAAGGCCTTAGCAATCGAACCGAATTTTGCTGGCATTGCATAACAACGTACAATATAATCTTCACGTGTTACTGCTCGGTTTTGTGCTGCAAAATTCGCAATAGCATCCTGGCGTATAGATTCTAAATCACGTAATGCTTGGCCGCCACGAGCAGGCTCGGGGTTATTCACTGCAACTGAATTTTTTACAAATGTAATTACTGCAGAGTCTAACGAAGCATTAAATGAATTATATGTTATTGAATTTATTGTAGAGATAGTATTAATTCCTACGTTATCAGAAACCCCACCACCAATAGTATAACGTACAGTCAATGTAGTGCTACTTGGTGCCTGACCATATGTCTGCGTATATAGGAAGTTCGAAGGATCAATACTTAAATCTGCAGTTCTTTTGAAATACGGTAATCCAAACCCTACTGCGGTTGGGTTAGGTATTAAGTCTTCATCCGCCTCACTACTAACACCAGCACCGAATTGTATTTCGGTTCTATTATCTCCACGTAACCTGGTTACAAATCGTTTCGCTGTCTTTTTATATTTCAGGATAAATGGAGCGGAACTTCTATTTGCTGATAGGGTAGGATCATTAAACGGAATATTTTGTATCGATAATGGAACCGTATCCTGTGCTAAATAAGGCACTTCATACCAAGTATTTCCATCGGAATCTACGATATCTATAATTTCTAATACGTTATTTTCTGGTAACGTTATTTTGTCATATATCTTTGCATTACCGAAAGTAAATGTACTGGTTTTAATCTCACCGGATACAGCATTTACCTGCTTCTTTAAAAGGTAATAGGTAACTTGGCCGGTATTATCAATTTCATATACTGTAACCTCAGTAGGATCGAAACTACTACTGAAAGAAAAATCTACATAATCTAATGTTCTAAACTTTACAGTGCTAGTTGAACTCAATAATGCATTGGGCTGAACAGTCAGTGCATATCTCCAATCCGGCGATGTATTTGCTCCAGAACCGACTGCAGGTAATAGTTGGAATATATCCAATTTAACGTATGCAGGGGTATTTGTTTTTGCTTTATATGAAAGTGAATTGGCTAAATTGTATAGATTAGAACGTTCACGTGCCTCGGCTAAAAATCCTTCACGTAATTGTGTATCTGCATAAAAGGATAATACATCTCCCACATACGCAGACATTTCAATGAACATCATACCGGGAGATGATTCATTAAAATCGTTATATGTATTCGGGAAGTAATTCTTCGCAAACGAGATTAGATTCGAACGAAACTGTCCGAAATCTTTATTTAGATATTTTACTTCCTTTTTAACTAACTCTGCCATATTATCCTATTAGATTCAAACTATTAACATCAAACTGTATTTCTATCTGCCTATTCGCACCATTCTGACCCACCCTAAAACGTATAAATATATTAACTCCGTTCGTCACATCACTAATATTCCTATACGGCAATACATTCGCTGTTAATTCTAATATAGTTATGTACGGTAACCAGAAATTAATATCTGAACGTAAAGAATCTTCAACCCGTGTTGTGAATTCCTCATCATCATTAATATTCTCAAACAATATATTCTGTAAATCCGTACCAAAGGTAGGATGATATACTCGTTCTCCCTTACGGGTCAATAGAAGATTTTTAAAATTAGAAACTGCCTGTTCTTCTGTAGTATATGATAATGGGAATATCGATCCTCCATTAGTTACTGATGTATAGGAAGTATTATATCCCTTACCGGCAGCGGCTGCATTGAATGGTAAACGGATACCAATAGCCTTATCCGGTTCTAAATCTAATGGATTATATCTATATTCAATAGGCAATTACGAACCTTTCTTCTTATTAATGGCTTTCATTAATGCACTATAATCTCGAGTCAATGCACCAACTACAGATTCCATTTCTGGTTTATTCATATCAACTCGTTTACCATCCAGGTCAACGGCGGGTATGGTCACTGGCATATCCGGAACTCTTGCAGACATTCCAAATGCACCATCCATTGCTACTCTAGAACTATCAAATGTCATCGTAGGCCATTCATCTACCTCTGCACTCTGTACTGTTTCATTAAGAATGTCATTTAACATAGCATTCTTTGTATACTGCTTCGTTGTGGTATTCGTTGGCGGTCGTTTTTTATGCAATTTAGGTTGTACCTTAGGTTCAGATACTTCCCTAGATTCTGCAATTGTACCCTTTGCCAATTCCTCACGAACAACTCTACGAACAACACGTTCGATAATCATTTCTAGTTTTGAAATTGAACTCATAGTTTTAGTTTTATTTATTATAAATATTAGTTAGGTTTGTTTCATGGTTTGTAATTGCGCCGTTATCGTTCCTAATTGTACGGTAATCGGAGCCAATGCTGCTCCTACGGGTGGTAGTGCCGTTGATATAGCCGAAACTAATGTTGTAACCTGAATTACCAACGCATCTAATTGTGTAAACATCGTATCCATATCAGCCGCCCAATTGGGTGTAGAAATAGAAACAGTTTTGCTTGCATTTAAAATAATACTGTCGGTAGAAGAATTGAGAACAATCCTTTCAGAACCTAATATTATTTGATTTTTATTGAATGTTTGTAATGGCAATACACCCAAAGCTAATCTACGTTGTGCTCCGGCAAATGTAGTGAATTTCTGATCCGATGATAGGAATAGAGTACTAATATTTGAATTAGGATCTTCTACGCTGCCACCATTACTCAATATTGTTATGGGAGAACCACTTCCCTTACCTGACCAAGTGGGTCGTGCATTGTATCTCTCAGTAGTAGTAGCACCGAAAGTACCTCCCATCCGGATGGTATTTCCGAAACGGCCCTCTATAATGGTATCACCCTCATACGGAGGAAGATACGATGTATTTGTAGATTTGAAATCCTTACCCGGCTCCGGTACTTTTGTATCTGAAACGCCTGTTACTTTAGGATTACCTACTGAAAAACGATAATCGGCGGTTTTAGTTCCTGAAGATTCAACCGTCTTAATATAGGTTAACGGTTTAGAATTTAGATTAGGACTATCATTAATATTGATAACATCAGAGTAGTAATAGGATGAATTATCGCGTACTAGTGTTGAGAGGTATGATGGTGCCTGAAACACATTAATAAATTCACCCACCAACGGAATACGTTTAATGCTACCTGCTGGCTTTGCATATATCTCTAAAAATATATTGATTGGTGAATTTCCCGGTACCAGTACTGCACGTACAGTCCCTACTGGATATGAAATATCATCTACTGTGGTACCGTTGTAAAAAACCTCAACTACTTCTGCAAGCATTAGCTAACCGTCCCTTCCTTAATTTCTTTTAAGGCGTTCTGGGCTTCACGTATAAGGGCTTGTTTTTCTTCCTCAGAAAATCCAAATTCCCCACCACTATTGGAATTAGAAATATTTGTTTGCATAGATAATAGACGTTGAACAATAGTAGCCAATTTAATTAATTGTTCATCGTTCTTTACGCTTACATCCAGAAATTCTTTAATGATGGGTACTAGTAATGCAGCATCTGCCGCATTGGAAATTAAGGGAGAAATAGTTTTGATTAAATCATTGATTTGTTTATCTTTCTTTTTTGAATTCTTGTAGATGTCTTCCATCAATGATGTTAACGTTGTACCAGAAAACAATTCAACCTGTGGTATCATATCTATAATTATAGAGTACGGTCGAATTCTGATATAAACCTACCAGTAGCTATATACTCAGTGTACTTCCGTTTAAAGTCATCACGCATAAAGTTCACTATCTTTGTAATGTGGTTGGTCTTGTATCCGCAACGTTCACGGATAAGAATGTAGAGTGCTTTCTTATTAAACAATTCTATATTTTCTCGAATCTTAAAGATTTCAATCACACTGTCCGCAACCTGTATGTCTGCGGGTGTAGAGAATATACGATTTAGATTCGTATCATAGTGTGCAATGAATTGTTCAACAAAATCGTGCAACGTATCTTTGAAATCTGCACGGTGTACTTCATTAGTTAAATTACGGCGTTCATCAATAATCTCTAACTCCTCCTTATTTTTGGACTTCTTAAAGTTATTATTGTTATGAACGATGAGATAATTCTTCGCTACTATAGAAAAATAAGAAAATGCCTTTCCCTTGCCTGCTGTAAACTTCGACATCTTCTCATTGAGGAAAGCAATCACTTCATGTTTTACATCTTCATAGGGAACATCGAAGTGATAAAATTTAAAGGTATGTATCATATTCTCTACCAACTTATCGAAAGCCGGTCGAATATGTGCATCATAAATACGGTTCCTTTCTATTAAGTCAGTACTAGCATTATACCGTATTATTGCTTGCTCTGTTTCTTCTGTGAAGTAGTATTTTCCGGTTCTTGGTTTAGCCATTCAAAGTCTCCATTTAAATCAGTAATCATCGATTTCAAGTTTTCGAAAACAATACCTGTCTCATCGTCAGATTCAAAAGCACCTATACGATCCAATTCTGTAATGCGGTTATAGCTTTCTATAACTTTTCTACGCAATTTAACAACGAATAAGTCGTAACGGTATAATGATTCCTTATAAACCGAATTATTTTCCTCTTCAACCTCAAGTTTAAGAAGTAAATTTCGAATCACGAACAGTGATGCGGTGAATCCGATAAATAATATTACTGATACAAATATCATGCGAATAAGTCATTTAATGCAGCCGATAAATCAGTCACTTGCTTTGCAGGAGTAACTGTCTTTTGCTTCGGTGCTTCTTTAATTTTTGTTTCTGTACTATTTTTCCAGTTTTGATACTCAATCGTAGCTGCCATATGATCCGCGTGGTGCAGGATTAATGGCATTGGATTTCGCATCTTTGAATCCTCACTGCGTGAAATGAAATAAGGACGATTAGCTTCATCATACAAACCATCATGTATACGAATTCCTAAGTATTCATTCCAACTTACTGGAATATTATAGTATTGTAATAAATACAATGAGAGGTCAGGAACCATAGTAAATGGATTCCTAGGGTTGTGGGTATAAATTTTACCCTGGTTCTTGCGATGCCATTCACTCTCATTAATAATGTATACTTCATTTCCTTCACCAGGAAATCCTACCTTTCCTAAATCATGATGAAATGCAGCAAACATCAATTCTTCGTATGTGAATCCGGATAAATCAGCACCGGCATGTTTCCACATATCATATTGATATTTAGCACAATTCGCTACATTTAGGATATGTGCAACATACCCTCCCGGAAAAGCATTATGATAATACTCAACTCCAGAAGCAGGCATCATACTGATACGTTCTTCTAATTCAGTATAAAGCTTATCTAATGCTTCATACCTAGTAGGAAATTCCTCTTGCAGTTTGCGCTTAAACTGTTCCCAATTACTAACTATTTCTTTATCTGTTAATCTCATATAACTTGTTTTTTCGTCGGTGTTTTAATTACATGTACGTTTTCAGGTACAAACTTTTCTCCCGGAAACAATTCGATAAATTTGTTAACCGTCTCATCTGCAACTGTATAACGGTATCGCAGAACCAATTGCACTCCCGTTTCAACTATTTCTTTGAGATATGTAATACTAGGCTCCAATAGTTTCGGGTCCATAGTATCATTGACCAGGAAGATTGCAATTGATTCGTTTGATTGGTTAGTCAGTATTCGTATCTGTTGGATGAATCTTGCTAATCCATTAATGGAATCATAATAACAAATACGATCGTTCAAATCAATATTGTACTGTAATACCAGCATAATTGATTCTGAATCAGAATACTTACCAGCCGATGAATAGTTTACTTTTGAAGCGTATTCGTTATATAAATCCATAACTAAATATAAGAAATTTATTTCAAACTATCTAATTCTTTTTCAATTTCTAAGCGTCGTTTATCCAACTTCATCTGTACAGCAAAGTCAATCTCTTCTCCAGATGCCAATCGATTCCTGATATCGTGCAGTTCACACAGCAATGCGTTTCGAAGAGTGCTCTTCTGTTTTTTACGCAACTTAACCTTTTTAGATTTTGCCGGCTTAGGTGCGATTACTGTAGGATTCTTTGTTCCCTTCAATTCTGGTTGGAGGACTCCGCGGAAATAGACATTGCCTTCCGGATCCACATACTCTTTCATCTTTACCCAACCCTTAGGTTTAGTAACGGCGGGTTTCTTTCTAGAGGCTGCTTCGGGCCATTCAGCAATTAATGCTGTACAGCGTTTACATAACTTGGCAATTACGTTTGGGTTACCTGATATATCGACCCATACGTTGCAAATCTCACCACGTGAATACTTGCTTTCTAGAATTGAATTCTGACACCGTATATACGGTTTACCACCAAAAGTAGTTTTGTCGTATACATGCATATCTTAGAATTAATTCATTGAAACGTATTCCATTGCCTTAGTCAGTTTCTCTTCGAGAATCTTAAGTTTAAACATGGCTTCCTTATCAGTGATAGCCCTGGATTCAATTTGACGAATGAGGATTTCGAGGATGTTCTTTGATTCATCCAGTAACCTGTCTGTTTGTTCTTTGTATCGCATCATATATTTATTGTTTTATATATTATTATATTATTACTTATTTATTATATTAATATTATTATATTATTTATTATTAATATTATTATAAAATAATAATTATATTAAATTTTTCCCGCATTTCCAAATTTATTTTTACACGATATGTAACTTTCTTTCAGGATGCAATTCTAAATATCGAAGAAGTGCTAAATCCTTCGCCTTAGCTTCAAGCATCACATCTACCTGTAAACCATACGTATTAATAGGTTTATATACATAGTCTGCATGAGCCTGCTCTTTAATTTTACTGGCTTCTGCTAAGAATTTATACTCTTCCTTTCTACTCTCAGAATAGTGTACTACAGGAACAATATCTTTTGGCCAGGTACTTACAGCGAGTCGAAGCGCTTCCTCTTCAGTCAATCCACCAGTACAAAATGTATGGTGCCAATAATCAAATGTAATTGGAATTCCAATTTCTAAATGAAACAATTCGTACAATTCTTTAACTGAATACATACTTGCTTTGTCATCATTTTCGATAGTCAATCGAGCTCTACAGTTTTCGGAAAGACGATAGTAATTCTCTATCCATCGTTTAGCAATTACTTCTTTGCCATCTGCCTTAGTACCGATATGAATATTAATCTTATTCTGATAACTAGGAGTGAACCCCATTAGATCAAACATTTCTGAATGTCGTTCTAATCCTATAATAGTATTATCTACTACATTAGATTTAACCGTACCCAGAATATGAAACGGTCCCGGATGTGTTGTTAGCCGATGATTATGCTTCCTAGCAAATTCACCAGCTTCAAACAAAGCGTTTGCGATTTCTTTGTACTGTGGCAATTCAGTCAATTCATACTTATCATGCCACGGTATCAATTCAGAACTCACACGGAAAAAACGTATTCCTTGTTTTTCATTCCATTCCAAAATTCGCTTCAGGTCCTTCGCATTTTCTAATGCTAGTTGACCTAAGTAAACCAGGCCTTCACGTTGCCAGGTCGCTTTTCGTGCTGTACGATTTGTAGTGATTTTAGGTAATCCAGATCCTTTCGGAGGATTACCTAATGTCAAACAAATACAGGCATATCCAATTCGATTCATTTAATAAAAGTAAATAAAGTAAATGTAGATAACAAATTAATATGTAAAAGAATATACTGCTAGATTATAGCCTAAGAACCCCGATATTAAATCCTTAAGGTTTCACGGTATAAGATATTCCGTCTTAAAAATCTAATGATATCGGGGTTCTTATAAAGAACTAGGCTATGTTAAAAAAGGGTCTTACGACCCTTTAAATAAACGTTTAACTAATTTCTTAATATAACGTATTCCGGCTACTGGTTTATCCGTTTCCGTATCCCCAGTATCTGTATTTGTATCTACATTATCGGTAGGTACATCTGTTGAATCGGTAGGTGTTTCTACCTCTTCTTCCGGTTCTTCCGGTTCTTCGGGAGTTGTCCTAGGCACATATGATAATTGCATAATGATTGTACCGTACGAATTGGGAGGTAATGTTACCGTTTTCGTTGTCGGATCCAATTGCAATTCAGTGTAATTACTTATTTCATATGTAGGAGTCTGAGACTTGTTCATATGACCGATATACCCACAAGAAGAATAGAGATATTTACCTGCTACGTATAAAACTCGATAGCCGGATACCTCGTAATTTATATAGTCATTGATGAACAATTCAGATAAGGTAATCGTTTTAGGTTCAGCAGAAAGATTATACACTGATGCATCGATTTTGGTAAATCCATCATTCACATACGGTTGTAGTGCAAAAAACATTGAATACCAACCGATACGTTTTGTCATCGTTTCACGAATAGCATCCTGTTTTTGATTCAGTGTAATTACACCGTAAATATCCGGCGCAATTCCGTTATGTAAACAGATAGAATCAACAGTTACGGGTGAAACTACATCAGATAACTGCTTCATAATCCAGGCGCCATTTACCAGGAAATTACCGAAACTATTAGATGGTTTAGAATTAAATTCCGTGATAAGTAACGGTTTTCTATAAAAATCAGCCGCGTCTGTGATTTCTTGGAAGAATCTAGTACCCTCGAATATCTCAGAAACATATGCTTTCGAAGCATCTTCCAATGACTGATTACCTTTGGTATAATCAATAGCGATTTTGGTTTTAGGTAACTTGCTGTACGGAGTCGGATATTCGGCCTGTACTATATAGAAGTGAATTGTAACAAATTCATACTCGGAAATCTTCAACTCACGGCGTAGTGTTTCATTCCACATTGCGTGGTCCTTACGACCCCTAAAGTTACCGCTAACGATACTAAATTTAACATCCGGATACTGAGCATGAACAGCAGTACGCAGTGCTAAATAATCGCGGATATATGCAGCCGGGTCGAAGTTATACTTACCATATACCTCATTTCCTAATTCTACTGCATGTAGATTAATGTTATTGTCAATTAACCATTTAATGGTATTGAACTGCTCATCAATGCTACTATTAATGATGTTAGAAACCCAAATTACATTCAGTTTACCACCTAAAGAAGCAACTTCTGCTTGTAATTCTTTCAGTGAATCTAAATAACTGTAATTCGGTTGTTCACTAACCTTACGCAGCCATTTATCACGACCACCTTCCGGATCATCCTCATCCGGTTGCAGATTTTCATATTGATCAAAAAACCTATTGACAAATGCCTCTGTCATGCCCCATCCCTTACGAACGGAATAAGGCTCAGTAAACCTACTTATAGAACCACCAGGAACTCGTAGAGTAATCTCCGTACCAGGTTTAATCAGTTCTAAAAAGTGTTTTTTGGAATCAGAATCGTAATTTTCAAAAAATCCTGATCCATTAAATCCTAAATGTACCATAAACTCCTTTTTTTATAAATATGTTCTTATCTATAAGATAGTTGTACCTTATCAAATTTTTCCTTTAAATTCTCTTTATCGACAATAGCACGTAACTTATTCACGTAGCCAGAATCCTCAGCATAACTTGAGGAGAGATAGGAATAATACTGTTCTTCGGAGCGGATACTATTTAGATACCTAGATTGGTAGAGAGCATAATCCATAATAGATTCTCTCCATGTATCAAACATAGCGTGGTTGTACTGTTCTCCCTTGTTTGTAGTGGCGCGACTGGTTGCACACTTCATACCAAACAGGTTATTGTTTTCGCGAAAAACTTTACTCTTAAAATTACCCGTCTCTAACATTGCCTGGGCATATACAATATAAGGAAATTTAACATTCAATTCCTTAAGGTAATGAATAAACTTTTCTTCAGAAAATTCATCACTGGAACTAAGAATTATCAATCTTTCTTCAGGTGAAAGTGACTGTACATACCTTTCAGCATTTACATTTTTTGCTAGGTTATATGTTACTAGGTTAGAACCTATTAACAAGCCGGCAATTCCTACAATAACATACTTAGTGATGTTGTTAAATCGCAACTTCCTAGTACAGTAGTTGTACAAATAAAATTTTCGCATGTTTAAAGTTTTTAATTATAAGAAATAAATGGACCTAATCCTACTAATTCAAACGTCTTATTATAACGTAATCCGTTAAATTTATAACGGTATTTTGTGCCATTGTACTTAAGCAATATATGTCCCTGTTCAACCAAAAACTTCACACACAGGTTAATTATTTTACGTCTATCGGAGGAGATATGTAAAATGTTATTTTTAAACAATACGGTGTGAGCCGCTCCATACTCTATATCAACAAATGTTGTCGAGAGTAATGGAGTTCCGGCATCAACATCCTCTTGGTTAAATTCATTAGCATAATACACATCCAATGCATCCTCCATTCCTAAATTTAAAACATCATATACAAATGATATTTTATCTTTTTTGGACCGTATTCCGAGGTAGGTTTCATATACCTCTTCCTCAATATTAATAGGAGATTCTAAAGACTCGTTTTCCATATTATCAAAGTCTTGCATTACTAATAAATATCTTGAAAGTATTACTTTTACTTAGTAATACCTAACCGCATACGCGTACTCAAATTATCCTGCGCATCGGCACATGTCTCGATAATTCGACCTAATTCTGAATACGTAACTGGAAATCTAGAATTTCCGATAATAAAGTGACCGATAACTACTCCCTTGTAGTTTTCTTTAAAGGCCTCTTGATTATAGTCAGTGTACTCAAAATCGATTGAATTCCAAAAACGGCCCAATGAAGGTTTAGTTTTGGTAATTGCGTTCCTTGCATTAATACTCATAATCGTTTACTTTTTAAGAATTACTAAATTTATTATAGAGTCATTAAATGACTTATCCAAAATATAAGAAAAATTATTCGCTTCACAAAACTCTATAACATCTTTTACACTATAATTAATGTAGCCTTCCTCCTCAATCAGAAGCAATCCGATACATACACCATAGTTAACAAACCGCATCATGTTTTCTATCGTTTCTGCCAGCCGTTCAATGGGTGTGAGTTCGATTCCCGGTTCGTAGTTAGCTGTAATTGAGAATGCGTTAATGCCCCAATCGTGTTTACCGATAAATACAGCATCTTTCCAATTGGATAGACGTAAATCGATTCCTGGATATTTAAGTTTACCTGCAGAAATCATCACCGGATTCATCTCGATACCGGTATACTTATCAGCACCACGGCCTTGGGTTGTCAGCCAACCATATAAATCTCCGCGGCCTGCACCAAAATCAATAATTGATTCTCCTGGCATCGTATAACGCATCATGAAATTATACATCTCATACTGAGTTTCAACATCAGGAAACCCGACAAATAACGGATCATCAATCATATACTGATTTTCACTTGTGAGTTGTACCGGGTCTTCCTCTTGTTTTTCCTTCTTTCGTTTTCGGAATAGATTAAATTTCATCTTTTCGTATTTTTCGTTGTTTCTTTTGCATCCTTACCATTCTTGATTCTAAGTCTTCCAATTGCATACGTTCAGGATGTGTACGATTAAAGTGCTGCGTTATTTTTAAACTATCAGCCGCATACTTCCAAGCGGTTTCCACACTTTCAGTTAATGGAAATAAATACTCTTCTGCAGGTCGATAATTTTCACCCATTTCAGGAATGACTATGAACGCATTGTTTTCGTCATCGAACTCACAATATGCATTCGGATATTTAGATTGTACTGACTTTTGAAATTTGGATAAGCTCATCTGAAAGGTTTGCGCCTAAATTAATTGTAAGATTAGTTTTAATCGAGTTTGCAATTTTATTGCTAGCATATGTATCAATACAAAGCCTACGATTGAAATCATCACTCGGGACTGATATATACGCCTTACCATCTTCGCCACGGATATCATACTCTTTGGCTTTTTTACGGAAACGCCAAACATTCTCTACAATACCCAAACGTTTTGTCCGGTCAGCAGCAGTATCACCTGTCTGTATACTGTAAATAATCTTTTGTCCTACTTGAAAACTCATAGTACTTTGCAAATTTTGCTGTGAGCTACTGCAGTGATTTCATACTCTAAACCTGGCGTCTCTTCAGAGATTTCTGATGCCGTAATCTGCTCTGCTTCAGTTACAGACGTAGCACTCACCAAATACAATTCTGAGTTCCATTTGACACCCTTCGGAGTATCTGTTGCAATCTTTACCTTTACTGTGAAATACATAACAATTTGTTTTAATGATTAACTAATAATACTAAGATATATAATATATTTGTAACATACAAATGTTACTTGTAATTATTCTTATTCAATAGCATTTTTCGTTTCCGGTTTGTCAACGATGGTGCACTCGGTAGTGAGGAGCAGTCCGGCAATGGAAGCTGCATTCTCCAGGGCCACGCGGGTCACTTTCACCGGGTCGATAACGCCTGCTTTAAGCAGGTTCTCGTACTTCTCAGTACGTGCGTTGAATCCGTAATCATCTTTACCCTCACGCACTTTTTGTACTACGACAGAACCCTCGATACCAGCATTTCCGACAATAGTGCGTATAGGCGCTTCTAGTGCCCTTTTGATAATATCAATACCAATATTTTCATCCTCGTTTCTGCTTTCCAGACTATCTAATACCTCAATGGCGCGGATATAAGCTACGCCGCCGCCGGCTACAATGCCTTCCTCAACAGCAGCACGAGTGGCATGCAGAGCATCATCCACACGGTCTTTCTTCTCCTTCATGGCCACTTCGGTAGCAGCACCCACATACAACACAGCCACACCACTGCCTAGTTTAGCCAACCGTTCTTGTAACTTTTCACGGTCGTAGTCGGAAGTGGTCTTCTCGATCTGCGCCTTGATCTCGCTGATGCGTGCTTTGATATCGTCTTTCTTGCCTTTACCGCCAACGATGGTGGTATTGTCCTTGTCAACAGTGATACGCTCGGCACGGCCCAGGAAAGTGAGGTCGGCCTGCTCGAGTTTGTGACCCATTTCTTCGCTCACCACGGTTCCGCCGGTCAGGATGGCGATATCCTGCAGCATCTCTTTGCGGCGGTCGCCGAAGCCCGGTGCCTTCACGGCACATACCTTGATGGTTCCGCGTAACTTATTCACTACTAGCGTGGCTAACGCCTCACCATCTACATCTTCAGCAATAATAAGCAGTTGTGCACTCTGTTGAGCCACTTTCTCCAGGAGGGGTAACAGATCCTTCATAGTGCTTATCTTCTTGTCGTAGATTAGGATATAAGCATGATCCATTTCAGCTTCCATCTCATCGACATTGGTAATAAAGTGTGGGGAAAGGTAACCGCGGTCGAACTGCATACCTTCCACTACATCGCTGTAAGTGTCGGTACCTTTTGCTTCCTCCACGGTGATCACACCATCCTTGGAAACCTTGGCCATCGCATCGGCGATCAGCTTACCGATCTCGGCATCGTTGTTTGCCGAAATGGCAGCCACCTGCTCGATCTTCTTGTTATCGCTACCCACGTTCTGGGCCATTTTCTTCAGTTCTGCCACTACAACCTCAACTGCCGTGTCGATACCTCGCTTCAGGTCCATCGGATTGGCACCGGCCGCTACGTTTTTCAAACCAGCAGTCATGATAGCCTGAGCCAACACGGTTGCTGTGGTGGTACCGTCGCCAGCAATATCATTGGTCTTATTCGCCACTTCTTTTACCATTTGAGCACCCATATTTTCGATAGGATCTTCTAACTCGACCTCCTTCGCTACGGATACACCATCTTTGGTCACGGTAGGCGGACCATACTCTTTTCCAATAACTACGTTTCGACCCTTAGGTCCGAGGGTCACTTTCACGGCATTCGCCAGTTGATCGACTCCGCTCTTCAATTTTTCGCGGGCCTCCACATCAAATTTTATGATTTTAGCCATTATTGTGTACTTTTATTTATAACATTTAATAACAATAAGATATATACTATATCTGGAGAATACAAATACTATTTGTAATTATTTCTGTTTGGGGATAACGAAATTTCTACGACCGCCCTTTACACGAATCGCTTCTAATTCATCTGCAGCATCTAATTCTGCTTCTATCATTCTAAATATAACACCGCTTTTTGGATCTAACAAATTCCTAAGGTTTTGATACATTTTATATGCAGCAGGCCCTTCTGTATTCGCGGCCGTTTTTGCAGCACGTACTAAACCTTCTAAACGATTAACAATTCCCATACGTAATGCAGAACGTGTCCACGTACCAAATCCAGAAACAATAATCTCCGGATCATCCGGATCAAAGTTCTTAGGATCTTTTAACATGCCAACGGCTTCTTTAAGTTCGTGCTGTTCTGCGGATTCAACAATCCGTTCAACATCCTTTTTAAAGGCCTCAATAATACGTTCGTTTCGATTCATTGGTATCGTTTTATTATCGTCTTTAATTTAGGTACATATTCAATATCTAAATTAACTAGTGTTTCTTTACTATAAGTATCTGCGGAACAATTTTCAAATGAAACATAATAAAGATTTTTAGGCGTCATATGTAAACAGTATATTATGCTCGTCTTTACAAAATCTGTTTCATAAATATCTTTTAAAAGACCCGGAGCCTCATCTGCAGTGACAAATTTGTATTTGCCCTCCATAATCATGGTCTTTAACATAGAATAATACCTGGTATCTACTGGAATTTTATCATAGCGTTTTGCTATTTCTAAATCCTCTTCAATTGATTCTGTAATACCATAAATCAATTGTGCATAATAAGGTTCACCCGGTTTAGGTTCACCTCCACTATTGGAACCTCGAAAGAGAAGTACACGTTCTACCTCTGTATCACGTATACTCTCTTTGAGGATATTGATAACTAGCTCGGTATCACCGAAACTTTGTATATACTTGTTCCGAACTCGAAGTTCGCGTTTCTTATAAAAACGGTCTACGTATTCACGGCCAAATGCGCCTAATACTACAACGGTCACCGGTATCACAACTGCTTCAACAATATTGGCATTCAACCAAGCTAGTATGTCCATTCAAGTTCCTGCTATTTACAATTCTTTTACTTCTGTAACAGATTGTTTACGATATGCAGTAACCGATTTTTTTAATTCGCCCAATGATTTGCGTGCACGTGATGCAGCAGATTTGTTTCCTTTAGATTCGAAAGCTAAATGGTTCTCTTCGAATGCGGTCCACGCGGCTTTCATTTCGTCGAATAACTCTTTTGTTGTTTTTACTTCTGACATAATAATCCTTTTTGATAAATATTAAAAAATTTAATTTAGTGTTTTGCTTTAAGATAGAAATATCTTTAAACGGAGAACACCCGACCCCTTTATTAGGCGATGCCATTCACCCTTTGGAATGAATATAGGTAAATCCATTGAAACTGGCAAATCGTTATCCAATTGAATTTTCCAATCCGTTTCGGCGAGGGAAACGATTTTACGATCTTCACGGTCTCGGTGCCACATAAGCTCAACCGGATCTACGGTATCATCGAATTCCCTGATGATGTACTCATCGGTTATTTCTATATCGTTGTATGGTTTCATTGATTTCTTTACGTATAAGTTTACGTATAATACTTTCAGCCTTAACTAAACCAATTTCATTCTTAATCTTGACATCTGCTTTGTATTTTCTAGCAACGTCTTTTAATTTGATTGCAACTGCAACTCCGCCGTCGCCATTCACATCGATAACCAACGTGTCCTTCTTTACACTCGGTTTAAATGTTATTTTGACTCCTTTAGACTCAGACTTAAATTTTGCAGTCTTCATGAAATCATCCAATGCCGTTTTTATTTCAGACATCTTATCTTCACTACTAATTAATACCCTTCTAAACGCCATTCTATTATCCTATATTTAAATGTTTTTAAGAGCCGATGCAATATCTCCGGCTGCGATTTGTATGTCTTTACCCTTAAGTACTGCCTTTAGTGTACTAACACCACCCTCAAGACCCTCAGCATGTTTTAAGTGTTCTAACGCCTGCATACCTGCCTTATATCCTAATACAAGTAGCAGTAAAACAAAAATACCATTTGCGGTAATACGTTTCGTCTTGGGGTCGTTCGTAAATAATCCAATCCAGCCCTCAATCGATTTTTTCATCGATTCCTCGAACTTATGCGTATTGTGTTCGATCCATTTAGCACCAGCTTCGCCCCTGGGTATATTGTATTTTTTAAATACTTTTCCTGCCCAACCACTTATAAGATTTAGTAGTGTGGTCGATGCTAAAATATAACTTAGTATCGATAGTGGGTCAACCGCTTCTTCAGTAGGAAAATCGATTTTTTCAGAAGCGTTTTCTAAATCACTGATAACATCTTCGAAATCATCTTTTAATGCTTCGATTTTGTTGTTTTCAATTTCAAATAATATGTCTCGTAATTTTTTCATTACCAATATCCCGGATAATTTTTACCAAATCCTAGCAGTTTACCATAACGAGTCAAACGACAGGCCCAATATCCGGCCTTAGTGCGATCTTTCTTTTTATCACACTGGTGTCGTGCTGCAAACGCTGCACGGGCTTTCGGGTCACTAATCTTTGCCTTAAGTCCGGTAGTGTCACCAAAGGTTACCTTCTTTACATTACCAGAATCGGATTTTACATATACATAATACTTTTTTGGACCACCGCGTTTCGGTTTCCCTAACGGTACTTCTTTGCCCTGATATTCAGCTTCTACCATCGGAAAGTCTAACATTACTTCCTTTCCTTCGTACATGCCGAATTTTCCTAAATCTGTGGTTTCGAACAGTTCTTTGTCCATACCAGCAACATTTAGAATACCGGCTTCCCACAATTCACGACCTTCGCGAATTAGATGTGCATGTGCTGAACTTCCTGCACGGAAGTAATTATCGTATAATGAAATTCCATTCTCAATATGAAATTTCATATTCTTGGATAATGAGTTGGATTCTTTAACTAGAGACGGGCCTACAATTGGTGTATTATTACAGCTACACTCTGATATGATATCGTGCGCAAATGGTAGTAACTTCATATTACATTCTAGTCTTATTCAGTTTAGCAATCCTGGCCTTTATATAAGCATTTTTGGCCTTTAAGGCGTCCAGTTCTTCTTTATCGGCTTTCTTCTTAGCTGCTATGGTGTCGACTTCATCTAATTCACCGCGCATTTCAGCCATTATCGCACGAACCTCATTGCGAATCATTTCACGCACCTTTTCTGGGAGTTCTTTGTGCTTAGTCTGTGCTAATTTCTTTACTGATTTCGGGGTCATTTCCTTAGCGACTTTTGCCGCTTCTGGAGAGTACGATTTGGGAACATCTCCCTTCTGAATTCCACGTACAATACCGAAAAAACGTTGTTGTGCTGCTGACTGTGCTGGCATATATTTATCTTTTTATATAAATATATACCCGATAAACTTTACATTATAGAACGTAATGTATTAACACGAGTGCGCCGGCAGTAGTAAGAGTCACTGTAAATCCAATACCATAAAAACGCTTCCAGTTGTTTGATTTACGTAAGTCGTTTTTAGTATTAGCGATTTCAATGTCTTTTAATGTGATTGTTTTCTCCAACATACTCGTACGTGATGCATATGTCTTATTCATCTCGGTAAGTATATCTATACTTTCGTTTTGAATAGATACGATTGATTGAAGATCGTATATGGTAGAATCCTGAATTTCCGAGATTTCTTTACACTCATCATATCGTACTAAATCCTGTGCAATCTGTCTCGCAATAGTAGGTTTAATACAAACTAACGAGTCACTCGTAACGGTTTGAGAAAAAGTCAACGAGTTCGTTATCAGGAATAAAATTAATAGAGTTAATAGTTTTTTCATAACGCTTCTTTATTTTTGTTATTTCAATTTGTCTGTTATCCACTACATTTTCTAGTGAATCAATTTGGTCGATACGAATCGATAATTCGCGTTTCAAAGAATCAATTCGTGTACTATCTTCATAAATAATAACGGTATTTTCATACTGCGGGCACTTCTTAGTGCTTCTACCGATAAGACCGGCTGTGAAAAGTACTGCAATCGCGCCTGCGATTATTATTTGATTTTGGTATTTAAACATTTTAGTCATTTTTATTTGCATAATATTCACAGGCAACATTAAAGGCGACTGTGAGTAATTGTAATTGTTGTTGGATTATCATCGATAACATTGGTTCCGGAATCTGATTTACGGGCAAATTACGTAACAGATTAATCATCGGTCGATAACCCTTACGTTCATAAATATATTCCGAAATTAAAAACTCCATTTCTTCTTGGGAAACGTTTGTTTTCGTTGCTATTTCTTGAATGTTCATATTGATAGTAATGAAAAGAACCCGCTGGGGTGCGGGTTCTTGGAAGCGCTTAATGAATTAAGCTAAATTGAACTGATAATCGCTCTTACGACGAGTAACCGCACGGCGCGCTTCTGAGAGAATAGTACTGTTTGTGCCACGCTCGCCATTTAATACACGCCAAACGTATGAAGCAGAATAGCCAGTATTCTCTGCTACTTTCGCGTAATCACCACGCTTGTACTTGTTGTGGAACTCATTAATTCGAACCCAGTTGTTATAACCAGGCACACCGGATACATACACCGGAAAATCATTACGATAATTTGTCGTAGATTTGCTTTTTGTTTTTTGCATAACACTTTTTGTTTAAAATTGATTAACTAATAACTACTTAATATAAGTAAGCAGTATAATTTATACAAAGCCAAATCGAAAAAAGTTACAATTAATTGTATACTTCTCGATGCTTCTGTTTTCTGGAATATTTCGATTTATCTTTGAAGGCTTGAGTTGTTTTGTGTTCATGCCGTTCCGGCTTAAATTCGTTGAGAACCCGTTTTGCTTCACGTATACGTTTACGTATTCTATTTTTCAGTTTCATCTTCAGGTAATCCTTTAACGTACCACCACATAACACCTAATATAATAGCACCAGCTACGATTATGAAATCTATAATCATTGTAATTCCTCTTTTGATTTCCTTGCACGTTCCCACTCTTTCAATGTCATTATGTCATTCAAATCAGAAACATGAAATACGTGTCTTGAAAGGTGAACTTCTACGTTTTCGTTGTGTACGATCGTATTATTTAGTCGGCCGAAATATGTGTCACCATCTACGGTTTGTATTGCGACCATTTGCCCGAGCAATGCGTTGATTTCCTGTATCGTCTTCATGATCGCACATAAAATTTGGATTGATTGTTAACTGAATAACCTACAATAATAAATATAAAAGGTAATAAAAAAGGTAGGTTCTTTGACGGTTATTTTAAATATTATTTTGAAGTTTTCTTCGTCTTCACATTTGCATTCTGCGCATCTATTAATTTATCGATGCGATGGTCGATATACGAGTTGAGATTGTCGACACGGTTATGTATATCATCGAAATCGCTAGAAACGCTTCGGTCAACGGTATCGATTCGTTCATGTACCTCAGCAATGGAAGATTCTAAATCTGTACGTACTGCATCTAATTCAAACTCTTCTACTAATAAATCATGGCTATCAACTGTTTTTGAAATTTTCATAATCTTAAGCACACCCCAAACAATTGTACTTAGCATTGCCAGGAAAATAATCGAGAGCACACCTAAAACAAAAAAGTAAATATTCATATATTTGTCTCCTATAAGTTTATGTCAAAGAACCTACCTAGTACCTCGGGCCGGAGTCGAGCCGGCACGGACATCAATGTCCACAGGATTTTAAGTCCGGCGTGTCTACCAATTCCACCACCGAGGCATTATACTAATATAGCGAAAACAGTTGAAACTTACAACTATTTTACGGCCTCTTCAAAATAAAATAACCATATTTGTAGTCAGGACAGGATTCGAACCTGTAGTGTTTAGGCTAACATAATACTTCGCAGAGGCCCTTCATACGATATTATTGCGTCTTCCGTTTCCGCCACCTGACTATATTAAGAACTTTTTTCTTTCTAACTAAGGAATCCGGTAACTTTTTTTACATGCCCTAGAATCCTTGATTGATCGTACTATAACTTATTGAGAATCAATGCGTTATAACTTATTGAGAATCAATGGGTTAACTACGCCTATAGAACCCCGATAAGCCCTTATTCTGGACTACCGAATATCAAAACCCGCGGACTCTAAACGGCTTTGATATCGGGGTTCTTTGATACCTACCGGTTTATGTTATGATATAGTGCCCAACCAAATCCTAAGGACCAAACCATACTCAGAAACACGGGAAGGAACTTCACTCCTTCAAATATAGTAACCAAGCCAACCAGTACAATAACAGATCCTAAAATCCAACAAGCAATTGCAAAACGTATCAATGCCATTTCTTTATACATTTACAGGTTAAAATCGAGAAGCAACTGTACGGATAATATCCTCTTCAGATACAGTTAAGCGATCACGGCGGTTTAACCGGGCCAACACTTCGCCCCATTCCGTATCAACATTATCACGTGCAGGAAAAACAAAACCCATAGCGGTCAGTAATTCGACCAACTCAGTTATCTCCTCCATGTCACATTCTCCTACGAATTCGGCCGGAGAAATTTCTAAATCAATGTCTGGATAAAAACGTGCCATAATATTATATCAATTGGTTTATTTAAAGATAAGTAAATAATTAGTGACTAACAAAGGCAAATGCAACTAAATTCTAGTACTTAATATATGTACTAATACCGTTAAGTAACAAACGACGATTACCGTACCGATAATGATATAGATCGTATTCCGTTTCATACTAAAATTATTTGATAAATTAATGTATACACCGAATTCTCGGTATGAAATATGTATTTGTTCTGTTCCGGGAAATGTTCTATTTGAGTAATAACGGTAGTAAGCCATGTAAATTCAAATCGATGCGGGTCTACTATAATAGAGTGGCCTATAGAAGGAAGGGGATGTAAGTCCATTTCTCCACCGCTCTCATCCCACTCTACAAAGCCAATACGACCTGTATGAGACAAGCCGTCCCGTTCTCTTGTCAGTGTTCCGTGCAACCGTTGTGTTACGGATATTTTAGGTTGTGTTCCTGGTATCATGCTTTATATATGCCCCCTCTTTTTGCCATCCGGACTGCCTTCTACCGATGCATACCGCTCTATAAGGAACTTCTCCTTAGCAATATATCGAAACCCACGATAGCTTTCCATAAGGCGAAACGCAGCCGCAACCCGATCAAGGTTCTCATTAAGGTATTCATCGAATCGTATCTTAGCTTGTTTTGGCATATCTTTTATCTCTTTATTATACTTAAATCTAGGTATTAATCACACAATAAACAAATCGATTTGTAACTATTTTCATCTTTATTATACTGTTCTTTGGTGGTATTGGGTGGTATTGGTATTGGGTAGTGTTGGTATTGGGTGGTATTATTCTAGAGTGGTATTGTACTTGGGTAGTATTGGGTAGTATTGGTATTAACAATATTGGGAGGTACCGGTTCTATAGAAGAAAGTTGATGTTTCATATACAGACTCATATAGCCACCCTCCCAAGCCCTACCTGGGTATAGGTACCCTAAAAGGGGTATACTCCCCCTAAGGGGGTGTTTTGGGTAGTTTTGGGGTAGTATACGGGGGTATACGGGGGCATGTGCCTATATAGGTAGGTTACACCCATTCCACTATTTGGTCCACCATTTGGTTTTCATTGATAGTCCTAACCAAATGTCCCATGTCGGAGGGTTGGATCAGATGGGCACTGTCACCATACATCCTTTCGAAGCCGTGGTGCATCTCATCACGGTCCGCGATATAGTAACTCAGTACACTTATACCACTACTCTTTAAAGCACGTACTGTCTGAGCAGTATGACGCCATGCAGATTCATCACCATAGTGAGGGAAGCCTTGTACACTATAACAGGGTTCTCCATCCGAGAAGTTAATGAAGAGTGACTTACGTCCCCGGGCACGTTTCTGTATCCAATTACTCAGTGCATTAAAGCATAATCCTTCTGGTGTACTTGAATTAGGTTCGAATGCTGAGAACATTGTACGGAAATGGTTTAGAGTATGACGCTTGCTATCGTACATGATAATCACTGCTGGGTATTTACCGGCATCGATACGTACATCGATAGTGAGATGTATATTCTTTGCTAGTGCACATCCCTTTGCTAATGCTGAGGTGAATCGTAGTGTCTCTCTCCATTTTGTTCCATCCATTGATCCGGATGCATCTAGTGATATATGAATATAGGAGTCGGGGTATCGTTCGATACGGGTACGGTAAAAGATATCTTCTACTGTACTGGCGTACGCTATCCGGCGTGGATCAATCTTTCCCCGATTCAATCGGTTATACTCTAGGGTACGTTCTTCGGCTCGGGTACGTAACTGTTTGCTTATGCGGCTACCATATCCGAATCCACTATCGATGATCTCAGTGTAGAGATCCGTTCTCCAATTGTTGTCTCGGTGGAATGCGAAGAAACCACGAAGGCCGTCCGGGAGTCCATTCAATTGACGCTTACCACTTTCATCCCATAATTTGCTAGGGGTGAGGTTTTCCAGTAGCAGTACTGTTACTCCCTTAAAGGTTCCTCCCGCATCTGTTGTCGACAGTATGTCTACGTTCTCAGTCATTGCCTGCATGGCCCTACTCTCACCCTTAGATAATTTCGACTTCTTTATATCACCCTGTAGGGCGGTCATCATCTCCCTTACTGCTTTGTCGATACGTTTTTCCATGGAAGGACTGAACTGTTCACCCTCAGAAAGCGACTCGCCGGATTCGGTTTCCTCTCCTTCAGATCCATCACCGGTATCGGAAGGTTCACCCTCACCCGTACCAGCTTCTGACGCTTGCTCTTTACCATCCGCTTCCTTCTCGAAGACCGGTTCCTGTACAGGTAGATTAGCTACAATCTCTCCCCATACCTGTATTGCTAATACTGCTACATCTGTGCTACTCTTCAAGCGATCGATATTCTGTAGATCGATCATACTAAAGATACGTTCTAGTCCCGGTAATGCCTTTGGATCACTGTCCGGATTAACCATACTGAGTATATGGAAGAGGTAGTTTTCCGCCTTTACTCCACGATATCGCACATCGCGGATAGCCTTCGTGGTAGTGGCATTGATAAAGTACTCCTCATATAATGCATCGTAATAACCACAATAACCAGGTGCAGTGTTACGTACATATCGATCGATGCGACGGTCTTCAATGATATTGATTAGGTTCTTGATATTGCATGCTGTACCATATGGGTCATTTTCCGGCTTAGCTTCCCCGGGCAATAGATTGTATGCCTCACGGATAGCAGGATAGGGATCTGTAGTTCCATTATACGTATTGTGTATGCTCATGATATAGGGCAATACCTTAAAGTCCGTCAGCACAATATGGGATGCTTCGTGTAATGCTAACCCTACGTTAATATCAAACTTGCCCGCGTCACGGTTAGCAGATATCACGATCCGTTCACCATCAGTATATGAATCACCTGAGGTAGCAAACTGTACAGTTATCTGTTTACCTGTTAATATGTTCACGAAGTTCGATATCACATTACGGTACTTGATAAGACCGATGATATCCTGTCCGGACTCTTCCATACGGTCGACATCATACTCGAACTGATCGATATCGAGCCAATAGGATGAGTGCAATTGCTTGAAATTCTTTGCCATGTTTGGTTGGTTTATTCGGTTACTATTAGGGTACTGACTTCACACTGCAATGCTCGGTAGGTGTCCGGCTTAAGCCATTCACTGATACGATAGGCCGGGGTATATTCGATACCATCCGACAGGATTACATTATGGGGACATGCAGCAATCATCAGGACTGCTCCCATTCCCATATTCGGCCGACGTATCAGCCAATCGCATACCTCTTGTGTGGGCATTAATGATTCTTTCATTCGATCTAGGTTAGGCTTTTACCAATTTATACTTTACACCATCGATTTCTACTATCTTATTTTCACAATACTTTGATCGGTTGTCTTCAATGTAACCATAGGAATTTTCAAAATAGATTTCATTTCCATTGGAATCATATTCTCTCTTCCACCAGTAACCATTGGAATATTCAAAATAGATTTCATTTCCATTGGAATCATATTCACTCTTCCACCAATAACCATTGGAATTTTCAAAATAGATTTCATTTCCATTGGAATCGAATTTTTTCTTTTTCCAGTAACCATTGGAATCT